GCAACTGAATTTTGAAGATTTGAGGTGTGCAACTGAATTTTGGAGATTCAAGGTATCCACCCACACCCATAAAACTCAATACGAAAATGGTATCGCATTTTGCTACCCTTACTAGGGGAGGGGGTAGGTTTAACTATTTAAATTGAAGTACCTAAAAATATTTACATAAATTTATATATTATATGTTTAAACCTTTCCAGTTTGGGATATAAATATAGTATAAAAATAATATATTAAAAAGGTGGTATGTGATATGAAAAAATTATTAATAGCTTTACTAAGTATGATGTGTGTAATGGCTGTATGTGTAGGTTGTGAAAAACAAGATGATTTTGTAGATATGCAAGAATCATACAAAACTAATTCTCCTTACCAACAAAAGTATGACAAGATTATGAAGAAAAATCATTATAATGCACCTGATTCAATTGATGAGTATCTTGAAACTTTAATTGAAAAAGAGGATTTAGCTGATGGTGAATATAACATCAATAACAAATTTGCTTTTTATGGTGATCCAAATACAAATAGAAATGCTAAATTCGAGCAATTATACATCGAAATAGAATGTAATACACAAATGGCTGCAAACTTAGAAAGTTATGCAAGTCGTAACGCTGATAAATTAAGAGACATATGTGCACCATTAGAAAATCAATGCTTAGACTTAATCCAATTATATGGTAGAGCTGATGGCGAATTAATATCATTCAAAATATTTAATAAGGATAAACAATTATATGAATCATTCTATATTAACTACTATCAAGAAAACCAAAAAATAGAAATACATTACTAATAGATGAATATATAATATAGAAATAATTAAATTTTTAGATTAGTTTTTTAGAAAAATTAAGTATATTATAAGTATAAAGGGTGTGGTTAAAATGTTTGTTGGTTTAAAGAATTAAAAGATTAAAGGATTAAAAGGGAGAGATGAGTTATGATGGGATTAAAACCTATAAGTTACAAAGAGGAAGTTGTTATAACTAGTAAGACATTAGCTGAGGTGTATGAATGTGATGATAAAATAATAAGTAATAATTTTAATAGAAATAAAGACAAGTTTGAAGAAGGAATACATTATTATAAGTTACAAGGTGAAATATTAAAAGATTTTCGCATTCATCATTTTGATGATTGCAAAATTTCATCCAAAACTAGAACTTTATATCTATGGACTAAAAGAGGAGCATCAAGACATTGTAAAATGTTAGGAACTGATAAAGCGTGGGAAATGTTTGATTCATTAGAAGAAAATTACTTTAATCCAAAACCACAATTAACAAGAAAAGAACAATTGCAATTAGCAATATTAAATGGCGATGATTTAGAAAAAATATCTGCTTTACAAGACTATAAAACATTGGTAGTTGATGAAGCAACTAAACCATTAATAGAAACAATAGAAACACAAAAACCTAAAGTAAGCTATCATGATAAAGTATTAAATGGGGATAAACTTGTAACAACAACTGATATTGCTAAGGACTTAGGTATGACTGCTAGAGAATTACATAACAAACTTCATGATATGAAGATAATATTCAAAACTGGTAATCATTGGACATTCTATGCTAAATACCAAACTAGAATACCTTTATATGCTGATTACCAAATAGGTGAACATGGTCAAATATTAAAATGGACTGAGCGAGGTAGAAAATGGATTATAAAATTATTAAACGAACAAAAAGAAAAAGATGAAAAGAAGGAAAAAGAAGTGAAATTCTAAACATACAAGATGTATGTTTAGAAAATATACCAAATATTTTACATTTTATGTTTAAAAGTTATAAATAAGTGGTATTAATATAGTATAGAAAATAATAAAAGGAGGGGTAAGGATGGAACAACAAAGATTAGAGAAGGAAATAAAGGTGATGATAAATGAATGTAGGGAGGTATACAATAGTAAAGACTGCAACAAGATAAATAATTGGTTAGAAAATAGTTATCACCCATTTAGAAAGTTTTGGATCAATGAAGTTGGGGAAGACAAATTTGGAGAAGTGTGGAATAAAATAAATGGAGGTAAGTAATATGATGGTTAAAAAATTAATGAGTTTAGGTTTGGTTGGTGTTCTAAGCGTAAGCCTAATGGTTGGTTGTGATAGTAGTGACAATGACAAAGATGATGACACAATAACAATTAAACACGTAGATGAAAATGGCAATACGATTAAAAAAGAAAAAGTGACTAAAGAAGAAGCTAAACGAATAGAGGAAAGCCAAAAACAACAAACTACTAAAGATAATAAGATTAAAGATAATAGTCCTACTAAAAAAGAAACCAAGAAACAACAACCTAAAGAAGATTCAACAACTGAGGATGATCGTAATTTGGATGACATCTTATATGGTAACGCTGCACGTGGTACTTGCCCTGATTGTGGTAGAACTGCGATGGTATTTAATAATGGTGCAGGTTTAAAATGTGCTTATTGTGGATTTTATGATGATGGTTACTTTTTAGATGAAGAACCTGACCCAATTGATAGTGATAATAAAGATGATGAATATGTACCTGATAATAATGACTATGATGATTATGACGAAACACAAGATTATGAAGAATCTCCTAGTGAACCTGTAGAAGAAAATATGAATTAAGGGGGTACTAAATGGTATATAAAGTAAATGTAAAAAATAAAAAGACACGTATGAATTGCTTCGTATATGAAACAAGTGAATATGATAAATTAATGTTAACACTACAAAACTTATCATATTTAGATAAAACTAAACACATTGTTGAAATTAAAAGTGAGGAGGAGTAATAATATGAATAAAAAAATAACTTGGACTGAATATGCGATGAATAAATTAGTAGAGAAATGGTGGCCGATAATGAGTAATAGAATAATGACTGATGAAGAGGGAGTGCAATTGAGAAAAGATCTTGAACAAGTAGGCATTGATGCAAATGACTTTTTCAATGCAATGATAGAAAAAATAAAAGAATAAATGTTTTAAATCATATAACCAAGGGTATTATTAGTAAGGGAGGAGGTGATGAAGTGAAAGAAATTACTAATGACATAGAGCTAACTAAACAAAGACAAGAGGATATAAAAATGAATGGTAAAAAATGTGGGTTTCCACTCCACTTGCTGATATATGGAGGAAATTACAAAGTATTTTTTACAAAAAATGGAATGGAAAGGTTTATAGAACAAAATAAAATTAGAAATTATGAATATAGATTGTTGCATGTGGATGACGTAAGGAAGGTGGAATATGAAGTTTAAAGAATTAAAGAAGAAAATTATTGAAATGCTTGAATTAATTACTGCTGATTGTGGTAATTGCATTCATGAGAATATGTGCCCATTCAAGGATGGAGGTACGAGTTGCTGGGAGCAAAACAAAGGAAGTTATTATATAAGAAATAAAAATAAATAGAGGTGATTATATGAAGTTTAAAGTACTTATAAGACGTAATGAGGATAAATTTGTACTTTTTAGATATGTTGTCACTGGTATAAATGAACTGGATACTATACTCAATAGCTTTAGAGATTTAGATGTATCTAAGTATCATATTGAGATTAAAACTATTACGGAGGGAAAATAGTATGACTTATTTAGAAAAAGAATTAGTTATGGCTTATCTCAAATGCCCTAAATGTAAAGAACCATTAATTGAATATCATGATAAAGAAGAAATAGAAGGTTATATCATTGCTAAATTTAAATATTTTAAATGTCCCAAATGTGGAAAAAAATATTTCGGATACCAATATGAGATCATTGATGATAAAATAAAAAATTTTAAACTATTAGAAAGAAAGCAAGATAAATAATTAATTGAGGGAGGTAAATAATATGAATTATTTAGAAAAAGTAATTGATAAAAGTATTAAAAAATATAACAATAGTAAAATATCTTTTGAAGTGAATCAGGATATGAAATTAGTTGATGATATATTAAAAATATTAGAGAATAGAGGTTATAAATGGGTAAATGGTAAATTACCTACTGAGTTTGCACCTTCACCACATATATATTCTATAGAATTAAACTTATATCCACATCAGGACAATTCAATAAGTTATTCTGATAAGAAATTAACTTGGGGAGGGCTTAATCATGTTAAATATGATGAATTAAAAGAAGTGAAAAAGAAAACAATACGTAAAATAGAGGTTAAAGATGATAATGTCAATAACATTTTAATTCTTAATCCGTATACTGTTGTTTGCTTCACTGATGGTGATATATTTGTTGCTTGTTGTGATGATGAAGATGAATTTAATGAGGATGTCGGCATTAGTATTTGTAAAGCTAAGAAAATGATTAAAGATGAAAAAGAGAGAATAGAGAAATTAAAAGAGGAAATGAAGTTTAGTGAAAAACGTATAAAATTTGGTAGAGAATTTTTGAAAGATATTAACGAATAAAAGATGATGGAGGATGATTTGTATGTTAAAAACTGTAAATTGGAATGGTAAAGAATTACACTCTATGTCGTGGATAGATAATGGTAAAGTAGAATGGATGTTCTTTGGTAGAGAAGTCATTGAAGCCTTAGAATATGATTTAAAGACTATATCTTATACTAAGTATATATCAAGATATTGTAGTGATGATGAAATACTTAAATTAAAAGCTAAAGAACTAAAGGAATTATTGAAATATGACGATGATGCATTAGTTAATATAGGTAGAAAAGGGGAATGGTTAATAACCGAAACTGGTGTATATTCATTGATATTTGGTTCTAACATGCCTGAGGCAATTGAATTTAAGCGTTGGGTTAAACAAACTATTAAAAGTTTAAGGGAAAAGGTATAATATATGTAGTCACTCCTTTGGGGGTGGCTATTTTTTGTTTCCAATGTTGTATTCCCTCTCCATAATTCCAAATTTGTGTTTATAATTTTGTTTGTTACACTCCATAATTACAAAAAATGTTTCCAAATGTTACAAAAAATGTTTCCAAATGTTACAAAAAATGTTTCCAAATGTTACAAAAAAAAGGTGTTCCCCACGCCGTCCTTATATAAGGGAAATTTTTCAAAGGGTGCATTTTTCTCAAAAAAATGATTTTTGCTGCATTTTCATGTACCCTCTAAACATAAACAAAAACCAATGAATAAAGTAGGTAAGAGAAGGGAATACTAGAAACAAAGGAGAGTGCATAAAGATGAATAAAGAATTAAAAAAGAGAATAGAGAACAAGCTAGATAGATATATAAAGGAGAATGGAATAGAGGAGATGAGAGAGTTAGATATAGGAAAGTTCATAAAAGAAGAGATGGTAAGTAGGAATAGATGTAATTATTATAGTAATATAAGATTTATAAGAGAGATATTGGAAGAGAGGGGAATGGGTGTGGAGATATTAAATAAATCACCTTCAGGTCTTAATCCAGTTTATTATGCAAGTAAGTTAAACATATGGAAAATCCATTGATTAACCTATGTCATATTTATCAACACCCCTCCCAACTATTTTTAAACCATTTAATCCTTAATACATATCATCATTTACACTATGTTTAAACTTTTTTACACTTTTGAACACTTTTTTCACACTTTTTAGCAATATTTTCACACTTTTGAACAGAATTTTTCACTTTTTTAAACGTTTTTTACAGTTTTTGAACTAAAATTGAGCCAATAAAATCCCTTAAAACATAGTAAATTAGCCATTTACAAGTACAAAATCCACTCCCAGCTGCAACATTTCCTTCCTTATTATGTACTCATGTAACAATTTGAGGTTCATTATTTTGTCAAACTCAAGTATATTATAATTATAAGGGGGTGTTAATGATGCAACTACAAGAGCAACTATATACTATTCCTAACATGAATGATTGCATTAGAGACAATGGTTTTTTTAGAAAATTAGCTTATTTGGGGGAATTCGTAACACGAGATGACATACTTCGCATACACGAGCATGGTAAAAACACTATGATAAATAGCCCATGTGGTAGTGGAAAAAGTTATTTCATATTAAATGAATTATTAGACCCATTTGAAAAGGTGTTAATATTAAGCGACACGACAACATTACGTGATCAATATAGAAGAGACATTAGTAAACTTAAATATACTGATAATGAATTTGACGTAATGACATATAGTGAGTTTGGTCTTAGATTAACCAATATTTGTTATCATGATTTCATTGATAAAAATGGATATGACTTTATTGTATGTGACGAAATACACAACTTGTTAGACTACTATGGCTTCAACAATGGTAATGAAAGTTTAGGCAAGGCGATTCAGGCATTATTTGAATATAGAAGTTTTATAAAAGTACTAATGCTAAGTGCTACACCAAGTAAATTAATCAATATTGACAAAGACAAATATATAACTTTAATGAATGATACATATGTAATTGATCTATTAGACGTTGACAATATTCCAATTAAACACTACATAAACAAGAGTGAACGACTTATTACACATACTAGTCAAGTTAAACAAGAATTACAATGCCATATGAATATGTTTAAATTTGCTCAAGAAAAATGTGCTATATTTAGTCCTAGTATAAAAACAATGAAATCTATTGAGGCTATGTGCAATGAATTAGGACTTAAATCAATATTAATATTTAGTGAACATGCTCAAAGTAGAAATAAAGACAATGTATTAAGTGACGAAGCTATATTACTTAAACAAAATATATTGGAAAGTGACAAAGATAACCCTTCACTTGATAAAGTTGAATTTGATGTATTAATATTTAATAGAGCTATGGAAACAGGTATAAATATATTTGATACTAAATTTAAGTTATTTATATCTTGCACTAGCGAACAAACGCAACAATACCAAGCAAGAAGTAGATTTAGAATGGATATGGAATTCGTCACTAACAAAACACAAAGTAACACAATACCTAAAGATACATTCATTAGTATAGAAGGGCGAGAAAACAAGTATTTGAGTAGCGAAGACATGAAAGAATGGGTCGACGAATTAAACCTGAAGAAAGGTGAAAATGGAAAACCTATGGGTACTAGTGATTTGATTAGTATATTAAAAACGAACTATGTAGTAACGAATCATAGAATCACTAGAGAAAACAAACGTATTAGAGCAATTAAAGTTAAATATAAAGTTATCATTAAAGATAAAGAATAAGTAAGATGTACCATTTTGGGTGGGGGCTGATTATTAAACCCACCTATATTGGTACATTTATTATTTTATGCATTTTATTATCTAAGATGTACCATTTTGGGTGGGGGCTGATTATTAAACCCACCTATATTGGTACATTTATTATTTTATGCATTTTATTATCTAAGATGTACCATTTTGGGTGGGGGCTGATTATTAAACCCACCTATATTGGTACATTTATTATTTTATGCATTTTATTATCTAAGATGTACCATTTTGGGTGGGGGCTGATTATTAAACCCACCTATATTGGTACATTTATTATTTTATGCATTTTATTATCTAAGATGTACCATTTTGGGTGGGGGCTGATTATTAAACCCACCTATATTGGTACATTTATTATTATAGAATCATTGCAACTTACGAAAACAAACTTGTTTGTTTGAGTAACTTCGAAACATGGTTTTTATGTTTCGAAGGTGTGGCACACGAAGTAGTCGCCACGTTATTTATTTCAACGTTGTAGTTACAACGAATGATATAAAAGTAACTATTTGTAGATGTACCATATGTACCATTTTAGATGGGACTCGAGGATAATTTTAGGTTCACTTTTTCACCAAATCCAAGTGTATTATAAATATAAAAGAAGGAGGGGAAATGTATTATGATAGAAAATAAATACTTAGAGGAATTCGTAAAGGAAGGGAAAATTGAGTTATTCAAACATAGAAGAGAATTATTAATATTACCAAATGATAGTGGTAGACTAAATATAATTGTATCTCAAGCACATTTATTTAATAATATTTTATACTTATGTGATAGTAGGGAATCAAAGAAACAAATTGAAGATGAATTAGCAAAAACTAATGTCACTAATATTACGGTTTTAACATACGATGAATTATATGATGAGACAATAGGTAATTATGATTTTAAATATTCATATATAAAAAGTTTTGACTTAATAGTATGCGACAAAATACATAACTTAATTATATTTAGCAAACAAGTAGATTATTTAAAATATATCGTATGTTTATTATTTGACAATGCATTTAAATATAACGCTAAAATATTAATGATGACTACTGAACCACAATATATTGAGGAGTTTCAACAAGAAATGCCATGGGCAAACTCTTATCATACAATTGAATTAAAAGATAATTATTTAAAAAAATAAAAAATTTCTTTATTATATGTTTAAAGTCCATGCTTGTGGGAATATATATAGTATAAGAAAATAATAAATAATTAAGAGGAGCTGATAAGTATGAAAAGAAATATTAACTGGAACATGGTTGGTTTAGTTGTATCTGTAATATTAGTATTAGGCATGATTGGTATGGGTAGTCCAAGAGGTCTTATAGGTATGTTATTATTCGTAGGTTTGTACTTATTCTTATTTGCATTTGATTTCCTTGTTTTTGGAATACTTGGTATTGATCAATTCTTCCCTGTTTTAGGAATATTAGGTTTCAACATTTACATAATAGCAATGTCATTCTTATCATTAACTGCTTGTTAGTAGCAAAATAATTGTAAAAATATACAAAAATAGGTTCACTTTTTTAGAAGATTTAAGTATATTATAAGTGTAAGGAACTTTAGTTCTTACAATAAATTATTAGGAGGGATTTGTTATGGACGATGTTTTCAACAAAATAGAAATGGAGTTAATAGCTAAGGCAATAACAACTGTGGTTGAGTTAGGTGTTAACGAAGGTAAAATTACTAACGAGGAAGAAAAAGAAGATATAATAGAAGACGCCGTAACAACTATAATTGCTTATAAAACTGCTAACTACAATGTAGAGGATACAATGGATGCTGAAGATTTAGGTGAATTCATGGGGCAATATGCAATATATAAATTTATTGACTTAGATGATGAGGAATTAAACGAAATAGGATTAGCGTTAGCATTAGGTATGACAAATGTAAATGATTTTGAAGAAGTAGCAAAATTAAATACAATTAATGAATTAGCAACACATTATAAAACATTAGATATGAATAAAGATTCAATAGAAACTGTGGCTACTTTAAAACGTCTTTATGAAATAATAGATGATGAAAAAGATCTAGAAGAATTTTTTGATTTAGTTAACGAATAATAGAGGGGAATTGATGGGGAATGGCAATACCAAAACCAATATTTGGTGGTAAGATTGATGGTAAAGGAATACAAGATTATTGTAAATTAGATAAACATATTGTTGATGTACAAGATAGAATAGATTATGTTAAAGACGTTTTGAATGTCGTTGATGAAAATGGAAAAGAATTTACTAATGATAGATTTTTAATAGATATATGGGATACTGGAGTATGTAAAAGTGAATTAGGTATGAGTGACTTCTTATGGTCACAAACTAATGTGGCCAGTGTATTGGAAATGTTAGGTTCTTACATTTTGTACGCTGATGAAGAAAAAGATTTAAGAAAACAAACTCAATATAAAATATATTATGACGAGCATGAATTTGATAAGGCTATCAAGAAAGATGAAGAGTTAGTTAATAATAGAAGTCGAGAAGTGTATAACAATAATAATGGTAAGAATTTAAAAATATTAATACCACATGACAATTATAAATTAGCACCTAAAGAAAAAATAACTAATGTTGATTTATATAGATATCCTATAATAAAACAATATCATGATTTTTGTGAATACTTAAAGGTACTACGAGATAATGATAATATTAGGAATGAAATGAATGAAAAAAAGAATACACATATCACTGAAAAGAGATTAAGAAAATTAATAGGGTTTTTAAATGTAGATATGGTTGATGTAAAAATGCATTATCATCCACACTTAAAACCTAAACATTTACTTAAAGATGATGGTTATCCTAGTTGGGAAGAATTTGATGAGTTTGATGTAGAACATATGAAGGCTTTGCTGCAAGTACATAGAGATATGGAGTTAGTTGATTTTCAAAATGATGTTACTTGTCTTGTTTATGATTTAAATAATGCATTGAAGAAACTTAAGTTAACCGATTCACAACGTAATATATTAAACCTATGGCAATCATGTATGACACAAAAAGAGATAGGTGATGTAATAGGCAAATCTCATCAATATGTAAGTAAAGTATTAAATAATATAGTATTAAAAATAATAAATGTTTATATGAAAGACTATGAAGATTGGTATTATCTTAACATAGCCAAAGGTACATATAAGACCTGTTCAACATGTGGAGAAGTAAAATTAATAAGTGAATTTACTAAAAATAGTAAAGAACATGATATTTATAAACCTGAATGCAAGGAATGTAGGAACAAAAGACGAATAAAAATACAATAATTGTTTGTGCAAGGTAAATACATTGACAAAAAAGGTTGCACGAATCTATGGAAAAATCATAAGTAAATGTAGAGTTGGTAATACTAGTATATTACTAACGAAAACATTATTCACTTTCCCTCAAATCCAATTTATTGTGTTCAGCGACTTCAACTAAGTTGCTGGACACACCAATTTGATGATGAGGAATTTTATTTTTTTATATTGAATGGGGAGATAATTATGATACAAAAGGATGCTTTTAAAATAATACAAGATAAATTAGTTGAACAAGGAATAGCGATGAGTTTAGAAGATATAAAACTTTTTATGAGAGCATTAGAAGAAGCATGTGTTGTTATAGGAGATAAACTAGACATTGGTGAAGTATGTAGGATAGTTAATTTTTTAGAGATACGCAAAAAAGAAAACAAACCTAGAAATTATAGAGTTATGAAAGGTGAAGATACTGGTAAAATAAAACATGTTGAAGGTAGTGTAAATACAACTGTTAAATCTACCAAGGCTTTCACTAAAAGAACTAAAAAATAAAATATCATGATGGGGTGATGATATTATGGGGAGAAAAATTGATATAGAATTAACTGATAACATGATTGAAGACATAGTTGCTAAGATAAATGATAATATAAGTTTGACATGGGAAGAATTAATGGAAAAATATAATATTGATTTTATGTCAAAAGATCATTTTAGAAAAATGGCTACTGGTATAGATCTATTATATAACCATATGAATGACAATGATAGTAAGTTAATGAATATGGAAGCATATGAAAAACTTCTAAAAAGGGAAATAAAAGTCAAAAAGGAAGTACAAAAACTTACTGATTTAAGAACATTAGTTAATAGAGAGTTAAGAGAATATAGTAGAGAAAAGAACTTACTTGATATAGCTAATGACTATGTTGAACGTTTAGATGATATGGATAAATTAACATTAAATAATACTAATGTAGTTAAAGATACTAAGAGAGCTGGGGTGTTACTAGTATCTGATGTGCATTATGGATTAGATGTGAAATGTACTACTAACGTTTATAATAGTGAAATATGTAGAGAACGTTTAAGTACGTTACTTAGTGAAACAATAGAACATTCTAAAACAAATAATGTTAGTGAATTAAATTTATTTCTATTAGGGGATTTGATAAATGGATTGATTCACACTACAACAAGAATTGAAAATAGAGAACAAGTGGTCATTCAATCATTAGAGATAGCTGAACTAATGAGTAAGTTTATTTTTAAATTGAGTGAAGCACAAATATATAGCAAGATAAATGTTTATTTTGTTTCAGGTAATCATGATAGAGTACTTGCTAAAAAACAAGATAATACATTAGATGATGATTTTGGTTTAGTAATTAAAACAATAATGAAAGATAGATTAAGAGATATATCTAATGTTAATATGATTGAAAACGAATTTAGAAGAGATATAATATGTTGTAATATATTAAATAGTAAAGTATTTGCAACACATGGGGATAAAGATAAAATTGAATCAAGCTATAAAAACTTAGTTAGGTTAACTGGTGAAGTACCTGATTATATATTCTTAGGTCATTATCATCATTTAGTAGAAGATAGCATTGGTAGAACTGAAATAATTGCTAATGGTGGATTTGGTGGTGACACTGAGTATACTGGGGATTTAAGATTAACCTCAAGACCTGCACAAAGATTCATGGTTTTCAATGAAAAAGGAAGATTGTGTACTTACAATATAACTCTTGATTAACTAATTAAGGGTTGAGTTGAGGTTATAAATATAAATAGAATATAGTTGTGATTTCAATTCAATCCTTAATACCCCACAATAAGGATTGAATAATATCAAATTTCCCCATATTAAAGGATGCATGAAAGTGCATCCTTATTTTTTAGAGCGTGGAGGTGATTGTATGGCAATATCTAATAAATTAACCTGCACTCAATGTGGTTGTGAAAAATCAATAAAGAGAGATTTCTACGCTTCAAATTCAAGAACTAATTCTCAAAATCAAAGAATACCTGTTTGTAAAAAGTGTTTGAAAGAAGACTTCTTAGAGCTAGTAGATTCATATGATGGTAATGAGAAATTAGCTTTAAAACATTTATTAATGAATTTTGATATTTATTACGATGAAAAAATATACAATGAATCTAAAGATGAAAGTGATGTTTTGGCAGCGTATTTAACAAAAGTCAATACTAAGGTAAAAGACAAGACTTCAAAAGATAATAAATTAGTAGATGATGAAGAAGAATTAAGTGATGAACATCGTAAGTTGATCACTAAATGGGGAGAAAATAGACGACCTAATGAGTATGAAAGGTTAGAAACATTAGAGAAATTATATATGGAACAATATCCTTCAAATACATTACAAGAGCAAGTTATAATTAGAGCCTTGTGTGATTTTGAAGTTGAAAAAGAAAAATGTAGGGCTAATGGGGATTATGCCAATTATGATAAAATTGATAGAAGAATAAGTGCTAAAATGGAAGAATTAAATGTAATACCTTCTAAGACTAAAGCATATATGGAAGACGACAATATGGTTGTTGGATATTTGATAAATATGGTTGAAACAGATAGACCGATACCTGAAGTTGCTGACGAGTTTAAGGATGTAGACACAATAGAAAAAATGATAGAAAGATATTATCTGTCACCAATTAGAAAAGTTATGAATTGGACAAAAACTAAAGTAGGCAAGTTGTTTGGTAAAGATGGTGATGAAGATGATACTAAGTAAAGAATTTGAAACAAAAACTAAACATGAACGTAGAAATGATTTAACCAAAGATGATATGGAAAATCTTTTGCGTGGAGTAGAGATATGGGCTGGTTTTTGGAGAAATAACCCACATAGGTTTGTTGAAGATTATTTAAGACTACACTTATTTGTATTTCAACAAATATTATTATATTTCATGATGAAATCAAATCTGTTCTGTTTTATTGCATGCCGCGGGCTCGGAAAGTCATTCTTAACTGCCGTCTTTTGTGTAGTTAGATGCATTCTTTATCCTGGCACTAAAGTAATCATTGTTTCAGGAAATAAAGGTCAAGCTGGTTTAATTATAACCGAAAAAATTAAAGAGATGAAAGATAAATCACCTACGTTGGCTAAAGAAATTAAAAGGATACGTGAAGGTGATGACCCTGCTTGTTTCTTTAGAAATGGTAGTTATATAAGAGTATCAACAAGTGGGGATGGAGCCAGAGGGGCTCGTGGAAACATACTTATAGTAGAAATCTGCTCGTCTATGTGGAAACATGTAGAATGAAATCGGCAAAATCGGTGAAAGCTAAGTTCAATTTGAATATGCCAATACCGAGATAACAAATAAAGTTAAAATGTTATTTGTATTGTAGAGCGTAGGAATTGAACCTATGCTTTTCTTTTTGGAAAAGTATAGAATATAATATTCCCAAGAGTGTCGATACCTAAGTTTTAAAATATGGTAAAAATGTACGCCGACCTAGGGATGAATTGACATCCCATAATGCGAGGAAACTCCTAGAGTTACAAGATAAAAAACTTGTAAGATAACAATTGAGATGAGTATCGTTTGGTTAAAAAAGAAAATCTTGATTCAGTATTAAAACAATTCTTAACTGCACCAAGACGACCTAATTTCTATGAAAAACCTGAATATAAAGATTATCCTATAGAGCAAAATAAAGAGTTGTACCTAAGTTCAGCTTGGTAGAAATGCCTAGTATCAATTAAACTACAAGTGATTGATACTGTAATCGAGCAAAATCGGTGAAAACTAAGTTCTTATGAATATGTTAATACCGAGGTAAGTTAAAGAATTAAAGAGCTTTAACCACCGTAACGCATAGTAGTTGAAACTATTTGAGGAATAATTATCCTCCATAGAATATAATACTGCCACGAGTGTTCGACACCCATTGTAGAAATGATATGAGGGTGGAAATATATGCTAAACTAACTATGAATTAACATAGTGTAATGGAAGAAATTCCTAGAATTACAAGATAAAAAACTTGTAAGGTAATAAATTGATAAATCTCACTGGGCTTGGGATAAATTCTTAACTATATTTAATCGTATGGTAGAAGGTAAGGACGCATTTTGTTGTGACATTCCATATGAATGTTCCCTAGAACATAAACTATTAACTCAAGAGAAAATAGACATGGATAGAGAAGACATAGGAGAAGTTAGATTTATGATGGAATATATGGGGTTATGGTATGGGGAAAATGAAAAATCTTATTTTAAATCAGATGAATTGAATTTATGTAGAGTATTAAATAAAGCATTTTATCCTTTAAAAGATTGGGAACTTAAAGATAAAAAAGCATTAGAAAAACATGCTAAACAAATGCCTAAACTTAGAGGTGAAATAAGAATCTTAGCGTGTGATATAGCATTGGAAGAAGGAGCAAAAAACGATAACTCCATATATTTATTAATGAGATTAATTCCTAATAATGGTACTTATTATAGAGAAGTAGTGTATATGGAATCTCATAATGGATTAGATGCACAAGTACAAGCAGTTAGAATTAAGGAACTATTCTTTGAATTTAAATGTGATAAAATGATAATAGATATAAATGGGAATGGTAGTGCAGTATTAACCAACTTGCAACAAGTGACTTATGATGCAAGAAGGGATGTACACTATGAAAAATTTGACTTATTCAATAAAGCTAAAGATGTAGACTTTGAATTAAGTGAGAATGGATTAAAAGTCATGTATGGTATGAGAGCTATGGCTAGAGAAAACAATGATTGTATTGTTTATCTTAAAAATGCAATTATAAATGGTAAATTACGTTTATTAGTTGATGATTTGGAAAAGAAAAATGACATGGCTACTGATAAAAGATTCCATTTAGATGGTGAGTATGCTAGTTCTGTGTTATTCCCATACATAGAAACTACAAAGATGATACATGAAATGATCAACTTAGAATATGAAATTAATAGAGATAATGTTGCCATTGTAAATGGTAGTGCTAGAAAAGATAGATATTCAGCAATAGCTTATGCTAATTATTTAGCTGAATTGATAGAAAAAGATGAAATAAAGAAATCAAGTGCTGATGATTTTGAATGGATGTTTTTTGATTAGGAGGTGAGTGAAAGTGGATGAATATGAAGAAAGATTTGTCAAGGGTGAATTAAGCAAGGAAGAAAGTGACTGGTATGCATTTGCAAGAAGTGTTGCACAAGTTAATTTAAATACTCCTGATAAAATTATGAAACATTATGAAGATACAGTTTATAATACTAAATATATAAAAGACTTATTAAAAGATATAGATAGTAATATAAAAGAATTACAAGCGTTAGGTAATCAAATGGCAATCATGAATGGTATGCTTAAAGAAATGATACTTTACAAAAGTAATCAATTGCTATTTTATCATTTCCTAATACCAAAAGATATACGTTCAATAAAAACTAAAAGTGCTTTAGAAGATAGTGAGTACAATGCTTGTGTTCAATTTGATAAATTTAACTTTCAATATAATGCGAGTTGGATGATGGAAGAATGTATGAAATTAGGAACAGTATATACATATTTTGAAGAATTTGACACTTGCTATAACATATTCCAAATGCCAAATAGAATGTGCGAAGTAACTCATATGAAAGATGGTTTATTAAGATATTCTATAAATTTAGCTTGGATTGACGAGAGCACTTGTGAAAATTATCCTAAACCAATACAAAGGTTATGGAGAAGATATAAGAAAGGTACTTTAAGTGGTTTAATTAATGAATGTTGGTATCCATTAGGAGATCATGCTTATGCGTTTAGTTTAAATCACAATAGTGAAGCAACACCATATTATATGGATGTGTTCCTAGAATTATGTAAATTAGAAGAACTAAAAGAAGTTGATAAAATAAATGCTTATTTAAGTGCAACTAGATTATTAGTTCAAAAAGTACCTACTGATGATAAAGGTAAACCTACTATGCCTAAACCAATGGTATCTGCTTATCATGAAGCATTTAAGAGATCTGTATCAGGATATTTTAATGCTTTAACAACTCCAATGGAAGTAGATAGTGTTAGTATAGGTGTATCAAGAGATAAAAATGTTAATTATGTTGATTCTCAAAAAGATAATATATATTCAATGGCTGGTATTAATGATGAGGTATTTAATGGTGCTAAATCGTCAAATGAAGCTATTGTTTTATCTAATGCAGCCGATTCAATCTTAGGTAGAATTATGTTAAGACAATTAGAAAGTATATTTAATTGTGAAATGAAGTTGAATTCACAAATGAAGAGTTGGGGACTTAAAGTGTTAGAAACAACTGACTATACTAAGAATAACGAACGTACTGCATTATTAACTTCCTTAGCGACATATGGTTCTAAGAAACAATATTTAGCTTTATGGGGATACACTCCTCTTGAAGCATTTAATTTAATAAGATATGAAGATATGGCTGACTTAGAACAATATATGTATCCTATGGGAACTGCTTATACTCAAAGTTCATCAGATACAACAGGAGGACGACCTAGCAATGCTGAGAATCCTGAATCAACACAAACTACTTCTGAGGGTGAAAATTCTTAATGTATTGTATACCTAGAGGTATAAAGTTATTAAATTGTGAATCTTTTTGGAATGAAGGCTATTATGGAGAAGGTATAAAAGTAGGTGTTATTGATAGTGGATGTGATATAAATCATGTTTGCTTAAAAGATAGAATTATTAAAACTAAAAATTTTACAAATGAAGGATCTCAAGAAGATGTAACTGATTATTTTAACCATGGAACTCATATCACTGGCATAATAGCTGGTAATGGAATTGATAATGGAATAATTGGAGTAGCACCTAAATGTAGCATAGTGGTTATGAAAGTATTAAGTAGAGATGGTGAATGCCAAAGTTCTACTTTATGTGATGCCATTAATTATGCTATACATGAAAAGATTGATATTTTAAATATATCAATAAGTGGTGTTGTAGATAAACCAATATTTCACAATGCTATAATAGATGCTTATGATAATGGAATAATTATGTGTGCTTCAGCTGGTAACAATCTTGATAATCAACTTAGTTACCCTGCTTCATACAAAGAGGTTATTGATGTAGGTGCTTGTAACTTTGAAGGTAGAGTTTTGAAGTTTAGCAACTCTAATTCTACAATTGATTTAGTTTGTTATGGAAGTAATATTACTTCAACATATCCTGGTAATAGATATGCTAAATCAAGTGGTACTTCGCAAGCAACTCCTCATGTGAGTGGAACATTAGCATTGCTATTGGAATATTTTAGAAAAACTTATAAAAGAAATCCTACAAATAGTGAAATTAAGAAGTTTTTAATGTTTTATACTACCTTAATAGAAGATACTCCAAAAGAATTACAAGGTAATGGTATATTAAAATTAGATTTTTAGAGGTGATGAAAGTGGAATATTTGTATGTATTTGATGAAAAAAAGAAAGATGAATTAATTGAAAATGGATTTAAATACTTAGGTGAGAACTATATTGTAAAAGAAGGTGTAATTACCAAGGTATTTAAATTTATATATAATGAACCAAAAATTAAAAAATATAGTGTTAATATGGATGGCTGCATAAGAGCAACCTCTAACACAATGTTCTTTTAAAGGAGGTGATACAGATATGAAAAAGAGTGAAAATGGTTTATACAACATACCATCTCAAATGGAAAATTATTCTAATGACGATGTCGATAGTAACTTAATGAAAGTTAGAATCAAGTTTAATAAAACTGGTAAGAACTATAACTGGACTAAGTTTACTAAAGAAGCGTTAGTAGATGCTGAACCAACTTTAAAGAATATACCTATATTAGCTTATATTAAATGCACTGATGAAGATCTTGACAAATATGACTTTGATGGTCATAATACTATGACTAAAATAGTTGAAACACCAAATGGCTACAAAGTTGAATATAAATATTTAGAAAGACCTATTGGTGTAATCCCCGAAACAAATAATGTTACTTATGAAGAAGGGGATAATGGTGAAGAATATTGCGTATGTGACGGATATGTTTGGAAAACTTACTCTAATGAAGGTTATGAAATCATAAAAAACTCTGAATATAAAAGTGTGAGTATGGAAATTAGAGAAAGAGAAGGTCATTATGATGAAGAAGATGACTATTATGATATAACTAAATTTACATATCAAGGGATAACTGTATTAGGTGATGATGTCGAACCTGCAATAGAGGGAGCTAACCTTACTAAATATTCTAGCATGGATACATATAAAGAAGAACTTCAAAAATTATATGAAGCAATATATCAATATGAAAAGGGGGAAAGAGTTTTGGATAATCAAGTACAAGAACCTAAAGTTGATGACGTTGTAGAACCTCAAGTTGATGAACCTCAAGTTGATGAACCTAAAGCTGATGAGCCTGAAGTTGATGAACCAAAGGTAGACGACGTTGAAGAACCTGAAGTGGACTTTTCTAAATTCGCAAAATTATTAAATGTGGAAGAAGAAATAAAAGACGTTGAAGGTTTATATTCAATTGTAGAATCAACTTTAGTAAACTATTCAAATTCAATAGCTGATCTAACTAAAGAAATTGAAAACAATGCTAATAAGCAAAATGAAATGGAAAAAGAATTAACTAGATTACAAGAATTTGAAAAACAAATCAAAGCTAATGAACAAAAAGAAGCAATTGATGTTGTAACTAACAAATATCAAGCTATGCTTGAAAGTGATTTCTCTGAATTAACTGCTAAAGTTGAAAGTGGAGAAATGGAAATAACTGAATATGAAAAAGAATTGGCTTTATTATTTAGTAGAGAATATATGGAAAATAAAGGTAAATTCTCTAAAAAAGAAGAAAATAATAATGTTCAAAAATTAGGTGGTGCTGATCCAAATCAAGTTAAATTAACTTATGGTGATGTATCTAAATATATGAATAAATAATGGAGGAAATAATAATGGGTAGATTAAGATTAGATATCGTTAATGATAAAAAAGTAAGAGTATTACAAGTTACTGAAAAAGTAGACAATGGAGCATTTGGATATATAACTGGAATAAAAAATGTTGATGACTTAGGTAGAGAAACATATGAATTAAAAAAATTCCCTGCAGAAGGAGAAGTAAAAGGTCAAGTTGTGTTTGTTGCTGATGATGGACATAGATATGAAGATGTAAAAATGACTACTAACGCATCTTTAATGAGACCAGCTGCTAAAAAAGTTCCTTATTTTGCAGTAGCAAATGATGGTTTCGATGTAGTAGTTGACCCTAATGAAGAAGCTGGTATAACTAGAGGATATGGCTTAGAACCAATGGACTTAATATCTGTTGAACCACATGTATTATTAGGTGGAGACCCTGTGACTACTGTTGCAGCTGCTAAAGCTAAAGTTGCAGTTGGTGACTTATTAAAACCAAAAGCTGACTCTTATAACTTAGAAAAAGCAACTTCTATGGCTGATGCCGTAGCACAAGTTGATGGTATAGAATTATTTAGTGGATATCCAGTAATAGTTATAAGATTTTTATAAAATTTAAAACGAAGATAAAAGATATATAATAGGAGGAATTATAAAATGGAAAGTATAAAAATGGGTAAATTAGCATTAGATTTATATGATCACAAAGTTGATACTAAATACAGTAATATAGAAACTGAAGCACAAGCTGAAGAAATATTAAGAAATGCATTAATAGATGCAATAGGATGCAAACCTGGTGAAGATGGATTTTACTATGCATTCCAAGAAAACAAACAAAGATTTTTCAAAATAGTTGCTGAAACTATAACTGAAACTACTAGAAGAATAACAAAAGAATACTTCGCTGATTGGGTAGAATACAAAGATTATGCATTTGGTGAAAAACCTGAATTTAAAGTAAAAGACGATCAATTATTCAAAGTATCTGTAATAGCAACTGGTATGCATTCTTTAAGAAGACAAAAAATGTATGGTAAAAGAATAGGTTCTGAAGCATTTACTTTAGGAATCAAAATATATGAAGAATTCTTTGATTTCATGTTAGGTGAAATGGCATGGTCAGAATGTGTAGATAAAGTTGCTGAATCATTTACATATGAATTAGCTAAATTAATATCTAAAGCATTCTTCGGTGCTTATGAATTCTTAAATGGAGAAGTTACTGCGGCTGCATACTCTGATGATGTATTAATAGAAAAAGTTAGAGAAATTGAAAACTTAACTGGTAAAAAATGTGCTATATATGGTACTGCAACTGCATTAGATAACATAGTTGGTGCAAATGCATTAGCTGATTATGATGACAAACGTAACTTTGGTTATGTAAAAATATTCAAAGGTAGACAATGTGTAGAACTACCTCAAATGTACAATGAAGATTTAGGAGCAAATGAAGTTCCTGATGATGTATTATTAATAATACCAGCTGGAGAAAAAGTATTAAAAGCTGGATTTGAAGGACAACCAGTTGTTGCTTCTAAAACTGATGTTAACGATAGAGAAGATATGCAAGTTGAATACTCTTTCTTAAGAAGATGTCATGTTGGTGTAGCAGTAGCATCTAAATTTGGTATGTTAAAAATAGGTTAATAAATAAGATGAATTAATTAATCTCCCATGAAATAACATTCTCATGGGAGAATGTATTTTATGGGAGGATTGATATTATGGCTACTGAGAAAAAAACTACTAGTAAAAAAACTACAAAAAGTGGGAGTACTAAACCACGTAAAACTGCTAAAAGAAACACAAGAAGAGACTTAATAAGAGAACTAAAAAATAAAAGAAATGAAATAGATGTTGAAATAACCAATATAAGTGCAGTAAGATGTAAATATGTAGAAGAAAAAACAAAATATAAATATTTCGATTTACGAATGGGTGATAAAGAAATATTAACTTTAGCTGATTTACAAGAAGTTGTTAACAGATGTAGATTTATGTTTGAAGACCACTACTTATTAATTACTGATGTTATTATGGTAGATGAAGAAGATGACAAGAAATACACAATAGATGATTTATTAGTATATTTAGGATTAATGGATATATACGTTGGTATAGATAACCATCAAATAGATTATATTGAAGAATTAATCTATGATAGTAAAATAAAAGATTTTAAAGACGTTGTATCAAGAAGTGATAGACCACTATTAATATCTATTGCTGGAAGAATGTTATCAGTATTCAAGCAAGACCCTGATGAAATTGATAGAAATAAAATTGAAATTATTTCTTCAAAATTAAACTTAGGAGACATATTTAGAGAAAATTGGATGTAGGTGATAATAAATGACTGATTTAAATGATATATATGAAGTATTTTTATCACTCATAGATGATGATTTGATTGCAATAATGTTGAATGATGGCAATGAAGAGGACGTAAAAGATTTGTTTTTAGTCTATCTAAAAGGTGCTATAAGTGAATTTAAGTTTTGTAAAAAGAATTTAGAATTTGATGAAACAAAGGAACATATTGTTGATAAATTAAATGATGATGAAATCATGATATTAGCTTTAGGCATGATTAAATATTGGTTAAAACCTAAAATACTTAGAGATAGCAATTTGCATATTTTATATTCTGATACAAACTTTAATCAAAAATCACCTGCTACACTAATGGAACAATTACAAAGTTTAAAAAAGAATAGTGAAAATGAATTTGAACAAAGATGTACCGATTATACTTACTCAAGTGATTTTGATGATAATGGTATAGGGTGGTACTAATGAAATCATTTGATAAATATTCAAGACACAAGGAATTGCTATCTAAGGCTACTAAGAAAAATAAACAAAACACAATAAAGAAAATGACTAGAACATTTGAGTTATACAAAAATGAAATCCCTACTTGTGTAGAAGTTCCTGTTTCACCACCATTTGTATTGCCTGTACTTGATGAAATGGCACTTGAAGAAATTGTTGTAAATGATATCGCAATTAACGACAGTAGAAGTGGTGATGAGAAGTTAGTTAAAACTAATCATGATTCTACTTTAGATGTTGGTGGATATTTTTATATGGACAATTATTTTTGGTTGATTAAACATAAAGATAGTAGAGAAATGGATACTATGAAAACATTTACTGCTAGAAGATGTAATCAATATATAAATCATAAACATAATGGTTTAATATACAAAATACCCGTTGCAATCGAATACATGGTTATGACGAGTGATGGTATACAATATGTTAAATATGGAAGTACTTTAGATTCACAAAGAATCATATGGATGGGATCGAATGATATAACTGAGAAACTTACAAATGGTACTAAGTTAGTAATAGCTAATTGTGTGTTTGAAATAACTCAAATTAACAACTATGAACTTAATGGATTGGGTACTGGTACAAAAGGTGTTATAAAAGTATCTGCCACTCAAAGACCTGCTTCATCTTCTGATGATTTAGAGGGTGGTGTGGCTGATAATGATACTGAATCAACTATTATAGATGAAAATACTATAACTGGTGAAAAAGTTTTATACACTAATATGGAAGGTACTTATACAAGTACTGATACTGTACGAGGTCAATTCCAGTGGGTTTGTGATAATGATGATGTTGAATTCATTGAAAATGATGAAGACCATTGTGTAATATATATTCCTAGAGATAAATGTGATAAAAACATAGGTGCTATAATTAAATTGAGTAAGTGCACTTATGATGGTACTATATGCACTTATATGAAAGATGGAAACGAGGTAGAATGTACTGTAACAATAGAGATTAGAGGTGTTTAGTGATGATTTACGTGGATAATTTAAACAAGATTTTACATGATATATGTGAGGAAATAATATTAGATGAAAAAGTAGGAAAACTGCTATACTATAATAATGTGAAGGATAAAGATATATACACTTTGGATAAAGTTAAAAACCCTATGAAAATTCTATTCAATAATAAAGTATTTAAAGGTAGAAGAATTAATAAGATACAAACTGAAAGTGATGTAGGTTTGTGTGTTACTATGAGCTTATACGAACCATATACAAGTTATTACAAAGAAAGTGAAACTGTTAAAACAATACAATATGATGTAATTATATTATGTCATGAAGATTGCTTAACTATGCTTAATGGAGTTAGAACTGTGGCGTTGATAGACGCTTTATCGAATTGTATACATAATTCCAAATATATAAAAAGTATAGGTAAAGTTAAGATGTGTCAAGCGTTTCCAATCTATGATGTACCCGACGGTTATGAAGGTTGGGATGTAAGATTTCAAGTAAACATTGTGAATGGATATAAATAATGATCCATAAAAGTTTATTTTTTACTGGTAACCCTATTGTATTTGCAAAAGGTTCAGGTTTAGGTGAAATCGCACAACCAACTATAGGTGAGTTAATGGACAATCAAATGGACATTAATGACTTTATAGAACCGTTTTATCTTGTGATGTCTATAAAAGACAAAGTTAAATCATCCATGTTAAATACACTATATGCTTTAAGTGAACGAGATATAAATGAAGGTAACGAACCCGTATTATTAAAATTCCAAAGAGCATTGATGTTATTATATCATGTTTCAGAAGAATTTATAAAATTAGATTTATATGGTTCTTCTCAAGTAATCATAAAGATATTAGATGAAAAACATTATGATATAGATGAAAAAACTAGCAAGAAAAAATATAAAAGTAAATATATTATTGATGACAATAATATATTATTTTTATGTGAAACAGTATTAGAAATGACTGATACTGTTGTAAAAAAAGATACCGATGATGATATGGTAGGTGAACCTGATGTAATTGCTAAATTTAAAAAGTATAGAAAAATGGAAGCTGAGAGAGTAGCAGAAGAAAATAAGTATGTCTTTTATGACATGTGTAATCAAATAATACATATGCAATCTCAAATAAATTATAAGAGTATTATGGATTTTACAATTTGGCAATTCAAGAACACTTATAATATATTATTATCAAAAGAAGTTAATGAAAATGTAGTTTCGTCAGGTAGTGTTAAATATGATGTTGACAAAATCAAAGATTGGCGAACTACTTGTAAAATAAAATAATTTTAAAATAAATTGGAGGAATTAAAATGGCTACTGGAAATTATGCTATAAAAGACGCTATAGATTTAAAAATAACTGCTTTAGATGACACTGCTGGTGAACATGCAATCACTATTGATTACTTAAACACTTGTTCATTAAGTGTAAGTTCTGATACTGTATATGCTCAAAAGAAAGGTAACAATGCAATCGCATTCGATGGACAAAGAACTTGTACATTTACTATGGAATCACACTTAATAAATGACCAAGCCTTAGCGTGGTTATTAGGTGGTGAATACAACGAAGCAGATGGTTCAATAACTGTTAAAGGTACTATACCTAATAAATCATTTAAAATAGTTGGTACTTTCTGTGCAGTAAATGAAGCTGGAAACCAAATAACAAAAGAAATAACTATGAATAAAGCTAAACCACAAGTTAATACTGATACTACTTTCTCTGCTACTGATGTATCTTCATTCTCAATAGTATTTGACGTATTGGTTGATGCTAAAAATGAAATAATCAAATTAATTGATAAAGCTGGTTAATAATATAAACATTTATCAATGAGCTTATGGGGAGATGGTCTTGTATCATCTCCCCTTTATTTTTTTTACCTAAAGGTGAAAATGAGAATAAAATGTTACTTTTATTTATCACAAGGTGACAATATTAGTTGATTAAACCCTAGGAAAAACCATAGATAAATGAGGTCGTGGTTTTCCTACGATTTATTTTTTATATAAGGGGAGATAAATTATGAAATTATCATTATTAAAATTAGATAAAGTGAAAAAAACTTTCAAAGTAATGGTGGACGATGTAGAAGAGGAAATAATAATCTATAACTTACTAGATGAAGATAGAACTGAAGCATTAAACTTATTAATGGGTGTAACTGATGGAAAAGAAGAAGAAACTGGTAAAAAGATATATGAATTATTATTTGACAAATGTACAAATCTTGAAATAGACTGTGATATAGCTGAGATACTAGACAATCCTAGTACAGTATCATCATTAGTTGCTTCTGAAATACATGAGATACTACATGAATTACAAACTGAAGCCATGAGCTTAAAATTACTTGAATTAAACGACATGGATAATAAATTAAGAATGGTATTAATTGAAGAAAAACAAGAAGTCTTAGAAAGTTTAATAGAAGACATTAAGAAAATAAGTGATAATAAACCTAAAGAAGATAAAGAAAAAGAAAATGAAGGGGACGAAAAACAAGAGGAATAGGTGATGTAAATGGCAACTTATAACTCAATAGAAGACTTTTTAGATGACGTAGAAAATGCAATAAGTGAATCTTTGGAAGAAGCTGGGGAAAAAGTAAAGGAGAAAATGTCACAAACGATATATAGATTGGTGTATGCTACATATACTCCTAGTATGTATCAACGTACATATCAAATGCTTAATTCCCCTCAAATAATAAACAAAACTAAAGATTCAATTACAATCAATATAAAAGAAGTTATGTATCCTAGTTTATTTGGTGGTATAGACAGTATTGATACAGTCATAGAAAAGTTTTCAACTGGTCAAATTATAGCACATGGTAGTTCGCTAAAATCTAATCCACCTATGATAAATTATCGTCAAGCAGTTCCATTGTCACAGGAAATAGACAATAATTTAAAAGAATTTGATGAATTTTTTTATAAATCAATGAGAGCTAAAGGTTTTTAGAAAGGTGGTGAGATAATTGGCAAATCATGAAATTAAAGTTAAAGCAACGATTGATAAACAAGCAGTAATGAACGAATGGCAATCTATGATTTCTAAAATGAATAAAGAAGAAATCAAGATGAATACTAATGGTGCAATAGGGAGTATAGATAAGTTACAAAAATCACTTGAAAAGTTAGGGAATACTAAATTAAATTCAATTGAAAAAGTAACTAAACAATTAGAAACATTTTCAAATAGTATGAAACAATTAAATAGTATTAAAACTACTAGTTTTGATTCTTTAAATACTAAATTTGAAAAATTAAATACTTCTTTAACTTCATTAAATAAGATTGATTTTGAAAGTTTGAAGACGGCTAATAGTGCATTGACTAAGTTATCTAAAACAATGGAATCTTTAACAAGTGTGAACTCAAATAAAATGAATGATCTTAATAAGAGTATGAAACAAACTGGTAAAGTTGCTGGTGGATTTAATACTGAATTAACTACGTCATTTAAAAATATGGGTACTTCATTTAATGTAGTTACTAAACAATTAGAGAAAATAAGTACCTTTACAAAAAAAGATTTCAATAAACTTGCACAAATGAGTGATGTTATTGGTAATTCATTAAAGAAAATGTTTAGTGGTGGTAATCAAGAACAATTTATTAATAATATCAAAACTGTTACAAGCTATTTAGAACAACTTAGTAAACTAGATGTTAACATCGCTAAACGTATATTTGGTGAGAATTTAGGTACTCAAGTTCAAACTACTGGTACTGCATTAAAGCAAATAAATTCATTGTTAAGAGAAAGAGAATCCTTACTTAAACAAATAAGTACAACTACTGATTCACAATCTCAAACTGTATTGTTAACTCAATTAAAGAACGTTGATAGTGAGTTAGCTAAACTTGGTCAAAGTTATAAATCAACTGGTCAAATGGGAGAACATATGATTCAAACTATGGCTAAGAACTTCCAAACTGCACAAGAAAAAATGGTGTCTTTGGAAAGAGATTTGAACAACGGATTTAAATTATCAGGTGGAAGTGATGAATCTCAAGCCAAGTTAAAAGAATTACAATATGAATTTGAACAAGTAAGAACGAAATATGGCACTTTGGTTAAGGATTTAGAAAGTAATCCTATAAAGGTTATGAACTCTAAAGAATTTAGTGGTTTATTTACTGATATAGATCATCTTCAAAATAAATTAAAAGATTTAAAAGTAGACATCAATAATGAAAATCAAATTAGTAAAATGAAATCAGATGTAAGTGGTTTAGAACAAGAATTAACTAGAGCTAAACAACTTATGACTGGGTTAAAACTAGATGTAGATTCTACTAAACTTGAAAAAGCTAGAACAGTGATGAAGGAATTATCTCAAATAAAGATAACTCCACAATCAACATCTGAGGAAATTACTAACTATGTAAATAAATATAATGAAGCAAAAGTAGCAGTTAAGGCTTTAAGTCAAGAAGTAGACAATTTAAGTAAACATAGAAAAATTGATTTAAACATAGATACGTTGATTAGTCAATTGAGTAGATTGAAAGGTCAAAGTGAAGGTGCTGACAAGGAAATTGACGATCTAGTTGCTTCATTAAGTAAGTTGAAATCAGAAGGTAATATTGAAATAAAAACAAAATCTTTTGGTACGATCAAACAACAAGCAACAGAAGTTAAAAGTGCATTAAATAGTACTCAACAATCAATTAGACGTACTGGTAAGATGTGGAATACTATTGCTAATACATTAAGTACAATTACTCCAATGTATACATTAAGTACTGCTATAACAGGAATGTTTAGTGGTTCTTTAGATAAGATAAAAGAAGTGGATAGTGCTTTAAGAGATTTACAAAAAGTTGCTCCTCCTTCTTTCAGTGGTACAAAGGAAGCGTTAGAAGAAGTTAGACAAAAGGCAGCTGAAGTTGGTAAAACTGTTGCTGCCAGTTCAACAGATGTAATTAATTCGACTGCATCTGCTTTACAATTAGGTATAAAAAATATGGATAAAGCTATGGAATATGCTAGAAATTCCACAGTGTATGCCAACGTATCTGACCAATCACAAGATATAGCTGATAAACAATTGAAGTCTATTTTATCTGCTTATGGTGGAGTAAATAAGGCTTTACAGAAAAATGGTAAGTTAGTTAAGGGTGCTGGTAAAGACTATAATGAAATGACAAATTATATTGACCAAGCCAATTATGCTGGTTAGAAATTAGCCAGGATTATAAAATAATTTTATAATCAAGAATTTCTTGAATTGCTGGAAAGGACTTAGAGCCTATTGAACTACAACGTAGATGGAAACATCAAGCGTGAATGTTTAAAAATCAATAGGATTGTTTAATCAGCAGGTAAGATTCTAAAGTTCATTTTTCTAATTATTTTAAGTATATTATAAATATAAAAATATTAAATGAAAAATTGAACCAAGAATAAACTTCAACGACTATCGAAACCATGTTTATGGGAGTAGAGTACTGCCAAGTGGTGAAGGTGTTGAGTAATAATCATGTAATTCCTTCTTAAAAGGAAGTGGGAAACTAGAAGATATAGTCTCGTCGTCTAGGGAAAGCCTAGAGAAGTTCATAAGAGAACTGCATAAGAGTAACGATCTTATGTGAAGATAACGAATAACTTTGCAGTTACATCAGGTGACGTTGGTGTGGCTTTACAACAATCAGCATCATCATTTAAAACTTTGGGTGTTGATTTGAACCAAGGTATTTCATACATTGTTGGTGCGCAAGAGAGTATAATTTTGTATGCTCGTGCATAAATGAAAGTACAATAGTTTATGCTTGAATTGAGAAAAATCGGTCAAACTAAATCGTGAGATTAAGGTGGTAAGAGAGACTAAATTTTAAAAATAATTTTTAAAACAAGTTGATACCGAGAATGATAATATCTAATATCATTTGTAACGCATAGAGGGTGAACGTTAAAATGAAAGTAATAATCCCTCCACGAGTTCTCAACATCCTTGTACAATGAATAGGATGAAAATATATGCTAAACTGGATGTGAAGTGACACATCGATGAAAATGAAGGAAACTTCCAGAGCATGAGATAAAAAACTCATGGTTAATAACAATTTGGTACAAAACGCATCAAAAGTAGGTAATGCTTTTAAAACTATAAGTGCTAATTTAGCTGGTATAAAAACTAGTGCTAAAACTGGTGAGACATCATTAAATAAGACTGCCGTAGCACTTGAAAAATTAGGGATAAAAGTTAAAGACGATAAAGGCAATATTAGAGATATGAATGAGATTTTGAACGATTTAGGTTCAAAATGGAAGGACTTAAACAAAACTCAAAAATCAGGTATTGCTGAAGCTATTGCAGGTAAAAACCATATCAATACATTACAAGCATTAATGAATAACTGGGATACTGTACTACAGTATCAAAGAGAAACAATATTCTCCGTATGTACAGAAATGTGCATAGGACACAAACTTAAAAGCAGGTAACCCCTAAAGCCTTACACCACAACATAATCAGTAATGATAAGTGTGAAGGTACGAAAGTAGAAAAAACGTAAGGATTCTTATATGGTTAAATCCTAAGTAAGAGTTAACAATGGGTGTTCATGCAAGTTAAGATCTATTTTAAATAGATTTTGCTTTCAACGACTATCCTTGAAATAGGAGTAAAATCTCAAGCTAATGGAGAAAGAAATAGTTTGCCCTTAACACGTGATGGTGAAGGTGAAGAAATAGTCTACTCACGTCTCGAAAGAGAGTGCTTTGGAATAGACCAAGTATTATGAAGTTGCGTTCATAATAAAATACAAGGAATACAATGCTGGAATGATGGTGGGCAGTGCTGAGAAGGAAAATAAGAGATTCATTGATTCTGTCGAAGGTAAAATAACAGTTCTTAAAGAAAACATAACTCAATTAGTTACGACTGTAATGAGTACAGATATGTTTAAGAACTTGTTAGATGGAGCAAACTCATTTTTAGAAACAGTAAATGGTATAGTTAAATCATTAAATGAAATCCCTGGATTATTACAATCTACTATACTAGGTGGAGGATATGCACTATTCCAAGGGATACAACAAAAAGGTGCTGGCGAAAATGTAACTGGTTATTGGACTAAAATTGCCAATTGGTATAAAGAAGCATCTCAAAGTGGAGAACAATTAGTTAACGTTAATAGTAAAGTTAGTTCTACTATGAATAGCGTTAATTCTGCTTTAGAAAAAAATGCGTCTAGTAGTAAACAAGCTGGCTTAAGTAGTGAACAAATGGCACAAGCCATGCAACAAATGGGTGATTATACTATTGACATTGATAATAAAGTATCTAATGCTAACAAAAATTTAGATGATTTTAGCAATAAAGGTAGTAAAGTAGGTGACACATTAAAAGAAACTGCTTCTAAGACTAGCGAATTTGCAAGTGGCATGACTGAGGTTAGTAAAGGTGCAGAAGCAGTAAACAAAAGTACTTCTTCTACAACATCTAAAATGGGTGGATTTAAAAATGTACTATCTAATTTAGGTAGTAGTGCTTTAGGTGCTGCCAAAGGTTTCTTAACTATGGCTGGAAATATGGCTTTATTAAGTGCTGGTGTGTTTGTAGCAGAACAAGTTGCTAGTGCGATTTATAAAATTGCTAATGCTAATAAGTTAGCTTATCAAAGTGCTCAAGATAGAATTAGTGAAACTGAAAGTACAGTTGCCGGTTATAGACAACAAATAAGTTCTTTAAGTTCTATTTCTGAAAGATATGATGAGCTTAATAAAAAGACTAGTAAAACTAAAGACGAAGAAAGTGAATTGTTATCATTAAGACAACAAATAGCTGAAATATCACCGGACTTAGTTATAGGTTGGGATGAAGAAAATCAACCTTTATTAGCTTTAAACGGATCACTAAAAGATTATATTGAAAATCTAAAAGAAATTCAAAAAATAGAAAGAACTAAGAAAGTATCACAAGAAAATACTGCCGGTAGATTAGCATTAAATGAGATAAAAAAAGCAAATGAAACAACTCATGATAGACTTCAACCTGGTTTTGATTTTAACAATGAATCTCAAATTATGCAAACTAAATATTTTGGCGCTCAAATAAAATCACTTCAAGAGTATAGTGAAAATTATAATAGAATATTAAAAGAAAGAAATACACAAGTATCTAAGAAAAATGAAGAATTGGCTAAAAGTTATGATGAGATGAGTGAGTATATTCAATCTGCACAAACATTAGCTTTAAATAGACTAAATGATAGTGGTATTTATAAGAATTGGTCAGAAATGTCCGATAAAATATCAGGTTCAATGTATACTTTATTCAATGAATTTGATTGGTCTAGTAAGTATGTTGACACTCAAAGTGAACAAAATAAATTCTTAGAAGGTTTCAATAAGATAGCTGAATATGCTGAAAAGAATAAAAGTAAGGTTGAGGATTGGACTAAGACAATTAATGCTGCTCAACAGGCTTATCAATTAACTGGGGATGCTGACGCATTTGCTGATTCAATTGGTGGTATAGCTGATCAATTAGAAAAAGTAACAGGCATAGATGCAAGTCAATGGGTAGAGACATTACGTGGAACATTAGAAGGAGCTTTGGATGAAGAGCAAATGCGACTTGCTGATTTTCTTAAAAATAATGGTTCAAGTCTTACTGATTATCTTCAAGGTGATGAAAAAGCAGTTGAATTACATGCTAAATGGGTTGCTGATAATACATTAGCTGATTTATTGAACGACCAAGATGTAACTGATGATGAAAAGAAAGTTAAAATAAGAGCATATGCTGAAGGCAGATTAGAATATGAAGGTTCTAGCGAAGTTCAACGAGTAATGAAAGCAGTCTTTGACAATGATGGTAAAATAGATGATGTTGAATTAGGTATAATTACTAAGATTACAAGTAGTGAAGCTAGAGGTGGAGGCTTATCAGGTAAAGATGCCGACTTATTGAGCAAAGTACTTAAAGGTGAAGCAACTACTGCTGAAATAAAAGGCGAAATAGTTATGTCTGATGGAACAATTATAGCTCGAGAAGAACTTCAAAAAATGAACGATGAAGCGAAAAAACATCCTATTGAAATACAAACTAAATTGAACAAAGAAGAAACTGAAAAAGCTATAAAAGAAGTTACTGATGATAAAGACCATAGAGAAATATTAATGAGTATCAAAACTGAATTTAGAGATAAAGATCAAGTTCAAGATTTTGATAATTTGATTTCAGGCTTACAAGGTGATAAAGGTGATATTGAAACAGTAATAAATGCTAATATAAAAGACTTAAGTGAATGTGAAACTTATGAGCAAATGATAAGTTGGCTAATTGACCACAATGCTATTACAACTGAATGTGGAGTTACAATAATAGGTAAAGACGATATTGCTGGTTTAAGTGAATCATTAGAAAAACTTAAAGTTGATGACAATATAAAAACTAAAATAACTGCTGATGTACAACGTGGTGATTTAGAAACTTTACAAAAGGATATAAATGATTTACCTAAAGAAAAACGTATGAAAGTTGTAGCCGCTATACAAGAAGCATTAGGTAATTTAGATACTGTTGAAGCAAAAACACTTCATGATAAAACTTTAAAAGTATCACAAAATGGTGCTGGTGATGTAATATTTAAATTAGCAGCAGTAGATGAGAAAACTAAAAATAAAACTAAACATGTTGACGTAAATGAAAGTGGAGCAGATGAAACTAAAAAGAAAATGCAAGATATACAAGACCAACCTAGTACAAAAAATGTAGTAGTAAACTTCATACAAAATGGTTGGAATTATATACAAGGTTTACTTTCAAAAATATCAAGTGGTCTACAATCTACAATTGAAGATGGTGTACCTATGTTTGATGGTATATCTGTAAATCCTTTTGATACTGAAAGTCCTATATCTGATCATATCTTTAAAGCAACTGCATTAGATATGCCTGATACAAGTGCAATAGATTCATTTACTGCTGATGCAACAAGTAGTATAAATAATAGTATAGGTTCTTTTAGTTCTTTCAAGACAAAAGAAATCCCTATAAATGTAGGTCTATATGGAATATCTTCTATTAAGAATGGTATAGAACTAATGACTACTTTAAACAATCAACTTAGTAAAGTTGAACATAATGTGTCTTTGGCAAATGCTAAATTAGATAATTTATTTGGTAAGAAACGTATAAGTACTTTACAAGCTATGAATAAATCATTGCAAGAACAACAACGCTTATTGAAGAAACAATATAGTTATCAAACTAAGGAAGCAAGTAAATTACAAAAAGTATTATCAAATACATATGGATTTAAATTCGATGAAGATGGAAATGTAACAAACTACTTGAAGAAATTAACTCAAATGGAAAATAAAGCTAAACAATTGGAAAAAGCTAGTGAAAGAGCAAGTAAATCAACTAGTAAAACAACTAAGAGTAGTTCTACAAAAGACACTTCAAAAATGACTAAGTCACAAAAACAAGCATATAAAAAGCAACAAGAAGCAATTAAGAAACAAGCTGAAGCTGATAAAACTGCTAAGAAAAGTGCAGCTGATACTGCTAAGAAGAATTATGATAGTTATAAAGATAGTTATGAACAAGCTAAAACATATTTAGAAAAATATATGAAACTTCAATTTGATGACATCGGTTCAACAAAAGAAGAATTTGAAAAATTGAAAACTCAAATAAGAGAAAACAATGATGAAATTGAAAAATTGAAATTTGAGGATAAGATTTATAAATATGTTAATGCAGTAGAAATGTTGAACTCTAAATTTGAAACACTAGGCGACATATTAGATGGTTTAGATACTAAATTAGATATGTCTCATGGACAAAAAAGTTTAGACATCATGAATGAACAATTAAAATATATGGCTGAACAAAAGAAATATTTAGAAAGTTCATTAAGTAAGGAAACTAAAGAATCTAATGAATATGCTAAGAAACTTAAAGACTACGGATTTAAATTTGATAAGTTAGGTAATATAAGTAATGAAGATAGCGTATTAAACAAACATCAAAATAGTGCTGATTTAGATAAGATAAAAGAATATGTAGATGGATATAAAGATGTTCATAACAATCTACAAAAAACTAAAAATGACATTTTAGATATAGAAAAAAGTATAAAAGATACTAATGAAAGTTTATCTTTAGCTAAGTTAGAACAATCTACTTATAAAACTAAAAATGCAATTACTGCCACAGATAAAACTATAAGTAAATTGGAAGATGATCTAGATACACTTGATACTAAATTAAACTATGCATATGGAACTGATAGACTAGATTTATTAAATAAGAAACAAGAAACTTATAATAAATTGATTGCTCAAACTAATAAGAATGTATCAAATTATAAAAAAGAACAATCAGCATATCAAAAAGAATTATCAAAATATGGATTTAAATTTGATAAAGATGGTCAAATGACTAATTTCGCTGATGCAATGAATAAACTTCAAAATAGTGGAAGTTATGAATATGTATCTGACTTAATTGATACATGGAATGATTTAAATGATTCTATAAATGATTCTAAACAATCGATTGATGGCTATAATGATAGTATCAAGAAAGCTAACGAAGATAGATTAAACACAACAAAAGATATAGAAGATCAAATCACAAATATGTATCAAGATCAATTAGATAAACGTAAAGAACAACTTCAAAAACAAGCTGATAAAGAAGTTGATATAATCAACAAAGTTAAAGATGCTTACAATGACAAGAAAGATGAAGATGATTACAATGAACAACTTAAAGAACAACAAGATAAAATTGCTAAATTAAATCAAAGTATTGAATTAGCTAAAAGAGATACTTCATTAAGTGGTCGTGCAAAACTTGAAAGCCTAATGGAAGAAGCAGCCGAAGAAAATAAAAATCTACAAGATTTAGTTAAAGATAGACAAGATGAGTTAATGAATAAAATGTTTGATAATGCAATAGACAATGTTACCAATAGTAACGATAAAGCATTAGACGATTTAGAAAAAACTTGGGATGATGCAAAAATAGCTGAAATGGTAAAAAATGCTTTAGGATCAGGTGTGTTTGAGGACATAGATGGTAATTTAATTAATCTACAAGACGCAATGATTAAATTTGCTGAAGAATCAGGTGAAGCATTTGGTGTTATGGGAGAATCAATTAAGAATGATTACATTGCTAACTTACAAATAGCATATGACACTATTAAGAATATAGATAGTATTTATACAAACTTAGGACTAAAACCAAATGACAATATACAAGCTGGTATAGCAAATGATGGTTCAAATAAAACAGTAAATGTAGGCGGAATAGAAATAGCAATAAATGGAGCTGAAGCTAATGCAGCTGATATTGCTAATCAAGTTAAAGTTCAAATAGAAAGTTATATGAGTAATATAATAAATAGAGTATAGGAATTTTCCTATACTCTTATTTTTATTTTGGGAGGTGGTATGATGTTTATAGAACCTAATTTTATATTTAGGGGAAAAGATTGTAAAGAATTTAATGTGCAAATTGTAGGTGTAAATGAAGATGTGTTGAACTATAAAGGTAAGCCTTATTCAAGAAGTATAAACAAGGAAAGTATAGCAAATAACATAGCTTATACACAAGAACCAAATGATACAGAAGAATTTACTTTAAATTTAGCTTTATTAGATAAAAATGATGTACCTATGACTTGGACAACTGAAATTTATAATAGAATTTGTGATTGGTTAATATCTGATGATTTTGAACAATTTATAAGTTATGATGATTTAACATTAGTACATTATGTTATGGTGACTGAAATTAAACCTAAATTAAATTATGCACAATTAGGCTGGATAGAAGTAACATTTAAACCACTAGATAATTTTAGATATAAAATATTAGAACGTGATGAAATGGTATTTGGCTCAAAATTAATAGAAATATTCAATGAATCAAAAACTACATTAGAGCCATTAATTACTTTAGAAAATCTAGGTACAAAAAATAATATAATTTATATAAACGATTTCATGATAAGTGGATTGGAAGAAAACGAAGTTGTTTATATAGATAATTATATGACAAACGTAATGAATGAAGAAGATGAAAATAGATTATATTTATGCAATAGACAATGGATAAAATTGCAACCTGGAATAAATCAAATATTAGTGAAAGGCGATTGCAACGTTAATGTTTATTGTGAAATTCCTATGAAGTAAGGAGGTGAACTAAATGGACAATATTATAGTGAAAGAACTTAAAGAAATCAAAGAAATATTATTAACTAGAGTAAATCACAAAGTAATCGGTCAAGTTTCAACTAAATTTGTTACTTCACAATCAATGGACTTTGATGATATAGATTATGTTAAATTAACTATACCTAAAGAATACACAACCACTCAACATAAGGGTAAAACAAGATATCCGTTATATGATGAATTTAAAAATGAAAGATATTTAGAAATTGATGGAGATCACTATGTTATTAAAGAAATATATGAAAACAAAATAAACAATACAAAAGAAGTTACTGCTTATGGAATAGAAAAGAAATTGGAAAAAATAAATTTTACAGTTAGTAATATAGGATTAACATTATTAGACCCTGATGAGGATAATAAGATATATGCTTTTAATGATGAATTATATAAATTAACTGGGTGGAGATTAGGACATGTTGATGAGACAGTAAGATATAGTGAAAATGGTAAACCTAAAATGAGAATGCAAGAAGATACTGATACTTCATTCTATTCTTTTATAACTGAAACAATAAGTGAGCAATGGTGTTGTGTGCCAATATTTGATAAAAAGAATAAGTTGTTAAACTTATATGACGAAGATTCTTTTGGAGATGTATTGAAGTTAGTACTAACAAAAGATAACTATATAAAAGATATTAGTAAAACATCTAATAGTAGTGATATTGTAACTAGATTAAAACTAAAAGGTAATGAAGAAAAATGTGACATAAGAGACGTTACTCCAACTGGGTTTGATTATATAGAAAACTATAGTTACTTTGTGCGTACTCATGAAATGAGTGATGAATTAATTGATGCAATAGTGTTATTTGAAAAAATTACACCTGAAAGAATTGCAAAATGGCAAGAACTATCAAAAGAAAAAGTGCAACTTACAACTCAATTATCTGATAAAAAAGCAAATGAAACTATAATTAATACTGCTATAACATCTTTAAATAGTATGATAAAAGGTTATGAAGAAGCTGAAACAGATACTACAAAATATTCATTGGATGATTTAAAAACTCAATTGCTATTAAAAGAAGATGAATTAGCTGATATAAATGATGAGATAGTAAATGTAACTACTAAATTAAATGAAGTAAATGCGCAAATTGATGAGTTGAATGTATTATGTACTAGAGAAGGTGCTTTGGACTATGTAGGACATCCTATATTCACAAATGAATTATTAGACGAACTAAAAGAATTTGTTTACTATGATACTTATTCTGATGATTCATTTATTGAAGCTGAGGAGTTATTAAAAACTGGAGAAAGAGTATTGGCTTCTAAATGTATGCCTACTTTTGAATTCACAATAGATAGTGCCAACTTTATGCAAAGATTAATTATGAATCCTACAAGAAAACAGTGGCATGGTAAATTAGGATTAGGTGATGTAATTTCATTATATGATAAAGAAAAAGATGAAGAAGAATTTGTATATTTTGTTGGTTGGGAAGCAAATTATGAAGATTATAATCTGATTTCTTTAAATTTAACTTTTTCAAATAAAAAAACATCATTAAACAATGGAAAAACTATGGCTGATTTATTGAAAAAAGCAAAACTTACAAAGAAAGCACAAGCATCACAAAGATATTTATTAAATGATATTAAATATCAACGTGATAATAATAGTATTTATACTAGTAATATATTAGACTTTGATTTTGTAACACCTCCTTTAGTTTCTAAAATTCCTGTGGAAGAAATTCAATTAAGTGAAACATCATTACATTTAGATTTAAATTCTTCATACACATTAATGGTATCATTTACTCCTAAAAATGCTACTAACCAAAATGTAGTATGGATAAGTTCTGATACTAGTGTTTTAACAGTTAATGATGGTAAAATAACAGGTGTAAAAAGAGGTATTGCTACAATAACTTGTGTCAGTGAAGATGGCTTGAAAAAGGCTTCTTGTGAAGTTAATGTTGGCGAATATTATAATACTAATGGTAAAATACCTGTTACATCAATTAGATTAAATAAGATGAGCTATACTATGAACATCAATGGAGAATTCTACATAGTACCTACTATTATTCCATTAACTGCTACTAATAGAAATGTTACATTTGCTTCCACAGATACTAAAGTAGCCATGGTTACTAGTGAAGGATTAGTGGTTGGTGTTAGTGCAGGAAATTGTGCTATAAATGTATTTTCAAGTGAAAACCCTGATATTATGGCTAGTTTATTATTAACAGTTGAACCAGTAGATGAAGGTAAACATGCTAATTTAGATAACGCTTTAATACTTGGCTCAGATAGAGTATTAAGTATGAAGTCATTAGGTGCTTTAAGTAAAATGACAGTTGTAGCAAAATCTCAAGTATCAGGTGGATATTTCTATGAAAGTGGTAAAGACATAATAAATGATTTACCAAAAGACCCTGGTTGTGTAATAGTTATGTTAGGTGCTACTAATCCTAGTAAAACTGGAATAATAGAAATGACTAGTTTATTAGATAAATTAAGAATTAAATACAAATCTAAACAAATATATGTTGTACAAGAATTACCAGTAAGTGTTGAATATGATAAAGTTTCAACATCATATGAAGCTATTAACAAGGAAATTGAAGAATTTAATAATGCAATCTTTACATATAGTCAAGGTATCGAACATATCACAATAATAAATGGTTCTGACGGAATTGTAGAAAATAATTTATTAATAACTACTTATAGTGATGATGGATTTAACTTAAACATGAATGGTGCTAAATCTTTATATGACAATATGATTACAAATATATTAACTGATATGAATACTAAGAAAGATAAAGATGAGTTACCTGATAAAGATGATGAAAAACCTTCAAAACCACAAAAACCTGATAAAGATGATGAAAAACCTTCAAAACCACAAAAACCTGATGATTCCCTTGGAGAAAATCCTAGTTTAAATAAGCCAACAACTAAGTATGTATGTACTGTTATTTCGTTAAATATTAGAAATGGAGCAGGAACTAACTATAAAGTATTAGGTACATTTAGTGAAGGTGAAGAAATAGATGTTTATTCTATAAGTGGTGATTGGGCAAAAATAAAATGGAAAAACTTAGTTGCTTATTGTAGTGCAAAATACATTGAAAAGAAAACTGATAATGATAAAGATGATAATATTGATAATGATGGAATAGCTAGTGTTCGTGATAAAATAGTAAAAAGAGCCAATGATATTGTTAACTTAAGAAAACAAGGTAAAGCATGGTATTCTCAAGCATATAGAACAGTTAACTATAATAGAAAAAACACTATAAGAGCACATTATGAAACAGTAATGGGAGTTACTTATAAACAACCTGGTTATGGAAAATGGGGATTTGACTGTTCTTCATTAGTTGGTTGCGCTTATGATTACGCTGGATATTCATTCATGAGAGGTTTATCTTGTTCAGGTGGTACATTACAAGCCATGGCTAGAAAACATAATGCTACTGCTTGGAGATATGCTGATAATACTTCTTTAAGTAAATGTAAACCTGGTGATATTGTAATGTGGACTAGACAAGGACATACTGTAACTAAGAAAAATATGTTCACTGTAACAACATCTCATACTGCTATATATGCTGGTGATGGATATATTATTGAAGCAGCTGGATATCAAACAGGTATAGTAAAAAGAAAAAGAAAATTTGAAAAAAGTAGAGTATTTTTCTTTAGAATAGAGGAATTATCAAAAGCTGATAAAAAAGCAGTAACTAAAAAACCTTCTAAAAACAACAAACCTAATGAGTCTAAAAAAGAAGCTCCTAACTGTTACAATGAGCATGGTGTTAAAGATGGAAACAAATATATTTATAAATTCACAAACGCAAGATGTACTGCATTTGGTGGTAATCCTAGTGCAGCCGCAGGTGGTGTAAAAATGACTGCTGGTAAAAGTTGTGCTGCCCATAATATGCCTTATGGAACTAAAATATATATTCCTAAATTGAAAGGTAAATATGGAAATAAGTCAGGAATTTATACAGTTCATGACACAGGCGGATATTGTTTTGATTTTGACTTGTATTTGGCTGATACAGATAAAAAAGCAAGTAGAATGCTACCTGACCCAATTTTCGTAGACGCTTATGTTATATCCTGGGGTAAAGGCAAAACTGCTAGATCATTTACCTCTATGGCTAAATTCTGTGTGAATTATTATGGTGCATTCGCATTTCATGACTCTTGGACAAAATATATGAAAAAAGGTGGTTGCACAATAAACTTTTGGAAATTCAATGATGTAGATAAAGATATAAAAAATCAATCGTTTTATAAAAAATTATAGGAGGAATGGATATGGCTTGTAACAATAACACTCCTAAAAATGGATATGTATATATTGAAAACTTAGTGGTAGAATTTGATAACAAATTCTACCCTATTAATAATATTGTAATTAAAGATGAGAACATATATTGGAACTCTGATGACCCATTTAATTTGTACACAAGTAATGATAGAATAGCTAAAGATAATTTACTTTTTATTATAAAGAACATGAATGGTAATAGTGTTATAATGAACAACCCTAAACTAAGATTAATTTTTGATAATTTTGATAAAGAAAAGGTTGTTGAAAATATCAAAAATATCAAAAATGAAATGACTGATTATACTGTAGCAATGGAAACAATGTCAAATGACGTTGAAAGTTTATCTGATAAATATAAAGAAGATAAAAGTTTTGATGAAATTAAAGAAGATTTAAATACATCTCTTATAAATTTTAATTCAAATTTAATATATTTAAATACTTCATTGAAAAAAGTATTGAATGATGGTAAATTTACTACCTTTGAAAAAGGAGAAATTAATTCAAAATTAAATGAAACAAATAATTTGTGCATAACTACTTTAGCTTATGCTGATGCATTGTTAGACTTGTATTGCCAATATTTAAAAGAAGATGATAAAGCTGAAGAAAATTATGATGTATTCCAATACAAGGTTTTAATTGAAACTTATATGTCACAATTGAAAGTGGATCTATCGAAGTTAACTAGTTCAGCTGAGGAAAAAATGACAAGTGACGTTGCAATTCCTATAACAAGTTGCATAACTAATATGATAGAATCGCTAGTTAACCTAAAGACAGCTTGTAGTGAATTAAAATTCTTGGGTTCAGGAGGTCAAATACCATCTGAAATATATCAAGCTAACGATAGAATAGATACGTTAACTACACAACTTAATGATTTGCAAGAATCAATGTTGAGTTCTATGAATACTGAAAAACAAGAAATAGCTAATATTCTTGATGACATAAGAGTAGTATTGAATAAGATAGTCACTTTACATAATAGTGTAATTCATACAAATGGTGTGATGACTACGCAACAATACAATTCATTTAAAAGTTATGCTTTTTCATTACAAAGTTTTTATACACAAATACAAGGTTATTATGAAGTTTATTACTCAAATGCTAATTTGTCAGATGTCACTAAGTTACAATTAAAATCTAGTTTTGACGATTTTAATAAAAAACATTATACTATGATGAGTTATGTGAATAATAAATTATCTGACTTAAACATATCAAATTCTGATAGAAGTGCTTTTACAAAGGCATATCAAGAATATAAAGATAGTAGATATGTATTAGGTTCTAAACTTACAATTTGTATAAATGAAATAAATAGTAATGGTTCACAAGCAACATTGGATGAGTTGAAGAAAACATTCCAAACTCAAATTGATTCTTTAAAAACACAAGTAAGTACATTAAGTGATACTGTGATATTATTGCAAAATAATTATGAAAATTTAGATGCAAGATTGAAAAAATTAGAAAGCTAGAGGTGAATAAATCGAATGAGTGGTATAAAAAGAGAATACACAATCGTTATTGATAAGGGCGAAAGTAAGTTAAATGACGATTTAGAAATATATACAAATGATATAGGTGTGAGTATATATTTTAATATTTTAAATTCACCATACATTAAATTATCTAATCAAACTGATTTATATGCTAAGGTTGTATTAAGAGATAAATTAGGTAATAGTACTGAAAGCAATGTTGTTCCTGTTGTGAATAACATTGTTATTTTTACATTAGATAATAAAATTATGAATTCGTTAACTGAAACTGGTAAATATCAATTGTACATAGTTATTATGGATGATAAAAGAAATAAAAAGGTATTACCACCTATAAATATGACTTTAGTTGAAACAGATTTATTATTAAATGAATTGGAAACATCTTCTATAGGGGCAACTATAAATGAAACTGCTATAGAAAATTATGGAAATGAATTGATATTATTCAATTTAGATGGTACTTATAATAGAACACTATGGGTAGTTGGTGACATAATAACAACTTCAAAAATGAATAAGATTGAAAAAGCTATAAGTAAACTTACTGATACAGTATTATCTAATTCTGTGAAAATAGATAGCTTTAATGATAATGAAGTACATCAAACATTAGTTGGTACTGAAGCAAAACCAGTAACAATTGCTAATTTAGAAAAAGGATTCTATATTGTAAGTGGAGAAGTTAGGGATTTTTCAACAGATGTTGCAATTACATTGACTGGAGAAAATTATTATATGGTGACTTATTATGATGCATATGAGTCAAGAGTATTAAGATGTAAAGCTGATGAAAAAGAATTTCATAAATATAAATATGATAAGAATCAAAAAACAGTCTTTAATAATGAACAAGAAATTCATACTATACCTATTGTGGAAGGATATGCGAATGTAACTGAAGATAGATGTCAATTTTTAAATGTAAATGCTGATGTAACAGTACAATTACCTAGCCCTAATACATTTGCAGAAATTAATTTATATGTAATGTCAACTAAAGAAGGTGCAAATATAAAACTACCAACTATAAGTTGGGATAACGTACCTGTGATAACACAAGGTAAAATGTGCAAATTATCATTAGCATATATAAATGATTTATGGTATGGATATTATACACCTGCAACAAATTCTTAATTTGAGGTGATAACATGAGTGATTATGGTAGAATAAAGAAAGATGGTACATTTAAAAATGTTTTAGTTACTGCACCAAACACATACCAAAAATCTGATAAGGAAACAATAACAAATTTTAATGAAGACGAAGCGTTAATGAAAGAGTATGGTTATAAACAAGTAATTACTACTGAACCACCTTATGACGAGAATTATGAAGCCTTAACGGTGGAATCATTAACGCAAGACGATGAAAACATATACTTAACTTATGGAGTAAATAGAGTTGCAGATCCACCTTTTAGTGTAGATTTATCTAACTATTATACTAAACAACAAGTTTATAATAAAAAAGAAATAGATAATATGTTAGAAAATCTAAAAAATGATTCAATTACTACTGACGATTTGTATGCAGTAAGTGCTGAGATAGAAAATTTAAAAGCTGCCTTCGCTAAAATTGATATGGCTGAAATAGATAGGTTATCAACTGCTTATGCAGATATAGAAGAATTGAAAAGTAAATTGGCAAATATAGATACTGCTACAATCAAGAATTTAACAACTGAAGTAGGAAATATAAAATTACTATTAAATGGACATTTAACTTCTGATAATATTGAATCTTTAGTTTTAACTGCTAGTAAAGTTACAGTTGAGGACGCGTTTATAAAAGATGCTATGATTGATTCTATAAATGCTAATAAAATAAATACTGGTGTGTTAAATACTAATAAAGTTAATATAGAATCTGAAGATGGAAGTATGACATTAAAAGGTAATCTTCAACAATTTAAAGACAAGAATGGTAAGGTACGTATTCAAATAGGAAAAGACGCTACTGGTGATTTTACATTCTCATTGTTTAATGCAGAAGGAACAGGGGTATTAATAGATGAGAATGGTATAAAAAGTGGAGCAATTAGCAATGGATTAATAGTAGATGATATGGTTAGTGATAATGCTCATATATCAGGTGGAAAAATAGATATTGATAGTTTAATTACTAATATAAATGGAAACACAAGTACTATTAATTCTAGTAAAATTAAATTCGATGATACAAATCAAACTTTAGATGTAGCATTTACTGCCTTAAAAACTAAGGTTGACAGTATAGAAAAAATAACAGTTGATGGTGATTTGAGTTCTGTTATAAAACAAGTTCAATCCAATACAACTAACATAAAACTTCAACAAGGACAAATTAGTTCTTTAATTGATAACACAACAATAACTAGTGAAAATGGTAAGACAATTCAATTGAAAGATGCTTACAATTCAACTGTTAGTAAAGTAGATAGTTTAGTTACTAAAATAGGAACACTTGAAACAAATGTAAGTTCTTCCTTGACTAACACTGAAACACAATTTTACACATCTACTTCACCTACCTCTTTAGAAGGTGGTGAATGGATTACTGATAAATCTCCTACATGGGTTACTGGAAAATATATATGGCAACGTATGAAATATACTTATTCTAATGGAGGAATAAAATATTCAACACCAGTATGTATCCAAGGTGCTAAAGGTGAGCAAGGGGATAAAGGTGAAAAAGGTGATCAAGGGGAACAAGGTATACAAGGTATACAAGGTATACAAGGTTTACAAGGTGAACGAGGAGAACAAGGTATTCAAGGTAATCAAGGGGAACAAGGTGTACCTGGAATTCCTGGTAAAACAACATATTTCCATATAAAATATAGTGCCAATGCAAATGGTAATCCAATAAGTGAAACTCCTAGTACTTATATAGGTACTTACGTTGATTATGACCCAAATGATAGTACTGATTATACTGCTTATACATGGAGTAGATTTGAAGGTATGCAAGGGGAACAAGGTATACCTGGAAATAATGGTATAGACGGGAAAACTTATTACCTACACATAAAATATAGTGATGATGGAGGTAAAACTTTTACTGCGAATAAAGGCGAAACTCCTGGAGCCTATATAGGAGTTTACACTGATACAAACGACAAAGATAGTGAGCTAGTTACTAAATACACATGGAGTAAAATAAAAGGTGAAAAAGGGGATAAAGGTGACCAAGGTTTACAAGGTGTGCCTGGAACTCCTGGTGTAGATGGTAAAACTTATTACACATGGATTAGATATGCTGATACCATAGATGGTAGTGGAATTAGTAATGATCCAACTGGTAAAATTTATATAGGTTTTGCTTATAACAAAGAAACATCTACCGAAAGTAATACACCTTCTGATTACACATGGAGCTTAATAAAAGGGGAAAAAGGAGATACCGGAGTACAGGGGGTTAAAGGTGACGATGGTATTACTTACTATACATGGATAAAATATAGTGACAACGCTGATGGTACGGGGCTATATGATACACCGAAGGATAGTACTATGTATATAGGTATCGCCATAAATAAACCTACGCCTAACGAAAGTAGTAATAAAACCGATTACGTATGGAGTAGATTCAAAGGTGACAAAGGTGAACAAGGCTTACAAGGTGTTCCCGGAAAAGATGGTAAGACATATTATACATGGATAAAATATGCAGATGATATCACTGGAACTGGTATCAGTGATGATCCAACTGGTAAACCTTACATTGGTCTTGCCTATAATAAAGAAACACAAAATGAAAGCACTAATAAAACTGATTATACGTGGAGTCTAATAAAAGGGGAAAAAGGTGATACTGGTATAAAAGGTGATACTGGTGCTGATGGTACTACTTACTATACTTGGATTAAGTACAGTGATAATGTCGATGGTACAGGATTGTATGATACTCCAAAAGATACAACAAAATATATCGGAATTGGTGTTAATAAAACAACACCTACTGAGAGCAACAACAAGACTGATTACACATGGAGCAAATTTAAAGGTGAACAAGGTGTTAAAGGTGTAGATGGTAAAACTTATTACACATGGATAAAATATGCTGATAGTGTAACTGGTGAAGGTATTAGTAATGACCCAACAGGAAAAACTTATATTGGACTTGCTTATAACAAAACTACACAAACTGAAAGTGATAAACCTTCCGACTACGTATGGAGTTTGATAAAAGGAGATAAAGGGGATCAAGGTGTACAAGGTATCAAAGGTGAAGATGGGGTTACTCATTATACATGGATAAAATATAGTGATAATGCTGATGGAACTGGTTTATACGATACTCCAAAAGATAGCACAATGTATATTGGTATTGCTCCTAACAAAACGACTGCTACTGAAAGTAACAACAAGGCTGACTACATATGGAGTAAGTTCAAGGGAGAAAAAGGAGACCAAGGTTTACAGGGTGTAGCTGGTAAGGATGGTAAAACTTACTACACTTGGATAAAATATGCTGATGATGTTAACGGAACTGGTATTAGTGACGACCCAACTGATAAAACTTACATAGGTTTCGCTTATAATAAGACAACTGCTAATGAAAGTATTAATAAAGCTGACTATACATGGAGCTTAATCAAAGGTGAAAAAGGTGACCAAGGTATAAAAGGTGACAAAGGTATAGATGGTACTACTTATTATACTTGGGTGAAATATAGTGACAATTCAGATGGAACAGGTTTATACGATACACCAAAGGCTAGTACAATGTACATTGGTATTGCAGTCAACAAGACAACACAAGCTGAGAGTAATAATAAAGCTGACTATACATGGAGTAGGTTTAAAGGTGAGCAAGGTGTAAAAGGAAATGATGGTAAGACTTATTACACTTGGATTAAATACGCAGATGATGACAAAGGAAATGGTATTAGTAACAATCCTACTGGTAAAACTTACATTGGTTTAGCATACAATAAAGCAACACAAACTGAAAGCAATACTCCTTCTGATTATATGTGGAGTTTAATTAAGGGTGAAAAAGGTGATCGAGGTGTGCAAGGGGAGAAAGGTACAGATGGTACTACTTACTACACTTGGATTAAGTACAGTGATAACGCAGATGGAACTGGATTATATGATGTGCCAAAAGATACAACAAACTACATTGGGATAGCTATCAATAAGACAACTGCTACTGAAAGTAATAATAAAACTGATTATGTATGGAGTAGATTTAAAGGCGATAAGGGTGACAAAGGAGAAAAAGGAGATCAAGGACAACAAGGTAATCAAGGGCAACAAGGTGAAAAAGGTGATACTGGTCAATCTATGACAAGTAGTACACCTCAATGGTATGCTTCCACTAGTGCAACTACACAAGCGGGTGGAAGTTGGTCAGATACTATGCCTACACTTGAAGTTGGTAAATATTATTGGATTAGATATAAACAAACTTGGGAGAATCCAACTAAAACAACTTATACTAAGCCAATATTAGAAGAATTAGGCGAAGCAGTTAAAGAAGTTAAAAGTCAACAATCTGATTTGGAACATACATTAGAAGGATTTAAGCAAACAGTTAGTAAGGATTATGCTAAACAAACTACTGTAACTGATTTAACAAATAAATTAGCTAAAGACTACACTACTACAAGTGATATGAATAGTATAATTGACCAAAAAGTAACAGGTGTATTAACAACTGTAAGTAAAACATATGCCACAACAACAAGTGTTACAGATTTAACTTCTAAATTAGAAAAAGATTATTATACTAGTACACAAGTTAATAGTGCAATTGATCAAAAAGCCGATGGTATATTAAGTACAGTAAGTGATAGTTATGCTGAGAAAACAGTTGTGAATGATTTGGCTAACAATTTATCAAGTAATTATACTACTACAACTAATATGAATAGTGCGATTGAGCAAAAAGCTAATGGTATATTGAATACAGTAAGTAAAACATATACTACAAAAGATGAATTAAAAGAATTAAGTTTTGGTGGTAGAAACTATTTACTTGATACTAAAACTGCTAAAACAATAACTGGTACTAATAGTGCTAATCAATGCACTAATCTATATATATTAAGTGATGCAAAATCTTCTTGTAATAGTGAAAAAATGTCATTATCATTCACATATAAAGTTTCAAGTTATACTAGTGGAGATTTTATAATACAAACTTATGGAGGTTCAAGTAAAGGATGGAGTAGAATTACCCCTAATAGTGATGGTACTTTTACTTATAAACATACTATAACTACACCAACTAATTTTGATACTGCTACTGGTGTACAAATTAGAATGGATGCTTTTGTAGGAACAGTAGAAATAAGTAATATGATGTTAGAAAAAGGAAATACATTTAGTGACTGGACACCTGCTCCTGAAGATAATGCAAGTCTTATAGAAGATTTAGGTGATTACGTTTTAAATATAACAAAAGAAACTGTGATAGTTTCAACTGATTTAAGTGGTAATATATTGAGTTAGGAGGTTTAATGATTATGGCAAATGCAAACAACTCTACACCTAAAAGTATCCTTAGTAATTCTTTCAATATGATTATTAACCGACCTACACAAGAAATTACCAAACCGAGTACAGTTGTAAATATATTGAAAGATAATGTATTATTAACTCCTGTGAAAACGACACCACAAGCAGGAGAATATAAAGTAACTATAATTAAATGTACAAATTGTAGTGCTGAATTAAGTAGTGATAATAAGACAATTGTTGTAAATAGTGTCACATCTAGTAATGGTAAAATAGATATATCAATTAATGTTGAATCTAAAAAGACATATAGTAAAACAATATCTGTTGCCAAAATATTAGATACTGCAACTGTAACAAATGAATTTAGTAGGATAGACCAAAAATCAAACAAAATAGAATGGTTTGTTAAAGGTAATTCCTCTAGTACTATGGAATTAACTGAGGCCGCTTTAAGTGTAATTACAAAACAAGTTAAAATTACTGGAGACATGCTTGTAGATGGGGCTATCAATGGTAAAACAATTATTGGCGCTACAATAATGAATTCTGCTACAAATCCTTCCTTTAGTGTAGATCCACAAGGTAATGTAGTTGCTTCAAAAATAACAATTAAAGGTGGTAACATCACTTTAGGTAGTAACTTTAGAGTAACTGAAGATGGTACTTTAACTGGCAAAAATGTTAAATTAAGTGGTGACATAACTGCCCTTGTTGGTAAAATTGGTGGATTTACTATATCTGAAAATGATTTAGTTGGTACTAACGTTGGTATGGGTACTGAAACAGGTAGCAATTTAGCATTTTGGGCTGGTAGTGACATACCAACTGAAGCTCCATTTAATGTAAACCACGAAGGACGACTAAATTCTTCTAATATAAATGTTACAGGTGGGAATATAAACGTAAATGATAACTTTAGAGTTAGAGATGATGGTACTTGTGAAGCAAAAGACTTATTAATAGAAGGTAGAATAAGTTGTAAAGAAATAATAGCTGAATCAAGTAATGTTGAATGGCAAGATAAAAGTTTAGTTAGAAATTGTAAAGTTTATGTAAAATATGGTTATACATATCCTGATGATTATGATGAAAACAATTTTGAAGATGGAATGATATTTGCAAGTTTTAGTGATTTGCAAGACGTAGTTCCTAGAAATTTAAATGGTTATACATTAGATATATATGTAACTAAAAAACATACTGAAAATATATATCTTGACAATTTTAATAATGGTAGAGTTAGAGTAGCCATGCAAGGACATCAATTGAATGGTAGTATAGCATTTTATGGTCATGGTATGGATTATGAATTTTATGGTAATGTACCTGGTTCAACAAACAATGCAAGCGTGTATTGTAATATAGTACCTGGAGCAAATGGTAGAGTTCGAAGTAGTTATAGATATTGTTTAATAGCTGATAGATGTAGAGTTACAGTATATGATGTGAGATGTTATAATGGTACTGCTACTGATTATAAAAATAATGGTATTTGTTGTACAAATGGAGCGATTGGATATTTATCTTCAATAAGTGCTATAAATACTCCTAATGCATTAGTTAGATGTCATAGTGCGTCTCATGTTTATATAGCGAGTAGTAGTGGTAGAACAAGTGGTGAAACATTCCAATGTGTTAGTGGTAGTATAATTCAATTAAACAAAGGAACTCATTGCGGTACAACATCTAGTAAAGGAGCTAAATATATTAACAACAATGGTCAAATATTTGATACTGGTGTAACTTATAATAGTGTAGTTAAAGACGACACAACCACTCCTACTCCTGATGTACCTAAAGTTACAAGTGTAACTAAGACTATAAAAAGTTCAGGTGGTCGTACTTGGAGAACAAGTGGTAGTTATGCTAATAGTTGGTCTAGTGAATCAATAGTTAGACAAGGTGCATGGACAAGTGGATATGGTAAAAATGTAGGATATTGGTTCTTTGATAGTGATATTTATAATATATTACAAGACCCTGATTGCACTGTTACTGGAATTAAAGTAAAAATTACTAGACAAAGTGGTGGTAGAAACTCAGCAGTAACTCATTATTTAAGAGCACATACTTATGCTAAGAAACCATCAGGCACACCTAGTCAATTAGGTACTGGAGTTATCAATAAGAAATTTAGTTTAGCAACTGGTTCAAGTATTACACTTACATTGAGTAGTAGTGAAATCACAAGTTTAATATCTAATAAAGCTAAAGGATTAGGTATTTGTACAAGTGATTACACAACAGGTGCAGGTGGATCTTATAGTTGTTGTAGTGCTTCATGTTCGGTAACAATAACTTACACTACGACTGCTAATTAATAAAATAAACGAGGTGAAAATATGGCTATTACAAATAATTATAATATAATTGTTCAAAATGGAAAATCATCTTTGAATAAAGATGTTTATTTAACCGCTGGAGATAAAAACTTAATGTTAAAATTTAATATTAAAGGTTTAGATTATGACATAAGTGGTTGTACTACATGTGAAATAAATTTATTATCTCAAGCTGGTAAAGTTGTGAATGCTACTGCAACAATAAGTGCAAGCGTAATAACAATGACTGTATCCCCAACTATGATTGACGAGTTAACTGAATTAGGAACTTATGCTTTAGAAGTTAAAATAAGTGATGCTGATAGTACATTAACATTACCTTTAATAAGTAATCAATTTCATGTAAGACCTTCTTTAAGTATGGGTGGAGATACTGTAAACGTAGGAACAAGCTCAGTAAATAAAGGTCATGTTGGTTTAGGTGATACTGAAAGTGGAATATTTAATACTGATAAATCATATAAAGCTAATACATGGAATAATGGAGATGTTATTGAAGCAGGTAAATTAAATAAAGTTGAAAGTGCATTAAGTTATTTAATGGATGTAGATGTGATATATATTACTCCTGTTAGTAATACTGTAACTTTAAAAGTTGAACGTAAACAAGCATCCAAATTAACAGATAATGGAATTATAGTTTTACCTGATATGACTGGTTGTGCATATGCTAATATGTTCTTATTATTGGAATGTGCTAAAGAAATTAAAGTTACATTTAGAAGTACAGGTGACAATACTGAAACTATAACTATGCCAAAAGGATATCATGTTATAAATATGATATATTATGAAGATTGGATAATAACTTGTTAGGTGGTGAAATAATTGAATAAAATATATATAATTCAAAAAGCAAATAATAACGATAATCAAATGTATGCTTCTAATATAAATACAACTGATGCTCGTTTACAAGGTTATAATGTTGAAAAAGTATTAGTTGATTATTTTAAGAAATTTAAAGAATTATATCACATAACAAGTAGTATAGATGTTGAAACAATTGAAGGAGATATATACGAAACATTAAGTTCTACAATTGGTGATATAAATGATAGAATAAGTGTTATAAAACAAAGTGCTGACAAAATAGATTTATTAGTTAAATCAGTTGATGGAAGTAGTTCAGTAACTTTAACTGATAAAGTATTAGAAGCAATAAGTAGTAATATTAAATTAACTGCTGCTAACATAGATTTATGTGGATATATTTCAAATAGAACAATAATAGATGAGGATGGTATTGAACAAGTAATCCCTGGTAACTGGTATATAAGTGAAGATGGTGCAGCTGGATACAAAAGTTTAGCAGTAGAAGAAGATTTATCTTGTGATACATTATCTGTTAAATCAATAAGTAATCCACAATATCCTAAAGCATTAACTGGTTCAATAGATGTTTATATAGATGCTACTAATGGTTCAGATGATATTATATTAGAAGATGAATGTACTTTTAAAACATTAGAAGGACTATTAGATAAATTACCTAAGAATTTAAATGGTTCAACAGTAAGAATATTTTTAAGATCTAATATATCAGCTGGAGTAACTTTTGATTATTTCTTTGGTGGAAGACTTTTATTTTTCTTATGTGGTTTAACAATAACTGGATATTTACGTTTTTATTGTTGTAATGCCGATATAAAAATATATGGAGGGGATAGCCAATCATCAACTGCTAGAGGTATTGTTGCTCCTGACTCATTATATTCAGGTAGTGATAATGAAGCGGATGGTGTTTCCATATTAGTACACAAAGTTCCATTCTTTGCTATATATTATTGTGACGTTTATGGAAATAAAAATAAAAATGCTTCTGCAATAATGAAATTTATGGAATTCTCAAGTGGTACAATTTTAGGTGTTAAATTTATAGATGGATATCATGGTGTTATTGCAACATCTTCTAGTATAATTTATGGTACAAATACAAGTGGGCAAGTTAAAGGTAATGGATGGGTTTCTCAAAGTGGTTCAATAATTCACTTGGCTAAAGGTAGCCAAATGAGTGGTACACTTGCTAATTATAAAGAATCTAATGGAGATATAATATTAGGTACTATCAAAGACATGATTAAAAATAGTGGTGGAAACCCTGGTATAACTCCTGACCCTACTCCTGACCCTACTCCAAATCCATCTAATCCAAAAGACCCTACACCAAAAACTAAAAAAGTTACTTATAAGGCTACAAGTGCTGATACATATAGAAGTACTGTATACAATAACTGGAAGAAAGATGGTACTTGTAGACAAGGTGACTATGGTTATGGTGACTGCAATGGATGTTGGTTCTTTGGTAGTCAATTTGCTAACTTAAAAGGTAAGAACATATCAAGTATTAAAATCACAATTAAACGTCAAACTGGTGGATATCAATCTGCACATAATGTTACATTAAAAATGCATAAATATGCAAGTAGACCTAGTATATCTAGTGGTTCAAAACCAACTTATAATGATGGTTGGTCTAAGACAATAAGTCTAAAAGTAGGCGAAACTAAAACAGTTACAATTACTGATACTGCCGTATTAAATGCAATTAGAAATGGAACTATGAAAGGCTTTGGTTTACAAGGAGCTTATAATAAAGCATCATACACAGTATGTAGTGGTGCTATGACAGTAGTAGTAACTTATAAAGAATAGTATGGAGGGGAAATCCCCTCCCTTTAATTTAATTAGGAGGTATATAAATTGAAGAAACTAATTAAGATGTATAACGAAAAATATGGTAATACGTTAGGTATTATTGATGATGACTTCAATAAAGAACAAATGTATCGTATTTATTACTTTATAAAAAATAATTGTGATGACAAAGACATACAAGAACGTTTAGCTAAAATTAAATTAGATAAGCCTAAAACATTAGAGCAACAATTAACTAAGTTAGAAAGTGAAAATAATAAAGATATTAAGAAATACGTGGATGATAATACAATTATACATCCATTACCAGTTTATAAAAAAGTTGAAAGTCCTACAATGATAATGTATATGGTAAATATAATGGACTTAAAAAAATTAACTACTTATGGTGAAGATGGAAGTATTTTAATAACTAAACAAAAGTTACTTGATAGTGTAGCTTTACTAGCTGAGTCAGCAAATAATGCAAGAATTTCTATAAATACCAATAATGGCACATATTATATGAATAAAATGAATCCAACTGTTATAAAAGTATATAAACAAACTGTGGAAGATTTAGAATAGTAATTATGGGTAAAACTAGAAAAATAAAATATTACAAATTACACAATATGGATCTATTACGTAATAAAAAAGAAGTTGGAATGGGAAAGTGAATAATAAATAAAAAAATTTAATTTTAATATCTAAACACTAGTGATTTCAATGGGTTCAAAATCACAAACTCCATGAATAATTAAAGATAGGAGGTATGAATGTGGCAAAAATAACAGTTAGCCCAATCACTTATAATATAACCGATGCAAATGTAAACATTGTGAAAATTTATTTTACATCAGATGTTACATTGACTGATGTTAAATTAAGTATTGATAATGGACAAAATTTTTTAAACAATGTGAGTATGACACAAACAAGTGCTGACTTTAATATAGCAAATCTAGTAAACAAAAATTATACATGTTTATTAAAAGGATTTTATGAAGAAACTGTTACCCCTAGTCATTCAATAACCAATAATTTAACACATTGTACAACTAGTAATACTGCTAAAACCATTAACGCTAATAGTAAATTTTCTACTACAATAAATGCTGAAGCAGGATTTACATTAAACACTATAACTGTAACCATGGGTGGAAAAGATATAACAAGTAGTGTTGTTAATAACAACGTTATAACCATAAATTCTGTCACAGGTGATGTAGTTATCACTGCTAAAGCTATTGAAATTGTTGCACCTACTGTTTACTCAATAACTAATAACTTAACAAATTGTAATACTAGTAATAGTACTACAAGTGTAACTAAAGGTGGAAGTTTTTCAACAATAATAACTGCTAGAGATGGATATAGAATTAGTGCTATAACTGTAACTATGGGTGGAACTAACATAACAAGTACTGCTTTAAATGGAAATAGTATAAATATAGCAAATGTAACTGGCAACATAGTTATCACTGCTAGTGCTATTCAAATAACACCTAGTACTTATACAATAACCAACAATTTAACAAATTGTAATAATAGTAATAGTGCTGAAATTATTAATGCTAATGGTAAATACTCTGCTACAATAACTGCTGACGAGGGTTACACAATGAACACAATTACAGTAACTATGGGTGGTAAAGACGTAACAAGTACTGTTGTAAATAACAATACTATAACCATAGCTTCTGTTACAGGTAATATAGTCATTACTGCCAAAGCAATAGTTGTTGCACCAAGCACTTATACAATAACTAACAATTTAACAAATTGTACTACTAGCAATAACGCTAAAACTATAAGTGCTAATGGTAAATACTCTGCTACAATAACTGTTAATACAGGATATGTATTAAGTACATTTAATGTAAGTATGGGTGGAGTTGATATAACAGATAGTGTTGTTAATCAAAATACTATAACTATAAATTCTGTTACAGGAAACGTAATCATCACTGTTAAAGCTATTGAAGAAAGTACTAAACCTGATATACCGGTAGTAGAGGACGAACTTGAAATACTACCTTCTTGTACATATGTTGATATTGCCGAAGGTGGAAGTAAAACTATATACTTCAAGTTATCAAATAAACCTACATCAAATACAACTATAAATATTTCTTCATCATCTTCTAATTTAACATGTTCTACACGTCAATTAACATTTACTACTGAAAATTATTATATTGCACAATCAGTAAATATCACTTCTGTTGCAGATAATAATGAAACTGATGATGTATATACTCTAACAATTTCATCAAATGGATTAACAAGTAAAACAATAACAGTAGATGTTATAGATAGTGCTAATAGTAATTTTGAAGTAATTTATGACAATGGTACTTTAGTGGAAGGTGCTTCATTATCATTAAATAATGCAGTTAATAATGGAACTTATATAAGTACTAACCAAAATCAAGATGTTAGTGTTGCAATAAGTAATCATCCATTAACTTTTAATAAAAATGATAAAGTGCATGTAGTTTTAGGATTAGGAACAAGTGACCCATCATCAATTTATTCTTTACGTAGTTTAGTTTTAGGAGATGGATCAGCTAATAACATAAGTAATTCTAACATGATTAATGAAGTGCAAATAAATGAAGCGTTATCAAATGATGGTAAAGTAGATACTTACTGGACAATAGCTGGTAATTTATCAAATATAACTTTAACATTCACATGTTATTTTGCACGAGTTAACATTTATAAAATTTATATAGAAAGAAGTGAATAATCATGGCGAATACGATAAATTCTACTAATAATCTTACATCTACAAAAATACCTCAACTATATATTAGATATTTTAATCCTAAAATAAAAGCAAATGAGACAATAACTATCAGATACTATGTATCTGATAGTACTCAAGCTGAGTATTTGAATAAAGATGATAGTAAAACTTTTACAACTATTGTTAAAATAAAAGATAAGACATATAATAAAACTACTAAAGCAGGAGAATATTCAATTGATATAGGTTCAATTGCTGCAACGGGAGAAACTTATTTTAGCATTCAAACTATAGATGATAATGGTGTAGCAAGTATTGAACAATTTTTTGATATACTAATAGTTAATGATTCATATAATCAAGTGAATAATTATAATATGACAACTGCTGATTTGTCTACATATAATATAACTGTTGGTGCAACTGCTAGTATAGCACAAGCTAAGGCAAATAATACAGGATTGAACAAGTTGTTCAAAGCAGTTAAAAATAATGGTCATAATAAGATTACTATGCTAAATAAAGTTTATATGTTAGATTATCATTCTGATAAAGTAGTTTTACCTGACCATTTCACAGTAGACATGAATGGTGCTACGTTTAAGGCAACACAATGTAATGACATTAATGTATCAAATCTAGTGGACTTAAAAGATTGCTTTGATTCACATGTTAAAAATGGTAAGTTAATTGGTAACTATGATGGATTTGATTTTGAAGCAACGAAGACTAATACTAATTATAATATCCCTGGTGAAGGATTAGCAGTTGCCGAAATCAATGGGGCAAGATATTCATCTTTTGAAAATATGGAAATGGGATATTCAGTTGGATATAACTTAGGTGTATTTGGAGGTAAATTAGCAGGATATGTAGGTACTCCTGGTCAGTTAGCTTTTCCAAATGCATATTATATAAATGATCAAGGTAATACAGTTAATAGTACCACTATGAGTACAACAGAATTAATTGATATTTCAACATTATTAGATAGAGGTGAAATACAATGTAACGTGTACCTAGGGTATGGTGGATTGGCTTTGAATAAAGCAGAATTGTTTTTCCATTTCTATGATAGTAATTCTGCATATAAAACAACAATAAAAACAAGACAATATCAAGTGGTTAAAATACCAAGTGGTGCAAAATCTATGAGAATTACTGGTTTTACTCCAACTACAACTTCATCAGGTATGACAATATGCCATACAGGTGGGGCTACAAATTGTGAGTTAATAAATATAAAATCTCATAATACAAGAACGTGTGCAATGCACCCTGGTATATACAATCATTTGTTAATAAAGAATTGTTCGTTTAATTATGTTGCTGATGAAAATGAATATAAAGTAACAAAATTAGCTTTGGATTTTGAGGATGGATATGAGAACGGTAAAAATTTATTTTTCATAAACAATGAAGTTTATAATGGAACATCTGCTTTGACAATTCAAAGAGGTTTCAATTCTAATGTTATTAATTGTAGAAATTTTGGATTGGACTTAAGAGGACATATAAAAGGAGCAAACATTAAAAATAATTTCTTCAATGACGGAAGTATTTATACAACTAGTTTTGAATCTCAATCACATATTAAGTTACACAATAATACATTTTTAAAAGTATTGAAATTTTTAAAATGGGATGATACTGGCGATTATAGTACAATAGGTTTGACTAAATTGGATTGTAAACAAAATTATCAAAATAATTCTAGTGTTAATGTAGTGATTGATAAAGCAGTTGAAAGTAGTGGCAGTGGTGGAGAAATTACTCCTGAAACATTAACTATAAGTAATATATCCAACATAACACAAACTGAAAAAACAGAATTCTACATTGAATATAGTACAAATATAGCAGTAGCAAAACATGAAGTATCATGGGATGGTGGAAATACGTTCTATGATAAAACAAGTGAAGTAACTGCTAATGGAACACATTATAAATTTAAACACGATAATAAGGGTAATGCAGGAACTTATCAAATGGCTATAAGAGTTACAACTGCAAAAGGTACTACTAAGACAAGTAATGTATTTACTGTTACTCTTACAAGTACAGTAACTCCTAGTCCTGATGAACCTGGAACAATAGGTAATATGACTTATGGTAAAGGTATAAATCAAAATACTCATGTTATAACTGATAATGCAGAATGTTGGGCAACAGTTAATGCAGTAACAGTTGAAAAAGGTGCAACTTATACACTACAAATGGATGGTACTTGGGTATGGGGTTATGCCTTTGACGATAGTGATAATTATGTTAGTGAATTATTCACAAGTAATGGTAATAATAACTATAAATATACATTCACTGCACCTACAAATAAAATAAGATATGGTTGTTATGACCCAGGTAAGTATTTAACATATTGTAATTTAACTAAAGATTCAACTACATTAACTATAAGTAATATATCCAACATAACACAAACTGAAAAAACAGAATTCTACATTGAATATAGTACAAATATAGCAGTAGCAAAACATGAAGTATCATGGGATGGTGGAAATACGTTCTATGATAAAACAAGTGAAGTAACTGCTAATGGAACACATTATAAATTTAAACACGATAATAAGGGTAATGCAGGAACTTATCAAATGGCTATAAGAGTTACAACTGCAAAAGGTACTACTAAGACAAGTAATGTATTTACTGTTACTCTTACAAGTACAGTAACTCCTAGTCCTGATGAACCTACACTAATATACGATTTAGGTTCAGAAAAAACTTTTGACGGAACTTCTAAATATATAGATACAATGGTAAAACCGTTTAAAACTGCGAGTGACTATACTATATTTATTGATTTTGATGACGGAGGAGCTACTCAAAATGATGACCTTGCAAACGTAATGCACTGCGTATACGAAGAGGGTGCATATGATGGATTGAAATTATATCTTAATCATGACGATGGTCATTATTATCTAGTAGGAAACAGCCAAAACACTACTACTAATTACACATACGAGGATAGTTGGACTATGGTAAAAGGACAACGCAACAAAATTGCTATAGCTATATCTAAAGGTGTAGTTAGCAATATAGTAATAAATGGCTCAACTGTTGCAGTTAATAGGAACGAGTACGACATGAATGATTACTCATTGATATTAGGAGCTTATCAAGATGCAGAGACAAATAAGAGCAAGTACTGGAAAGGTACAATCCATGCTTGTAAAATATGGAACTCAGCATTTACAGTAGCCGAAATGAAAGAATTATTCGGTTCATCTAGTAATCCAGGCGGTGGTACAGGAGATGCTTATAGACCAGGAAGAACTCTAATATGGGAAGATGACTTTACTGGCACAACTCTTAATAGAGATAACTGGGATTATGAAGATAACTACAGTAGACCAAATGAAGTTCAAAACTACGTAGCAGGAACAAATAACGTATGGGTAGAAAATAGTAACCTTGTCATAAAAGCTAAGAAGGAATGGTCAAACGGTAAGGAATGGTCAAGTGGTTGTATCCATACCGACAACAAACAAGAGTTCATGTATGGTCGTTTTGAAGCTAAGATTAAGATACCACAAACAGTTGGTTCATTCCCAGCATTCTGGACTCTAGGAGGTAACTACGAAGAAGGTGGCGGTATAACATGGCCTTACTGTGGTGAGATAGATATCATGGAACACAAACAAGGTTACGCATGGACTACAGCTGGTGCATTATACAGAACAGACTTAGTATGGGATAACTGGGATGCTAAAGATTTAGGTAGGGTTGACTCAGGAGCTATTGGTAGCTTCGATGATTACCATATCTATGCTATGGAATGGACTCACGATAAACTAGATTACTATGTAGATGATAGACTTATAGGACACTCAGACATATCTGATGATAGTACATGGTTCATGTTCCATCAACCACATTATATCCTACTAAATCAAGCTTTAGGGGCTGCGGGCGGTAGTGTTCCTAGTGATATGACTGAATATACTATGTATGTAGACTGGGTTAGAGTTTATGCTCCAGAGGCTGCGCCATCTGGTGGAGGTACTACAAATAAAATCTGGTTCGAGGACACAAGTGCTAGACATATGGATAAATGGAGTAAGCTTGGTCTAATACCTAAATTTAATGAAAGCTGGACTAATAAAGTAATCACATGGAAATCAAATAACGAAAGCATAGCAACTGTATGTGGTGGTAGAGTAGACTCTAAAGGAGTTGACGGAAGTTGTATCATAACTGCAACAACACTAGAAGGTCAATCAGCTTCTATAACTGTTAATGTAGGTAATGGTCAACCAACAACACCAACTACTACTATAGGTAATATGACCTATGGTAAAGGCATAGATCAAACTACGCATATCATTAAAGATGATGCTGCTTGTTGGGCAACAGTTGACCCTGTAACAGTTGAACAAGGTGCAACTTATACTCTACAAATGGATGGCACTTGGGTATGGGGTTATGCTTTTGATGAGAGCGATAATTATGTTAGTGAATTGTTTACAAGTACAGGTAACAATAACTATACTTACACATTTACTGCACCGACAAATAAAATAAGATATGGATGTTATGATCCAGGTAAGTATTTAACATATTGTAATTTAACTAAAGTAAGTGGCGGAAGTTCCGGTGGAGGAGATTCTAACACTGAGTACGCTACATCATGTACATCATCTTATATCCTAGATAAAATGTATCCAATGCCACAGAATCACGAAGCGTTACCAAGTGGTGTAAAAGACACATGGGCAACTCAATCACGTTGGGAAAATCAACAAAGACCTACTGCGTTAGCTCATAATTGTGGTCAAGCAGGTTGCCCAGGAGCAGTGCCATTTAGAGCGTTGGGTGCTTGGGCGAATGTGTATAGAGTTAAGGATTCTGGGTTTAGCGCTAATACTGGAGTTGAAATGAGAAATATAAAAGTTTACGGATGGTATAATGGTCAATGGGAAAAAGTACAAGATTTACCTGTACCTAATGGAAACTTCTATGCTGAAAGTTTCTCAGGTGATAGCAATCAATATTTTAGTGACAGTATAAAAACTACAAGCACTAGTAAAACTATAATTTTAAGAGAAGCAAATAAAGTTAATGGTGAAAACTGTATGTATCACCCATTCTCTGATATTAAAAACTTTGATACAAAATATGAATATGTATACACTTGTATAGATTTACGTAAGGTAAAATGGAATGAAAGTGGTACAGATGATAGAGATAGTTCTCATTATTGTGCAAGTTGTGGTGGTGACTGGTGGTTAGCTGAAGGATTGAAATTTGATAGTAGTTGGCAACATAATAAAGGCGTAGCACAACCTAAGATAATTGAAATAACAAAAGAGTGGAGAAGATTCTCAATGACTACTGTTCCACAAAATTGGACTCATGGATTCCCACAATAATGTTTAAAAATAAATAGAAGGTGATAAGGATGGAAGAATTTAAATTAATACCTAACCATGAAGAATTTGAAGTATCTGAAAATGGTAAAATTAAAGAAATTGCAACTGGTAAAATTAAAAGAGCAAGAATTGACAAAGAAACTGGAGATAGACACATTAAATTAGATGACGAAGACATAAACATAAATAAATTAGTTGATGAGTTATTTAAGGTAGAAGAAGACAAAGTAGAAATTGAAAAAGAGGTTAAAGAAGAAGTTTTAGTCAAGGAAAAACCAATGGAAGACGAAGTAAATAAAAACATGACAATAGAAGTTGCAAAAGAAGATGAAAATGACATAGAAAATATGAACAACACAAAAGTTCAACATAACCCATTATATAATTTATTATTCAATTAGGAGGTTATGCAATTGAAGAAATTAATTAAAATGTATAATGAAAAATTCGGTGACACTTTAGGTGTCATCGATGATGATTTTAATAAAGAGCAAATGTACAGAATTTATTATTTCATAAAAAATAATTGTGATGATAAAGACATTCAAGATCGTTTAGCTAAAATCAAATTAGATAAGCCTAAGACGTTGGAACAACAACTAACTAAATTAGAAAGTGAAAATAATAAAGGTACTAAAGAATATATAGATGATAAAATTACTGTTAAAATATTACCAGTTAACTATGATAAAAATTGTGTTACAAATGTTATTGATTTAGAACCACATAGTATTTACATGCCGCCAAATGATGCTAAATTTTTATATTTAGCTTATGAGAAACTTAATGGGTCTCTTGCTGGATTCCTTTTTTCATCTAAACCTCATGGTAGATTTATTTATACTGGTGATAAAGATGATACTAAGATTGAAATTATGTTAGAAGGAATCTGTTATACGGCTTATTTTAAAACTGATACAGTAGATGCTCATGTAGAAAAAACAGTATTTTACTTAACTAAAAATAATACTACAAAATTTATGCCAACTAATGATTATGAACCAGCCACTAAGAAATATGTAGATGATAAAGTTGCTAGTTCACCTCAATTATCTTTCAATGAAGCTGGTGAATTAGTTGTAACTATAAATGGAGTTAGTAAAACTTTTGTACCTAAAGCTGAATAGAAAATAAATATAACATAAAAGTAAACTCATACTGATACTTTAGGGTGTTGGTATGAGTTATAATTTATAAACGAGGTGGTAAAAATAATGAAAACTCAAAATGGATTTACACTTTTAGAAAATGCTAAAGACGTTAGAAATTGGTTAGCAAAACAAAAAGTAACAAGAAAAATAACTAGACTTCAGGTACACCATATGGATATGCCTGACTACTCTACGTGGGAAAAAACAGATAAAAAAGTATTTTCTGAACCACATTTTGGAAGAACACAATCATTAGATAGTTATGGAAAATCTAAATGGGGGAGAGGTGCTAGTGATGGACATGGACATTTTATCGCCCAACATTTCAACATTTTTCCTGACGGAAAGATAACAACTGGTAGAAATCTTAATTCTACTCCAATTGGTATTAGAGGTTGGAATACTAATGCTATTTGTATTGAGATTTATGGATGTTTCGATAAGGGTAAAGATAAAATGACTAAAGAACAAAAAGAAGCAGTAATATATCTATATGGAGAGTTATGCAAGAGATTTGATATTCCTGTAGATACTGCACATATAAGACCACATTGCTGGTTCACTGCTTATGGTAGATATCTTGGAAAATATAATGTTAATAAAAGTGCTAAAACTTGCCCTGGTACTGCATTTTGGGGATATGGTTGTTCTCCTGAAGGTTTTGCACACTTCATAAAGGACGTAAAAAATTATGTAGATGGAGTTGAAGAACAACCAAAAGTTGTGGATAGAAGTGGAGAAAAAAATGTACCTAATTACAAAGTAGAAGTTATAACTGATACATTAAATGTTAGATATGGAGCTAGTACATCATATGATAAAAAATCAACTCTTAAAAAAGGTGACGTTGTTACTATAACACATGAAAAAGATGGTTGGGGATTAATACAAGGTGCTAAAGGTTGGATATCTTTAAATAATAAATATGTGAAAAAAGTTAAAGAAGAAACACCTAAAAAAGATACACCTAAAGAAGAAACAAAGATCAAATTTCAAATACAAACTTTAGACAAATTAAATATAAGAAAAGTAGCAGATTGGGACGCTGAAGCAATAACTACTGTGAAAAAGGGACAAATATTAGATGTAGTAGATACTGTTGCTGCTAAAAATGGATCTACTAAAATGTATCGTTTGGAAAGTGGTTTATATATAACTGCTTCTGAAAAATATGTGAAAATAATCAAATAAAGGAAGTGATTATTTATGTATTTACCTTTATTTCCTGAAAACAATGGAAAAAATAAAGCGTGGAAAAATATAAAAATAGTTAATAATGAAGTAAGATTAAATAAAGATTATAAGTATCAATTCGTTGATTTTGCTAAAAGTGAAGTTGCAAAAATTGAATTACCTAAAGTAAGAAATAGTGAAGTGGCAGAAATACATTTAATTTTTAAAGGTAGTGAAACATTAGTTTTAACTCTACCATCTTGTAAATGGCAACCTATACCTACATTTGAAGATAATAAATACTATGAATTAATATTTACTTATTACAAAGGTGTTTGGTTAGCAGGTTGCGTAGTTTATGGTGATTAACTCTAAAATAAACAGAAAGGAGGAAGTCATAAATGAGTAAAAAATTATTATTTAAAGGTGGTCATGCCACTGGTATGATACCATTTGAAATAGAAGATTTTTCAACATTATATATGCGAGATGCAAGAGTTGATGAAAAAACAAAAGCATACATTGATAGTGTGATAGGTAATAGTGTTTTAAACTTATGTCCATATAGAAATGTATTAGTTACCCATAAATATGATACTGTTGAAGGAAATGTAATTACATTAGATGATTGCCAAGATGATGAAGTGATTCAATTATCTGAAATACAAGGAAATACAATGGTTAACTGTTGTAAAGATGGTTCTAAAGAATTAACACTTAATGGAGATATAGATACTAGTGGATATAATAATGTTACACTAACAGAAGGCGTAGATGGAGGAAAAGTAGACATATCACTAGAAGGTAATACTATGGTTAATGTATGTGACCAAGAAGACCCAATAGCTATTACTAAAAACTATGAAGTAATTACTGGAAATCATGTGGCACTACAAGGTGAATATGATGGTAAATGTAGACCTAATATATATGGTAATACTTTAGTTAATTTAGCTGATTCTAATACTAGTAAAACCTTTTCGAGTACAACTAGAACTTATGGAATATGTAAGGATAACCGTATTATCAAAGAAAATACAACATATACTTGTATAATAAAAATAGCAGATTTAAATTTAGGACAATTATCATCTATCTTATTACAAATTCAAATAGAAGGTTTTAATTCTCCTGGAAGTGGTTCTACTCCTTATACAGTCGATAAAAGTGGTATTCATTTATTGACTTTTACAACAACGACTAGAAATAATAGTACGGACAAAACTGTTATATTAAAAGGAGTATCTTCTCAATGGACTGAAAATAGTACAAATACAATGGTTATATCTAGTGTAGTTCTTTTAGAAGGAGATTATACTAATAAACCTATACCTGAATACTTTACAGGAATGAAATCTTCCTTTGAGGATAAGTTAATACCTGAAAATTTATATAAATTTAGTAGTAGAGATGATTTTTATTCATTAAATGATAATGCAGTATTAGATGGTGAATATATAAAAATGACTGCCAATAGTAAATATCAAAATGCAATGCTAAAACCTTTAGCAACTATAAAACCTTCTACAACATATACTGTAGTAGTTGATGTAGTAGAAAATACTTTAAATGCAGACTTAGTTGTTATAAATAGTTCTCCTAATGCTCAGTTATGTAGCACACAACAATCAGTTTCAATAAATGCAGGTAAAACTGGAATTTTTACATTTACAGTTACTACTAGTAATGATTTAAGTAATTGCACTAGAGTCTTAGTTAATTATTTGAACAGTGTTAATACAACAGGTAGTATTAAATATAGAATTATGGTAGTAGAAGGAGATTATACTAATTACAACTTTACAGATTATGATTCAAGTAAAGGTGGCAAATATAAAGTAGACTATAAAGTTACTGGTAAGAATAAATTTGATATTAATAATGAATTTGCAACTACTACCACTAATGGGAAAAAGTATATTACTGTAAATGGAAACACTACTACATTTACACCTCCTAGTGTAGTTGGTATTAGAAAATATTTTAAAATAAAGGTTAACCCTAATACAACATACAATATCAATGGTACAGTATCATATGGTATGGTTGTTATTTATAAACATAATATTAACACCGATTCATTTACTTGGGATACATCATATATACACACTTATAGAAATTATACTAAACAAGAAAACACGACTTTAGCTCTACAATTTACAACTGGCGTAGATGAACATGAAGTATATGTAAGATTTAGTAATGAGTCAGTTAGTGAAACATCAATATTTACTAATATTCAAATAGAAGAAGGCGACACAGCAACAACTTATGAGCCATATAAAGAATTTATTAAAACATTATATTTAAATTCTCCATTATTAGAAGGAGATACAATAGAACAAAGTGGTAATGATATAGTACACGTGCATAGATATAAAACTATTACTTTTGATGGTAGTGATGATGAAAAGTGGTTTACATATAAATCATCTACAGATATTACTTGTATATCTATAAAAATAACTGATAAACTAAAAGCAAATGCAACTGGTTATGCTTCAGTAATATGTGATAAGTTATGTTATATTGAGGCGGGATATCTTACTACTTCATTAAATATCGCCACTTATGTAAGCGATAAGTATAATAATAATAATAATATATATATAACAATTCCAAATACACAATTAAATTCCAGTGATAAACAAGGAGCTATTCAATGGTTACAACAAAATCCTGTAACAGTAGTATATGAATTAGCAACCCCTACAAGAGAAATAATATCAACTAATGATAATTTACTATTAGATAGCTATATAAATGGACATTTAGATGTAGATAGTATAGTGCCAATTGATAAAGTAGTATTCCAACAAACATTTATTGAAGGTTTAAAATATTTATATCCAAACACAGAATATACAATACAATTTGAAAGTGATAATATAGGTAAATTACACTACTATATGGGTGGTGTTTATGACGATATTGATGTAGTTAAAGGTATTAACAAATTTAACTTAACAACTAAGGATAAGATAAATTGGTTATCTTTAGATTTAAGTGGTATAGGTTTTAATGCTTCTAAAGTAGTAGTAACACCTAAAGTAGATGGAGATTTTGGATATTTCAAAGGAATGAAATCAGTAGGTCAAGATGATACAGATGGTCATAAAATCGAAATTTTATCACATAATGGAAATCTATATAAGAGATTAGAAAATTCCCACTACAAAGTTTATGGTTCAACTGTAACTATAATAGAGGAAAATGAAAATGGTTTTATTTACAAAGCAGAAGGATGGGATATGGGATTATCTTATTTGATAAGCACAGAAGGTTTATTTAAAAATAAAAAATACAGATTATCTTGGGAAAAAAATGATACCACAAAAACTGCTCCAATACTTCATACAGATGGAATAAAACTTTTAAATTCAAATAAATTAAATAAAGAAATTATTCCTTATACAAGAAATGGTTTAGGGTATGACTTTGAGTTACCAAATAGTTTTGAACATGGAGATATTTTGGAAATAAGATTTAAAAATAGTGTTTTGAGTGTTGAAAATGGTGCTTGTAATATTTGTATTAATGAAATAGGTGTTGCTAAAAATACAGCTATTAGTAAATTGAATAAAAAAGAAATTTTAATGAATGAACCACTTAGAGGATTACCTAATGGAGTTAAAGATAAATATGTAATAATAGATGGTAAATGGTATATAGAAAGAAATACTATACAATTAATAATGGATTCAACATTTATACAAGATAAAAAACTAAATCATTATGTATCAACAGATTACGGCGATGTAATTGGTTTTAGTACACCAAATAACTGGTTTAAATGGAGCAGTTCGTTAATTTGTAATAATTTGGTATATGACGGACATAGAAATATAAGTGCTGGTAGTTTAATTTCCAACCAAGAAAAAATATTTGTTTATGATTATATATTTATTACTTTAAATAAGAATAAGGTTAGTACACTTAATGAAGCTGGTTTTAGAGAATATTTAAAAAATAATCCTATAACATTAGTAGGACAAAATACTACTCCAACATATGAACCAATAGATTATAATCCATTTGAAGTATATACAGATATAACTCATATATCTAATAATTCTATTATACCATGTAATATGGTAATTAAAAATAGTGGATATAATTGTATATTAAAACCTTCTACATTATATACAGTAGCACTAGATACAAATAAAAGTGGAACTATTGGAATGAATTTAGGTGGAGCAAAAGGAACTACAAGTAACAATATTACTACAATAACTACTCCAGCAACATTAGTAGATAATACTTTAAGATTATATGGAAAAGGTATTAAAGCAAGTGGAGTTAGATTACTTGAAGGGGATAAAACTAATTGGATACCAAGTCATTTTGAAGGAATGAAATCTTGTTTCGAAGATAGGCTTCAAGATGATGGAAAATATAAAATGGAAATTTTAATGAACAATGAAAATTTATTAGATATAAAAAATATATCTTATAAAAACACAACAGATTACAAATTAGAAAACAATAAAATTATCATCAATACTTCTAAAAAATATCAAGGATTATATTATTATATTCCAGTAAAAAGAGGTAGTAGATATACAATATGTTGCAAAAATATTACTGGTGGTGGTATTTTGTTATACAACGGAAAAACTACTGGACATATGGTAAAAAAATTTTTAGGAGGTATAGATAACAACGCTAACCCTAAAAAAATAAGTGTTGTTGCAAATGAAGATTATATAACTATCAGAGTATCTAGTGAAGTGAGTGTTGATATGGATTGCATATTTGAAGATACTTTATTTTACAAAGGAATGGAAAAAGTGGACTATGTACCACATAAACAAAATAAAATACAATTTTTATTAAATGAACCATTAAGAGGAGTAGGAAATGTAAAAGATAAAGTATATGTAAAAGAAGATAAAGTAGTAGTAGAAAGAAATTGTGGTAATATTATTCTTGATGGTAGTGATGATGAAGGATTACTTATAGTTGATAAACCTGATACGGGTTATGGTTATTATCGTACAAGAATAACCTTAGGTAAGTTAGGATTACCTAACGGTAATTATCTAAAAATTAAAATGAATAATTTGACAGTTAGTGAAGGAGTAGGAAACTATTATGGATATATATGTACTTTTGACTATGGAAGCTTTTTATTTGTATACCATAAATTTAATAATTTACAACAATATCTACAAGCAAACCCAACAACAGTAGTATATCAACTAGCAACACCAGTATATGAAGAAGTAGAATTTTCAAATAATAGATTAACTTTAGATAGTTATGATAATTCAACTTTATTTTATGATACAAATATACCTGTTACTACACAATTTTATGAGTTTAATGTTAATATAAAAGATATGTTGATTCCAAATGAAACTTATTATGTTACTTTTAATGCAGATAGAGTTAAAGATATTACTATAAATTTAAGTGGAGTTCAAGTAAATTACAAAACATCTATGGGATATAATAAAGTTCCTATACAATTAGGAGATGTAGTGAATACTAACTTTAGTATGGATTCTAGGGGAGTTGAACTTAGTGATCTAATGATAAGTACTTCAACTAGTCTAATTTATGTAAAAGATATGAATGATGTATGTGTTTATGATGAAGCAACTAATAAATATTCTATAACAATAACTAGTACTAATGGAAAAGAAAGCGATAAAAGAGTGATTTTATTGGATTATCCACTTTTAAAACTTAACAAAGATATTTATGATAGATTATATTATAGCAATAAAGATAGTAGATATAGAATAGAGAAAAAAGTATTTAAGCATAAATTTACTAATGATCATGAATATAGTAAGTATGCTGCCGAAACAAATGATACTTATTATTCTAGTTTTATTTCATTGAATGAAGCTATAAAAGATTATGTTGTTATTACTAATGAAAAAGTAAAAACTGTCAAAGTAGAAGATGATAAATATTATTTCAAAATTAAATGGTCGGATTTAGGTGTTAGTGATAAAACTGAAGCGAACGGAAATCAAGGAGTGAAAGACTTCTTTAACAACAATGAAGTATATTTATACTATGCAACAGATGGTTTTGTAGAAATAGTTGATGGATTAACAAAACAAACTTTAAAAGTATATCAACCTGAAACAACTATGAAATTTTTAGGAAACACTACAACTACTGTTACTATTTTAATCCCTATGAAGAATGTTTAATTAGGTGATAATATCTAATTTATTTATGAAACCATGTCATACTTAAGTATGACATGGTGATTACTATTTAGGAGGTTATATAAATTGAAAAAGTTAATTAAAATGTATAATGAAAAGTACGGAAATACTTTGGGAATCATTGATGATGACTTTAACAAAGAACAAATGTATCGTATTTATTATTTCATAAAAAATAGATAAATTGCCTTACCCATATCAATCTCCTAATATGATTATGGTAAAAAAAGATTTTGCTGATAAAGTGGCAACTTTTACAATAGAGCCTAATTTTGACCCTGCAGGTGAAGGGACAGGAGGATTAATTGAGTATAATTTCATTATAACAGGTGGAACTAATATTAATACACAATCAATTATAGTAAAGGGATGTATAAATTATCATTTACTAGCAGACCCTGTTCCATTCTTACCTCAAGTAAACGAAATAATAAGTAATAATAATGTACAAATAGGAGTTACTAGAAATATCAGACAACTTGTTATAACAATTACTCTTACTGAAGTGGGTTCGTTTACGAAATGTACAGGGTATTTAGAAGGTAAGTGTATAGGGTTAAAGAAATTAAAATCAATTTAGAACTTGGTTCACAAAAGATAAATATTACGAATTACACAATTTGAATCAATTGCGTAATAAATACTATATAGTAATAAGTTATAAAGAATATTTAAAAGGAGGAAAAATAATGGACTATGCTAGATTAGTGGACGGTGAACTAGAAATAGCACCTGAAGTAATGTATAATGAAGGGGAAATAATAGTCAACTTCAATAAAAATGAATTATTAATGAGAGAATATGGATTCAAAACATTAGTTGAAGATAAACCTGAATATGATGAACGATATCAAACATTAGATATTGATAAATATGAAGAACAAGAAGATAAAATCATAGCTAAATATGTAGTTATTGATAATGATTTAGATGAAGAAAAAGAAAAATTAATATTAAAATCTAAAGAAGATTTACAAGTCTTTTTAGAGGAACATCCTTTATTTTCTAAAGCTAAATATGAAGATGGTAGATATTATAATATAACTGCTGAAAAACAACAACAATTAACAAGTAAATTATTAATGTACAATGGATATACTGCTTTAGGAAAAGAATATAAATTGATGTGGAATGATACTGGTGAACTTTGTGAAGAATGGAGTTTTCAAGAATTATTTGCTTTATCATGTGAAATAGATATTTATGTAACTCAATTAGCAGAATATCAAAGAGCAAAAGAAGTAGAATTAAAAGATTGTGATACAGTAGAAAAATTATATCAAGTAGTAATAGATTATGAAACTATGAAATAAGACAAGGGAAATTCCCTTGTCTTTTATCTTTCCAATGGAGGTGGAGACGTTGCCAAGAAAACAACCTTATAACAAGCAATTCGATGAAGAAAAATACAAATTAGTTAATAAATACAATAAAAATGCACTTACCGATTGGTTGCAACAAATGAAATGTGAAAAGAAAAGTAAAAAAACATTATACCAATATGAACGAAATGTAAAATTATTTTACATGTGGGTGTATGAGGAACAAGATAATGTACCTATTTATCAATTAAAGAAAAAACAATTTAGAAATTACTTATTATATTTACAAGATTTAGGACTTCATGCCAACAGAGTTAATAGTATGAAAAGTGCAGTATCATCAATGTTAAATTATTTAGAAGATGATGAAGAATATCCTGAGATACAAACTAATTATATGGCTAAAATCAAAGGATTACCTAAAGATGAAGCTAGAGAAATAATATTCTTAACTGACGAACAAATAGGTTATTTATATAAAACTTTAATTAAATCTGAGAAATATCAAGAAGCACTTTTATTAGCAATATTATATGATACTGGTGCAAGAAAAAATGAAGTATACGGATTAAAATTGGATTATATTGACCCTGAAAAAAATAGAACTACTAAAAAGGTTTTAGGGAAAAGAGCAAAATGGTTTTACCTATATTATCATGAAAGAACTCAAGAAGCATATAAACTTTATGTTGCTACAAGAGATTATGAGAATGATGAATTATGGTGTAAAGAACCTAATCACAAGTACACAATAGATTGGATGTATTCTGTTGTTAAGGGATGGAATAAAATAATTGAAGAGAAATATGGTGAATATTTAGATTTTAATGTACATAGTTTTAGACATGCATTTGCTACAAACATGACAAATGGTACTCACTATGTATGTAAGAAAAAACATATAAAATTAAGTTTAACAGAAACACAATTGATATTAAATCATGAATCGGCTGAAACAACACAAAATTATATCAAACGAAATGACGAGGAGGTAATAGCTAACGCATTTGGTTGGGATAAAGAATAAGAAATGGAGGTCATGCAATTGAAAAAATTAATTAAAATGTACAACGAAAAATATGGTGATACATTAGGTATAATTGATGATGACTTTAATAAAGAGCAAATGTATAGAATTTATTATTTTATAAAGAATAATTGTGATGATGAAGGTATACAAGATAGAATTAAAATGATAAATCTTGATAAGCCTAAAACATTGGAACAACAATTAACTAAATTAGAAGGGAAAATGGTAATATAGATATAAAAAAATATATAGATGATAATACAATTATACATCCATCACCAGTATATAAAAAAGTTGAAAGTCCTTCAATGATAACTTATTACGTGAATATAATGGACTTAAAAAAATTAACTACTTATGGTGCTATTAGAGATATGGATTCTACTAAATACCAACAATATCGTTTTATATATCCTTGTGACAATGGTAAAAATAAAACTATTACTATGACAGCTGATGATATTAATGACACAACTTTTAGAATCAGCCATTATAACAATACTAGCACATTGAGTTTTAACAATATAAATTATAATATAGACTATACTAAACATAGTACACCAACTGATGTAATTGTAACAGAATCTATACAAAAATATTTAGGAATTTATAACACACATGAATATGCACCAACAGAAAATTATCATCCAGCAACTAAGAAATATGTAGATGATAAAGTTTCTAGTTCACCTCAATTTAGTTTTAATGAAGCTGGTGAATTAGTTGTAACAATAAATGGTGTTTCTAAAACATTTGTGCCAAAAAGTGAGTAATTTGGTGATCTAAAATGAAAAAAATACAATTTTTGAAAAAAGAAACTATAATATTTGTAATCTTTGGTTTCTTATATATTTGTTTAGAATTATTATATAGAGGTCGTACACATATATCTATGTTTTTTGTAGGTGGATTGTGTGGGGTACTTATAGGTTTAATAAATGACAATACTCCTGATATACCATTATTTTGTCAATGTATTTTGGGTACTACCATAGTTACATTAATTGAGTTCATATCAGGTTGTTATTTAAATATATATTTAGGTTTAGGCGTATGGGATTATTCTCATGTGCCTTTTAACTTTTTAGGGCAAGTGTGTCTTCCATTTAGTATAATATGGATGTTGTTATCTATACCAGTTATATATTTGGACGACTACTTAAAAAATAAATTATTAAATGAGGTGTAGTAACAGATACTTTATAAAATTTTATAAAACACCATTGACTTTATAACTTGTCTTAATATTAAAATAAAATCTTTTCATTTTAAGAGGTTTAAAGGGGGTGTGAATTATGAAATCATTTACAATTAGATTATATCCAAACAAACAACAAGAATTATTATTTTATAAACATATCAATTGTCAAAGATATGTTTATAATTGGGCATTAAATCTAAATAACGAATTGTATAAAAAAGACAAAAAGAAATATTCGTCAACAAATTTAGGTAAGATGCTAACACAATATAAAAAACAAGAACCTTGGTTGAATGAGGTTTCTAATGCAACATTGAAAGAAGCAATTAGAAATTTAGATAAAGCATATACTAATTTTTACAAGAAAAGAGCAAATCTACCTAAATTTAAAAGTAAAAAGAGATCTAAATTAAGTTTCTATAGTAGATATGATAGCATTAAATTTCATGAAAATAATAGAGTTAATTTAGAAAAAATAGGTAAAGTTAGATATAAATCTAGTTATAATATTGATTTTAGTAAAGAAACCTCTTTCAAGAATCCACACGTTAGTTATAATGGTAGATGTTGGATTTTAACATTCGCTTTAGATGTTGAAAACAAAATTGAATCTTTGACAAAAGAAGTGATAGGAATAGATTTAGGAATTAAGTATTTAGCAATTTGTAGTGATGGTGTTGTTTATAAAAACATCAATAAAGAAATGAAAATTAAAAAATTAGAAAAAAGATTAAAAAGATTGCAAAAAAAGGTAAGTAGAAAGTATGAAATGAATAAGAAAGGAGGACGTTACGTTAAAACTAATAATATTAAAAAGTTAGAAAAAGACATCAGACGTATTCATCGAAGACTTAAAAACATAAGATTAAACTATTTACATCAAACAACTGCTGATATTGTGAAAACCAAACCATACAGAGTTGTGATGGAAGACTTGAGCATAACTAGTATGATGAAGAATAAATCAATAGCTAAACAAGTATCTAAGTTAGGCTTGTATGAATTCATAAGACAAATGAAATATAAGTGTGAATGGAATGATATTGAATTTATACAAGTGGATAGATATTATCCTTCAAGTAAAAAATGTAGTCGTTGTGGAACTATTAAAAAAGACTTGAAACTATCTGATAGAAGATATAAATGCAATGAATGTGGATTAGATATTGATAGGGATTTCAATGCTAGTTTAAATCTTATGAATTATGGATTATCACTTTAAAAGATAACCATGATATGTACCCATTCGTTAGTGGGGAATTTAAGTCCTTCAAATATTATTACTAGAGTAGGTTTGCTGAAATAGAATAGTAAGAGGAAATTATAACTTTTTATAAGTTTTAAGTAACGGTGTAGTGAAATGATTGATTTAAATGTTTTATCTAATTATTTAGTTTTAGTAGTGGTAGGAATATGTGTATGTGTTGGTTATGTAATTAAAACAAGTTTTCCTACTATCGAGAACAAGTATATACCACTTATAATGGCAGTATTAGGATTAGTTTTAAATGTTTGGTTAAGCAATTGGCAAATTAATGGTGAAATAATATTAGGTGGATTATTTAGTGGATTAGCTAGTACTGGATTACATCAAGCATTCAAGAATCTAATTAACCAAGATGAAAAATAAGAAGGTGATTAAATGAAAGAATTAATTAAAGAATTTAATAAAATTTGTAGAGAACAAGGCATGCCTTACATTATAGATGATGACTATAATGAAGATGAGATGTATAAGATTTTGTATTTTATAAGTGGCGTCCCTAATGAGTCTTTAACTAAACTTATAGTTAAAATATTGCCTACATTAAAACCTAAAAATAATGTTCAAAAAATATATTATGTAATGTTACAACCAAGTAATATGCCAATATAAGGAGATGAAATAAAATGGATATATCAGATAGAGACGGTCTTCCTGCACAACCATCTATGGGAATGCAAGAAATAATACGTATGTTTAATGAAGAATATAGTAAAATCATAGGATTTACTATTAATAGTGATTATTCTCAAAACGAAATATATCAAACTTGTGCATTAATGCATAGTATAGTTAAACGTTATGGTGATCAAAATTATACATTAAATAGATATTTAAATGAATTAAAATATTATCTAATGTATAGTACAAAACCATGTAGTAATATAGATGAATATGATGCTGTCATGACGTTGACTATGAGTGATGATTTAAATGATGGTATGCCATTATAAGGAGATGAAATAAAATGAAAGAATTAATTAAAGAATTTAATAAATTTTTATATGCAGAACATGGTGTTACATTAGATTGTAATTATAATAAAAATGAAATGTATTTAATATATTGGTTTATAAAAACAACTCTAATGATATCATATGAAAATGTGAGTAATTATTGTGATATGGATTTAATTGACCATTTATTAGAAACAATTAATTTAGGTAAACCTGAAAATGTATTTCAACAAATGAAGTATGTAGAAGTACATGATATGGGAGCAAATTAAGGAGGTAATTTGACATGAGTGAATTATCTAAACGAGAAATATTAAAAAGAGCGAATGAATTTAAACGTAAAGAAGAAGTTCCAAAAGAAATTAGAAGTATAGATGAAGCACTTAAAGAAAAAGAAATTAGAGAAACTCAAAATCTTAAAATCAAATTAGAACAAGATAGATTATGTGCAGAAATGATGAACATGGAGCAAATTGCTAACATATTAAATAGTACTACTGATGCACAAGCAGGTTGTCCTATAAAACAACCTAAACAAAAAGTAGAATATAAACACGTTACATGTAATCATCAATGTAATTTATGTAATGAAGCAGATTGCGTTGAAAGAGAAGAAGAAATGCATTCAGTTGGATGTCACTGTTCAAAATGTTGTCCTAACCCAAGAAAAAATTGGTTACAAAGACATAAACATACAATAGCAATAGTAGTTTTATGGTTAGCACTTATTGTGTTAGGTGTAGGTTGGTCTCCATCAGGAGGTACATTTGATGCTATACAAAAAAGTTACGTTGAATTAATTGTAAACTTTTTCAAAATGTCAATATTTGCAGTTGCAGGGGTAGTAACATGGATATTGTGTAAAAGAGACAACAAATAACCATGTTTCGTAAGGTATTTGCTTTATGTTTATCAATGTTGTTGATAATAGGGGGTATAACAAATTGTTATGCCTCCAGTGGAGCAGATATTATTTACGACATATTGAACAAGGACAGTGGAGAAAATAATACTTGTACTTCAATTATATACAACATCATTAATGGGGAAAAAGAAACTAAAAAAGAAATCAAACTAGTAAAATATGATCAATTCAAAAAAGAAAAGGTAACACCAGTACCACAAGATAGTTTCAACTTAGACATAAAAAATAGAAGTAACAATGATGACGACTATATTTTAGGATTAGATATAAGTAAACATAATGGACGTATTGATTGGAATGCTATTAAAAAAGCTAATATTAAGTTTGTTATAATAAGAGCTGGATATGGAACTACCCCAAATACAGATATTATGTTTAAAAGAAATATTGAAGAAGCCATAGAAAATGATATGATAATAGGTGTTTATTGGTTCTCTTATTCATATACATATGCTATGGAATACAAAGAAGCAAGAGCTTGTTTAGAAACAATAAACAAGTACAAAGAACACATAAGTTTACCTGTATTTTATGACTTTGAATATGACAGTATCCATTATGCTAATAAAATGGGTGCAGTAATAAGTGAACATAAAGTTAACAAGTTAGCAAGAATCTTTTGTGATACAATTAAAAAAGAAGGATATGAAGTTGGTATTTATACTAATTTAGATTACGCTTCTAATTATTTTAGTAGAGATACATTAGATAAATATCATACTTGGATTGCATCTTGGACAAATGCTTGTTATTATAAATATAACTATATAATATGGCAATGTACTGATAGCAAGTGGATCAATGGCAAAAGATTTGACTTGAACAAATTATATTATAATCGTTTTGAGAAGATGATTAATAATGAAAAACATTAAAATACTTATGTTAATAATTATAATCATTATGAGTTCTTTTATTCCTTCTTACTCATATGATTTAAAACAAGAAATTCCTATAGTAAAGAAATCACAAGCCTATGCTTGTATGAAAGATAGACATGCTAGTAAAGAATTTCTTGATGATATAGATTTTGTATATGATTATTCTAGTAAATTAGGTATAGACCCTAGTATAATTATAGCTATCTCAGCTATTGAAACAGGATATGGTAAGTCACATTTATTTGTAGCGTTTAATAACCCAGGTGGTATAAAATCAGTAAGACATCATGGTTGGCAACGATTCGCCACAACAAAGGATGGATATAAACACATGATTAATTTGATGGCAACATATGCTGGTATAATTAATCGTCATAGTTATTTATTCAATAAAGCTCCAACTACTGAACAATTAGGTAATTATTATTGGGTTGAAAATGGACGTGATGCAGGCTATCATAAACAATTAACTAGAATGATTAAAATAATGCAAAGTTATCCTATTAAAGAAAGTGAAAAAAAGATAACTTCTAAAATAAAAACTAATAACTCTCCTTCAAAAAATGAAAAGAAAATTGAAACAAAAACATCTCCCCTAGATATAATTTATAATATATTAAATAATAAAAATGATAGCTTTAATGCTTATGATTATATTATGAGTTATATAAAATAGCCCTACTCATTGAGTAGGGCTTTCTTTTTTTTTATTCTTTTCCTTTAGTTTGTTCTTTATTTTGTTCCTCTATTTTTGCAATTAATTCATTTACTTGTGCTTGAAGTTGAAAGTATCTAACTCTCCAAAGCATTATTTCCTCTTGTTTAGCAGCTAACTCTTGTTTATATACGTTTAAGACAATTTCTTTATCAAATTTTTCTTCGTTCATAATATCAATCTCCTTTATAATTTATTTGTAAGAATTATCTCTTACTTTTATAATATACTTAAATTATGTGAAAAAGTGAACCTATTTTTTTTTTTAATTATCTTGCTTGTCTATCAGCAAGTTGTAATAATTTACCTGTTTCATTGATTGGATTCATATGATTTTGAATCAATCCAGCTATTTCAAGTATATTTGATTTCTTCATTCCTAAACTATTTAGTACATTTATACTCAAATATGCCGATACATTTTCATGTTTAGGGAAGTGATGATGTATTCCATCTTTATCAGTCATAATACATTCTACTTTCCCAATGTCATGTAATAAACTAGCAACAAGTAAATTTTGATTAGTTGACCCAAATTCAATTAATTTTTTATATGTTGCATACATGTGTCTATCAATTGATAATGTGTGATGTATTGAATTTTGAGAGACACCTATACAATCATCGTTTCGAGTGAGTTTTAAAAAATTATGGTAATCGTATAATAATAACTCACCATTACATATTTTATCTAAAAATCTTCTATGATAAAAATGTCCTTCGGCTTCTCTATCATATTCTAAAACTAATGAATCAAATCCTTCATTTAATGTTGGTACATTGAAGTTTTTATACATATCATGTATCTCTTCATAAGATAATTGCCCCTCACGTCGAGAGTTCCAATAATAACATTGATACAAACTCTTGTAAACAAATATTCCTTTTATGAATAAGGTGTAAGGTTTAAGTTCTTTGATTATATATTCTCTATGTTCTTTGATCGCATTAGTGTTATCATAGTAAATGCATTTACCTTGTTTAAGAAGATTTTTAACTTCTTCTAATTCTTCAGGTGAATTTATACTATTTACTATGATTTCGTTAACTAATCTATGTTGTTTTATGAATCTTGATTTACCTGAACCAGGTAAGCCAATCAGCATTTTTAGTATTCCTCTTAATTCCATCTTATCACTCCTTCCCTTTATAATATACTTAAATCGTGTAAAAAAGTAAACCTATTTTTTTAAAAAATTATCCTTGTATCATTTCTCCACCAGGCATAAATAATGTATTTATATCGTATTGTTTAAATTCTTTCCAATGTTCATTTAAATATTCAGTAGTATCTTTTTCAGTATTATACCATTCTCTTGGTATTTGTATTATCTTAATACCCATGTCATCAACTTTAGGTAGAGTACTTAGGTCAATACCTTCTTTAAGATGTAGTTTTTGTTTGAATACACTATAGTCAACTTCATGATGTGCCCTATGGAATTTATATTTTAACTTAGCATATTGAGGATATACATCTACTAATTGTTGTGACTTGTCGCTAGTACCATTTTCATCATAAAACTCTTCACTATTGCCGCCCCTCTTCTTTTGTGTAGTTAGTTTCTCACCAGTAAACATATTAAATTGTACAGTACATAATCCTTTATCTAATACGTCAAGACTACATATTGTATCTTCATTATAATTTCCTCTTTGGTAAGGGCTTAATTTTAAATCAAATAATGTCATAGAATATATTCTTGTATTAGTTGTAAAAGGAGGATAACTACCAGTACCTACAACAAATCCAGTATAATTTAAACCAGCTAAACCTACATTATCATATCTATCAACGAATTTTTCAACAGCAACATAAGGTATAGCACTTCTTGTTAATAATCTTCTACCATTAATACGTGTATCGTAGCAATCTATGTTGTCATCTATTATCCAACATTTTTTAGCATGTAATACGTTTTTAGAATAATCCATACAAAAGTTTCTTGCGGCTCCAGGACCGACACCAACGTTTTTACCATAGTTGTCAATGAAATCATATTTTTCTTTATAGGTCATATCTAATTCAAGTATAGTTATGTGTTTATCATCCCCAAAGTTTTTTTCATACATTTCTTTTTCTTGAGGTTCTACAACTAAATAATGATCTATTCCACTTTGACTTAAAGAGAAACTAGAGTGCCATAATTCTTTTGTAGTTCTTCCTTTTGATACAACGAACATAGGATATTTTAATTTCATTTCTACTTCAGGAGTAATTACTCTTAAATCTTTGAATGCTCCCCTAACTATTGGTTTCGGTGCCCATACACTTTTAGTCTTATCACTTATATTTTGAGTAAATATTTCACTTAATCGTGCAGAGTCATAAAACTCTTTATCAAAATAAAAATCAATTTTACAATATTCATCTAATGCAAAATCCATATTGTAAGTAGGCATTCCAACCCAATGGTCTTCCCATTCTTTACGTTCTCTAGGTTTTTTCTTACTTGGTTTTTTGAATTTCGTTAAAGGTAATGCTATATCACTTAAATGAATTTCTTTTACATCTTTTGTTAATTCCAAACCATTAAGTTCATTAAATTCATGTAAATCCTCTTCACTTCTAAAACGTGCTATTATTCTACGTTCTTCCATATTCCCATCCCCCATTTATTATTTATTTTATCTTACATTTATAATATACTTAAGTCATAAAGAAAAATGAACCTATTTTTATAAAAAATCCCATAAGTTTTTAACTTATGGGACATTTAATTTTAAATATAATTGTATATCTCACCTAAATTATCTATAGCAGGAATATCACCAATAGGCTTATTAGCATTATGATTACTTCTCATCAGTATAGCTTTTCCATTAGGATTCTTTTCTTGCCATTGTCTTATGTTAGTTATATTGTCATCTACAAATACATCACCATTTATCATTCCTTTATTTTTAATAAAAATTATATGATCTTTTTTGAAATATGGTATTCTATTTAATAACCACTCGCGTTTACCTGATTGTGCAATTCCTCCAGTAGTATCAGAAACTATATATACTTTATGCCCATTATCAATGAGCGTCTTAATCCAATGTATACTATTATTCTTCTCATGAACTTTGTTAACTAAAAAATCATAAGTAATTAAATCAAATATATTCTCTTTCAAGTTTAAGGTTTCATTGATTCTCCAAAAGGTTATGTCTTTAGGTAAGTAGTTAGTGGAATAAGTTTTATTATATTCATTTAATAAATCATCTATAAAAGTAGTTATTACGTCATCATTATCCAACAGAATTGTTAATCGTTTCATTCAATCTCCCTCACTTCGATTGTAAAATTAGGTTTATTTTTATAAAAATCTTCTAACATTTCATCAGTAAAAGAATATTTACTACTAACATCTCTAATATGATAATGTATATGATTATCACCATGTAAATGATGTATAGCGTCTATAACTAATTTTTTACCTATTAGATATTTCATTTCTTCATTGAAGTAATATTCACCATATCTTTTCCCCACTTCAATATCATCTTTTAATTTAACAGTACTACCAACATTATATTTCATAAATTACACTCCTTTAAAATATTATTTATTTTATCTTACTTTTTATTACAGTCATAATGTTTTTCATGTCATTGTTAGTAAAAATAAAATAATTAATATTATTAGATTCTAATATATGTTGTGTTATGTTATCTATTTCTATAGCTTTTTCTTCGCTTTGAAGTCTACCATTTTCTTGATAGACTGTTTGTCTTTTTAATAAGAAATTAAGGTTATTATATTGATTAAATGTTTTTAAACATAGATCACATAATTCTTTATTATCTTGATTATAAGCATTAGTTAAAAGTATTGGTCTATCAGTAACTATTATATCAACTTTTCCATTAACTCTAAACAATCTATGATTTTGTTTGGCAAATATATAAAGTTCATCTTTAAAAGTTTCACCCCTCCTTTCCCATACAAGGTCTTTAGCAAATTCCGTAACCATCTCACAGTCATATCCTTCAGTCTTAAGTTCAGCAAATATTTTAGCCATAAGAGTAGATTTACCAACTCCAGCTCCACCAAATAAATTAACTACTAGAGTGTTTTTCATCGTTCACCACCACCTTTTATAAAAAATAGGAAGAAATTTTCTCCCTATTTTAGTTTAATTATTCACCTGTTGAGCCGAATCCACCACGATTAGGATTGCCTAAATCTTCTACTTCAACAAATGCAAATTTATTAGTTGTACTTTCTTCTATTTTTATTTGTATAATACGTTGTCCAATTGATACTTCACCAGCTCTAGTTGCGAAGAACATAGCACTATATTCATCCTCATTTCCGCAATAACTTGTATCCCCAATTCCCATAGAGTTAGTTAATAATAAACCTGTGTTTTTAAATGTACTTGAACGTGGTAATAAATGTAATTCATGGTTAGGAGGTAATTGTAAAGCAAATCCAAGTTTAACTATTACAACATCATCTTTAACATAATGTATTGTATCATGTTTATTTTCATCATACCAAACTACTTCATTATAATTATATCGTCCTCCCTCATCAGGTGATACAGTTCCTATTTTAGACACGTATGTGTCAGCCCAACAACCATTGTGTGCTTCAGGTAATTTACTATTTTCTCTTATTTTTCTTATTTTAACATCCATCATATCAAATCTCCTTTTAATTTATTTGTAAGACTTATCTCTTACTTTTATAATATACTTAATTCATTTAAAAAAGTGAACTTAAATTTTAATTATTTTCCTTTTTTTCTTTTTATCTTAGCTTTTTGTAGTTTTTTCTTTTCTTCTTCCTCATGTTTAATTTTACATTCTTCAACATAAGCAACGTTTATTTCATACATACGTTTTAGATATCTATTTTTATATTGAAGTAATTTATTTTCATCTTCTACATTGTCTAAATATCTATATACAAAACATTCTAAATGCGTTTCGGCAAAACGTTTCACCCATCTTTTACTCGTGCTCCAACAAAAACATGCATTATATGAGGTTGCGATATTGTCAATTAAATCATATACATATTTCCTAGGTGTATCATTGGTAATGATCATACTCCCCATCAACTCCTTCTTATTTATTTTTATCAGGTAAACATATTATTATAAGCAATGCGATTAACCCGAAGAAAAACCCACATGTTGACCAGATTATGTAATTTCTACCTTTTTCCTTAGCTACATAACCACTAAAAAATCCAAAGATACCTCCCCATATTAATGTCGCCATAATCCCAACTCCTTTTATCTTTTATTTTTATAAATTAATAAGTTATCAAATTTAATTCTTCCATCTTATCTAACAAATCATATTTATTAGTCCCACATATTACTTCATAAGTTTCACCTTTTGTTAAAGTAAGATCATCACTTAAAGGATTTATTTCTAGATAATACACTTCACCTTCTAATTTAACTTCTATGCATTTACAACATTCTAAGAATAATTCTAAAAATTCTTCTTCATAACTAAAACTTAAATACATCCATTCAGAATACCCACTTCTTATATCGCCAACTCCACAATGAATTCTAAATCTAACTATGTATTCATCTTCAGGTTTATCATGATAAGTTTCAAAGTTAATATCATTGGTTAATGGTGCACTCCAATTATAAGTGTTATTAGCAATACCTTCTTCTATCCAACCTTCTTCAAGTCCTGTCATTAAATAATCATCAATATAATATTCATAATCAATTTCTTCTTCTTTATCCCATATTGTTTTGTCAGTAACTTCATAAGGTTCTAAAGCGTCTAATATATCTATTATGTCAACTCTTAATGTATTTTCTCTTACATCAGTAACGCCTTCTAATACTTTTTTCATATCTTCTATTGTTGTTCTTCCAAACATAAAATCCCTCCTGTGCTTAAAGTCCAGTGGACTATTTATTTTTTCTTACACTATATAAATACCACCTTTTTCGGACTTTAAACATATAATATAGAAAATTTTTTATTTTTTTATAAATAAATTTCTAAATATTCCTTCCAACACATTGACGACTATACTATTCCCAGCCATTTTGTATTGTTGAGTATCGCTCATACCTGTTTGTTGTATCTTATCTATATCATTATCTTTCAACCCCATTAATCTAAAACATTCTTTTGGAGTTAATTTTCTTACTCTATAATCATCTTTTTGAGTAGTTGGTTCTATATAGCATATATCTTGACTACTTGCAGTAAGTGTTGGAGATACTTTACCATTTTCTTGCACTCTACCTCTTCTCGTTTTACTATTAGGATATGATAAATCGCATACTCCAGGTAAATCCATTTCTATATACCCTTTTTTAGTTGCTTGTGGTATTGATATTTGATGTCCATTAGTTATCAAATTAAAAGGTTTGTTTGTGTAATATTTCTCATCTACTTGATCTTCTAATATATCACCAACACATTTGTTTAATGGGATAGGTTTAGGAAATTCATAAGGTTCATGTTCACCTAATATTGATATTACAAATACCCTTTCCCTATTTTGTGGCACTCCATAGTCTTTAGCGTTTAATACCTGCCAATAATTTGTGTAACCTAGACTTTCTAAATATTTTAACCATTCATCGAATTGTGGTTTAAATTTCTTTCCTACTAAATTTTTAACGTTTTCTAGTAGTAAATATTTAGGTCTACAATATTCTATTACTTTTTCACACTCGTATAATAATCCACTTCTAGTTTGACCTTTTATTATTCCATTAATTTTTCCAGCAACAGATATATCCTGACACGGAAAGCTATATGTGAATAAATCATGTTGTGGAATGTCTTCAACTTTAATTTTACTTATGTCTCCTAAATTTAATGTTGATCCATGTATTGCTTCATATCCTTGTATTGCATATTTATTAATTTCGCTTATAGCCACAACTTCATAATCTATACCCAACCTTTCCAATGATATTGATTGACTACCATATCCAGTTAGGAAAAGGCTTCAAATACTCTTAGAGTATTGAACCCTTTATTGCCATCACATCCTTTATTCATTTTTCATCAACTCCTTATATCTATAATATACTTAAATTACACGAAAAAGTGAACCTATTTTTCTAAATAACATATACATAATGCTATACTATCAAATATATCACTTGTTTTTTTACTATTATTTTTATCAGAATATTCGAGATCAAGGTTAGTTTTTTCTTTAATAGCATTGGCTACATCCTCTTTGGATGCCCTACCACTACCTGTCACCTTCTTTTTAACAGTAGAAGGATAATATAATTGTATCTCCTTATCATTGTATTGGATGGTTCTAATAACCATTCCCTTTAAAACATTTACTTGTAATACTGATTTACTATTTTTAACAGGTATACTATCTTCTATAACAATAATATCAATTTCATTTGAATCTAATATATTTTGAATTTCTTCACATATATGTGCTAATCGTTCTATTGTGTTATTGAAGTCGTTTTGTTTAGTTTTAATTGTCCCATAATCAAGAATGAGGTATGATTGTTGGTCATACCTCACTATAGAATATCCAGTACATGATAATGATAAATCTAATCCTAAGACATTTTTATTTTCCATTTTTACTTTTCTCCCCTATACTAAATGCAATTGCTACACATATTGCTCTATAAATATGATTGTTTTTACCTTTACCTTTATTAATTATATCCCCTATATTGATATATTTTTTAGCAACATATCTAAACGTTTCAAGTAAGGTGTAATTACCTACCCCCATTATTTCTTTTATAAAAAAACTACTTTTCATTTCCCCAATTTTAACTCCATTTTCATCTACAATCCTATATACACCACCTATTATTTTGTTATAGGTGAATCTAAAGTCTAAAGAAGGAGTTAACTTTTCTTTTTCAAATGTTACTACATTAACTTTATGGTCTTTTATTAAACCTGATAAGAAGTTACATATCGTGGTTATCTTATCATAATCCCCTTTAAGTTTTTCCGTATTTATTTCCCCATACTCAAATGTATTATTTTCATCATCATATACACAATATGCAGTATTATTTTTACTTAAATCTAATCCTAATATAATCATTCTATGCTTCCTCAATTTCTTCTTTAATTAACTTATATAATTTAATATATGAGCTACATATTGAGTCATCATTTTCAAGTATATAATCAGCAACCACATCTTTAAAATCTTCTTCATCACGTTTATATCTATCAATCATTTCTTTTATGTTAACGTTCTCATCTCTATTTATATATGCTAATATTCTATCTTTATCATCTCTTGTTATTAAAATTGATACAATGTTATCTTTAAATTCACTCTTTGATAATTCATTTAAACCATAAGGATTAACTATAGTCATTGCATAAGGAGTGTCCATAACTTCTTTTTTACTTAATCCATATTTATAAATCTTATTTTCACTTTCTATGGTATATGATGTAGTTTCTAAAAATTCATCATTGTCTATCATTTTTTCAAAAGTTGAATCATCTACAAAGTGATATGTCTTACCATCTTCTTCCCCAGTTCTCATAGGTCTAGTTGTATGAGAAACTAATGGTTTTATTTCTTTAAAATCAGATAATAACATATTCATAAATGTATCCTTACCACTTGCACTTTTTCCTACCAATAAAAATACTTTTTTATTTAACACGATTTTACCCCCTTACACCCTAGTGTTTCCAATGGGTTCAGAACCATCTTTTACTTTTTCTAACACATAAAGCTCATTTTTTGTTAAAATATGCAAATATCCATCTTTTTGATAAATTTTTGGAGATACTAACAAAACACGTTTATTTTCACACTCCAAATATAATAACCCAAGTCCTGTCTCAACTAACTCGACATGTTTATCAATCCACTCCAAATGATATTGAAATTCACCAGTCACACTCATTTTAACGACTTTATACATAAACATCACCCTTATTTATATTTTTCTCTCAACTTGTCAATCTCATCTTCAGTCAATGGTGTTATATCATCTCTATCTAATGTTACCTTAATTAAAATACTTACTTCATTCATCTTATTAAATAATATTCTACCTCTTTTATTATTTAATGTGAATATGGCACTTTGATTACTACTTATAATTTTTTTAGCTAAATCATCATCTAAATTTAAAGTTGTCTTATATAATTCAAATAACTCTTTACCTTCACCTGATAGTTTATCAAAATCAATTGTGTCATTGGATGATGTAAAAGTCATATCATTAGTCATATCTACTCGTTTTTCTCCAAATGGAACATACTTTCCATCGACCAATATAAATAAAACACCTTCTACTACTTTGAAATTATTATCCATTTCCACATTTTCTCAACCTCCTTACACTTATAATATACTTAAATTGTGCAAAAAAGTGAACTATTTTGATGTAACTTCTTCAAACATTTCTTCGACAAATTTCCATTTTATATCGTCCTTATCTTCCTCAATAGTGTAAATCGCTATACCTTTCTTTTCTTCTACACTAGCTATGGTTAGGTCTTTACCTTTGAAGTGATTCATGTAGCACACATAATAACCATTGCAATCGCCATGTCGTAGATCATCTTTTAATCTAACTTTATCCCCAACTTTATATTTCATAAAATCACCCCTTTATTTTATAAAACTCACTAGAAATTAATCTAGTGAGTTATTTTTAATCTATTTGATTTCTTCTCCATTTCTCATTCTTGTGACAAATCCTATTAAAGTGTAAAAGCTATATAACTCTAATTTTTTACCAGTAATTGAACTTACTCCAAATTCATCTTTTATTCTTTTTATTAGCATACTTTTCATTTCACATTCCTCCATTTTATCTAATTTTATAAATACGTTGATTACTTGACCCTTTGAATGGTAATGATATATCTTTTTTATCTTCTTCATAAAGTCCATCTACCAAATAATCTATATGTTCAAATATTTCTTTCATTTCACAATTTTCTATCTCTTCAATTGTAAAACCAGTATATAACCAAACATCATGTGTTGGATTGTATGATTTATACAATTTAATAAATTCAATAACTTCTTTATAAGAATACATTGGATCTCCACCTGATATTGTTAACCCAGTTATTAGTGGATTATTTTTAACCCTAAGTGCAATCTTCTTTTGCTCCTCTTTAGTAAATTCTTTACCATATTCAAAATCCCAAGTTTCTTTATTATGACAATTTTTACAACAATGCTTGCAGCCTGAGATAAACACTACACTCCTTACTCTTTCCCCATCCACAATTGATTCTTCTATAAACCCTGCTATATTCAAATTAATCATTCTCCTTTGATCCATAATCTTCACGATAATTGCTATGTTTTACTCTAGCTTCAGTTTCAGCAATTTTACCCTTATTAAAATTATGATAATCTTTTGTGATATAACCAGTTACACGTCTAAGTCTTTCTATATCATCAGAACCACATACAGGACATTTATCGTTTATTTCATTTGAATAACCACATTGATTACAAGTGTCTATTGGAATGTTTATTGCTAAATATCTAACACCTTGGTCACAAGCATAATTTACAATGTCCTCTAATGCTTTTAGATTATTTCTTATAGAAGATTGTAATTCTACATAAGTTATGTTACCTCCATTACAAAGTTGTGCAAATGGACTTTCTAATTTTAATTTTTCAGCTACACTTATGTTGTCGTATACAGGTATGTGATATGAATTACTTAAAAATTCTCTATCAGTAACACCTTTTATAACACCATACTTAGAAACCATTTTATCTCTTAATGTACTACACAAACCTTCGGCAGGAGTAGCATAGCAGCTAAAGTTTAAACTATATTTTTCTTTATTTTCATCAGCTTTTTCTCTAATTCGTTTAACTATTTTATAAGCAAATTTTCTAACTTCCTCATCATGAGTATGTGTTTTACCAAACATAGCATAACATGTTTCAGCCATACCATGAAATCCTATAGCTAATGTTCCATGTTTTACGCATTCCCTAACTTCCTCATCAGGTCTTAATTTTCTACCTAATGTATTTTTTACTAATCCATTTTCATAAGTAAAGTATGCGGAACGTGCTTTTTGAGATGCTATATATTCATATCTATCTAATAATGAATCTACACACTCATCTATTCTTTGATCTAACTCTTTGAAAAATCCTTCTACATCAGCTTCTTCTCTTTCACCTAAACATATTCCATGTCTTATTCCTAAATCAACTAAATTTATTGTAGCAGGAGCTATGTTACCTCTACCAGTCATAGTGTCACCTAATCCATTGACATCGAATCCAGTTTGAGTCCTACAGCCCATTGTACAAAATGCTTCATCTTTTTTTGTTGAACCATTATCAATTGGACAATCTAAATTTGCTATATTAGGATATATTCTTATTGACATTGATTTTAAAGCTAATTGAAATAAATCATAATTTGGATCATTTGGATATCTATTTATTCCACCTTTTAATTTAAATATTGAAATTGGGAATATTGAAGTTCTATGTAGATGACCAATCCCATCAATTGATGCTTCCAATAATGATTTTGAAACTAATCTACCTTCTTCAGAAGTATCTAAACCAAAATTTATAGAAGTGAATGGCACTTGTGAACCTGGTCGAGATTCCAGTGTATTCAGATTATGGAACAATGATTCACATGCTTGTTTAGTATCTCGTATTGTATGTCTTAACGCCACATCATAACATCTTTTTAGTTTGTCATCTTCTAATATATTTTCATTTCCTATTCTCAAATCACTATATTTTTTCATACATTCTTCAACTTCATGTTCATCTAATTCTAAAATATCAACTAAAGCATCTTTAAAGTTTTTTACAAAAGATTTGTGTACGTAAGGTGCTCCTTCGTAATCTATTTTAGCACTCGCTATTCCGCCAAATTGACATTGTGATTGAGCTTGAAATACTACGGCAACCAATTGCATAAATGACATTATATTGGATGGTTCTCTAACGTCCCCATTTCTTGTTTTAAAACCATGCTCGTTTTTATATAAGTCTTCAAAATCAACTACTAAACAATTGAACATACCATTTGAATAATTATCTAAGTCATGTTGATATATTACTCCATTTAAATGATTATTCTTTGTTGTCTCAGACATTAAATTATCTAATGCATATTGTTTTAATACTTCACCCATTACTTTATTATTTCTTCCACTAAAAGATCCTTCATCAACGTTAGCATTAGAATTAATAATGTCTTTAGTCGCTAAAATATTACCAATTTGTTTTTGTAGTCGTTCATATACATCAGAATTTAATTCTCTAATTTTTCTACGATTATCTCGATATAAAATGTATGCTTTTGCTTCTTCGTCTAAACTAAATTCCATCAATAATTTTTCAACCTCATCTTGGATAGTTTCTATTGGCAACGGTACTAAATCATCTTTATGTTTAGTTTCTATTTGCATTGCTATTAATGTTGCAATAGTTTTTTTGTCTTTAGTTGCTTTCCCTACTTCATTTATACATTTAATTATAGCCTGTTCTATTTTCTTTTTATCAAATGATACGATTTCTTTATTTCTTTTTTCCACAGTTAACAAAATTATCACCCCTATATTTCATCATCTAATTTTTCATTTAGAAGTGTAAGTAAATCTTCATAAACAGATCCAAACTCTTCTAATGTAAATCTTAAGCTATCTATTGTATCCTCAGAAGTATCATTTTCATCAGTTATAGCATATATCACTTTTTCTAACCTATTGAATAAAGATTGACTATCATCAGCATATAATCTTAGTTCGTCGTTTATATCTTTCATGGTAAAGCCCTCCCCAATTTATAAATATTTTTGTAAGATTTATATCTTACATTTATAATATACTTAAAATGATTAAAAAAGTGAACCTAAATTTTAATTTTTTTAAATCATTTTTCATCACCTTCTTTATTTAATCACCTTTTATATTTATAATATACTTAAGTTATACAAAAAAGTGAACTAAAAAGTCCAATAAAAATTATTGGACTTTAACTAATAATCTAGTGTTATAATGTAAATGTATCACAACCTTTTTCAACAACTACTATTTTAGTTGTTTTGCCAATTCTTCTTAATTCTTTAGTTCCTTTTTCCTTCAATTCATGTTTTGAGCTTTCATCACCATGATGTATTAGAATTTTATCCCCTATGGATATTTGTTTAAAATAATTTATTATCTCATCTTGTTGAATATGACTACTAAAAGTTTTAAAAGTTTTTATTGTACATTTTCTTTTACATTTTATACCATCAACCATCAGTTCTCCACTTTTACAATTTTGTATTCTTTCGGCTAAAGTTCCAACTCCACTATATCCTATGAAACAAATTGTATTATTTGGATTGGACATTATATTACTAGCCCAAGTTCTAACATGACCTGCTTCCATAAATCCTGAACTAGATAATATAATTCTAGGAATACCATCATTTTTAGTAGAATACTCTAATGTTTCTTTGTAATTTGTTATGAATTTAAATCTATCGTATCCCATAACTTCATTCCAATATTCTCTATCTTCACCTTGTAAAACTTCTCGATAAGCATTGTTTATTTCTCCAGTCAATCTACTATCCACTATTATTTGAAAATTATCTTTACTATCTTTTAAATGCTCATATAACATACACATAATACATTGAGTACGAGAAAAACTAAAACTAGGTATTAAACATTTAGTTTTGGCAGCAATTGTATCATCTATTATTTGCATTAATTCTTTTCTTTCTTCTATACATTGTTGTTTTGTGAAATTTCTAAGACTATTGCCATAAGTAGACTCACATATCATTATGTCAGCTTTTTTAACAATTTCAGTTTCCTTTAAAAATGGTTGGAATTCAAAGTTTTTCTTACTACCTAAATCTCCAGTATATAATATTTTAACTATGTGATTAGAAGGCTTCTTAATATAAAGTTCTATTTGATATGCTTCTAATACATGACTATTGTTCAATAGTCTAACACTTACTTCTTCACTAAGTTTTACTATTTCATTATCAGGTATTTCTTTTACTTTATTTAAAAATAAATACGTGTCACTTTCAGTGAATAATGGTTCAGCTTTTCTACCACTCTTTTTAAGTTCTTTTATGTTTCTATCGTGAATAAAAGCACCATCTAATAAAAGTTTTTCGCCTAATAGTTTCATACCTTTAGTCATTATTACTTTACCATGAAATCCTCTACTTATACCAGCAGGTGATAAAAGTAAATGATCTCCGTGAACGTGTGTATATAACATGAAATCAGCTCTATCATAAGGTATATAATCAGCCATTCTTTTGTTAGCATTATAATCTTCTACAACAGTCCCACCTTGATTTATCCCATTTTCAATCAATATAAGTCCTCTAGTACCATCTACTTTGTCATATTCAATGCTCCAACAAGAACCCGTTACTCCTATGGTACTTGTACCTAAAGAAGTAATATCTATTTTTCCTTTTCTACGCTTATCTACTTTTTTCTTTTTGTATTCTTTTTTTACAACTTTTAAGTTTTCTTTTCTACAATCTAAAAAGTCACCATTTATATGTTCTATCTTTTCACCAGTATCTAAAATATAATTTGGTAATAGTACAGATTTCCCTAACACTTTTCCTGTAATACAAGATTGTTTCTTATCCCATCTAATATCTTTTATTTTATCTAAGTCTTCTAAATCTACTATAACTATCTCATCAACTTCTTCTTGTAAATTATCATATAATTTCATTTCAGCTATGTTATCGTGTATTTCATATTCATTTGGGTCATAAAATGTTCGGGGTGTATTTGATATGAAAAATCCATATTCAGATAATTCTTCAAAATGTTTTTGACATAGACCATGTTTATATTTTTTATCTAGTTCTCTACCACAAACTTTACATTTATTCATACTAACCAGTCCCCTTGATAAAATATATTTTTCTCCTCAAATCCAATAATTTTACAAGTCATCCCTTGCAAATCCCATTCTTCTTATTTCTTTTTTTACCCAATTAATATAATAATTAACATCTAAATTGCTAGGAATATCTTTATTTGTTATATTACCATTATCTATAAAACAATGTTCACTTGTATCAGCAATCTTTTCATACCCTTCAATCATAACTCCATCCTTCATTTTATCTTTGACCTTGAAGACCCCACTATCATTTTCATCGTTACTAGCAAATATTCTAACGACTCTTTCCTTTATTTTTTCTTCTCCATGTGATACAAATTTATACGTTTTCCCAATCTTAACTACTTTTTGAAAATCAATATAACTACATTCTTTAATACTCTCCTCCACAGGCTTATTAAAAATTAAATAGTTTACAATTGATTTAGATAGAAATGGTAAATCATTTTTTAACAATGAGTTTTCTTGAAAATATTTTCCCTTACGTTCTAGCTTTCCATTATCAAATATACATACATAATTGTTTACATTACTTTGATATAATTTTGTGATTATATCATGCTCTAAGCTCAATCTAGTTCTATTTTCCCATTCTTTACATACATTTACATACTCATCAAAATCTTTTTTGTCCTTAAGTTTCATAATAATACCATCAGTGTTGTATTGGATAGGAATACATCTATCTCCAAACGCCTTCTCTAGTTTTTCTATTAAGTCAGTTATCAATAGTTGCCCATAAACACATACACTTCTACCATGTTTAGGGTCATATAAAGTAGAATATTGATCAAGAGTTATTCCATACGTCGAATTCAGAACTATCTTATATGGAGCTTGCTCTTTCTTTTTACCAGCATGTTTTAATGCTAACCTTGTTTCTAGTATTTCTTTGTATTTGTTAGGGTCACTCACACCTCTACTAAGTAAATCATATTCTATCATTAAATTTGGGTACAGTGCATTACCTCCCATAGTTTATCATCCTATGGGCATGGACTATATCATCTAAGTTCACCACTTCCATTAACGTACCAATAGTTAATGTATGCCTCTTTAAAGAGGGCTTACTAGTCTCTTGAGTTTTATATATTTTATATAAATATATACTTACCACAGGATTGACCAATTTTTATGAAGGCTTCCCCTGTTAGCAATGTCATTAAGTTATCATTTCCTATAACAAACTATATCGTTGACATCACACCCTTGGTTAGGTTCAATGAATTTTACTTGCCCCATTGTGTTAAGGCAACGTCAGTGTGGATTATTATTCCTCCATCACTATCATCAGTATAATATTTTTCTAAAGCACCATGACAACCACCATAACCATATGTTGTTTTTAGTCCATATACATCTATATTTAATTGATTCTTTCTTTTTGTTCCTTTTTCATTTACAACATGAGTGTATCTTTTCTCATCGAAATGCTTCTTTATATCCCCATATTTTTCTAAAATTAATGTATTTGGAAAACCATATTCCATCTCATCATGTAAATTATGTTGTCTTACACCACCTAAAATCATAGCAGATAATTTAGCTTTAGTTTTGTTAAAACAATTCAAAGGTAATTTAAAAGTTTGTATTAAATTAAGTTGAGCTTCAAAATCATTTTTAGTTAATTCAAATAACTTAATAGTTTGTTCAACGTCATGTATATTATAATGTACAGTTTCTATTAATTCTTCTTTTGTAAGTTTCCTATCTAAGTTGAAATCTACATCAGATTCATATATTTTACTACCAAAGAATGCTTCATATTGTTTTAACCCCATAGCTTTATTTATCATGCAATCATATGTGTTTACAAATCCAATTTTATTATAAAGTCTTGATATGTTGAAAGCATTTTTTCCACTTACTAACATGTCACTCACTTCTTTTAAGCTATGTCCTATTCTATCTTCTCCAATTAAAATTGTTTTAAAAATAACATCATCATAATGAGCATTATTATATCCACATAATATGTAATTGTCTTTAATTCTATTATGAAATTCAATTAATCCAGCTCTATCATTTATAAAAGTTTTTCTTTTCATAGATGGATATGTTATGAATGTTACACAAAAATCATCATGAAAAACTTCAAAATCATAAAAGATCAGTCGTAACTTCTTCAATTTTCTCATCCCCCTTATATTTATAATATACTTAAATTACAAAGAAAAATGAACCATTATTTGTAGTAACAATAACGTTGTTTTATAGCTTTTATCATATCTTCATCCTCATCAAATTTTTCATAAATGTTCAAAGGTTTGTTATATTTGAATACTTCTAAATTCAATGGATCAATCTCACCATAAACTTTTCCATCTTCTATTGTGATTAGCAAACAATATTTATACCAACAATCGTCTATACCACCTATATTTTCATGTATAGTTCTTAATGCAAGTGAACGATGTGAAGTAATCATTGCAATTTCTTCACTAAATGTGTATTTGTCATCGTTATTTTCCACGTTAAATACTTTAACTACATAAATCTTATCCATAAATAATACCTCCTATATTACGAAAGACTAGGGATTTCCTAGCCTTCGCATAATTTATAAATATTTATCAGTCTTTCTAATTAGACTTCTTACAGGTAAACCTTTATATTTTTTAATAATGTCTTTATTTGACATTTTAGTTTTATCATCATTCAATATTCTTGACAGATATTTTATTCTACCACATACGCTACAATATTCACAAAGCATATATTCACTTGTTTCAAGCACATACACCAAACATTTCTTATTTGTGTGTTTATGTTTACTCATATTACATCTCTCCTTTTATAAATTATATTCTTTTATTAATTTTTTGTAATAATTAAATAAACTATTTGGGTCTTTCCTTTGATATTCTACACGTGTCCACTCCATTTGCTGCCTAACTTTCCAATCACCATGTCCACCTTCTTTAACATGACAATCTTGATACATTCCCATTGCAATTTCATCCCCATAATATATACAAACATCTCCACCTAAAGAAAACAATACGTCTACGGCTTTAAACAATTTATCCATATTATGTCCGACGGAATTGGAAATTCTCGTTTGATCATGATTGTCTAAAAAATTTACACTATATTGAGGGTCATTTTTAATTACAAGAGGTTCGCCTGTATTTACATGATGTTTAATCCATCCGGATTGCTCAAAATTAAATGATTTTCCAATTGTTCTAGCGTATTTATTTGATACTTCATATGTATCCCATGCTTCAGCAACTAAGTATGCATCACTTTTTATTTCATGAACCATATGAGTAAACCAACCCCAAAACTCTATAGGATCACAACCATAACTTATGTATGGAACGGCGTCTAATCTAAATCCATCTACTCCATGTTCTAACCAAAATTTAACCACTTTGGTTATCATATCTCTAACCTTTTTGCTACTTCCATTTAAAGATGGCATGTCATGTGACCAAGGAGCATAATAAAATTTTTTATTTTCAAAACAATATCTCCATTGATTATCTATTTGAATATCCGACCAAAAGTAACAGTCATTTTTTCCTTCTATACTTTCTTTAAACAATTCGTGATGATAATCAGTATGACATAAAACTAAATCTAAGAATATTTCTATACCTTTATCATGAGCTTTAGATACTAGTTTATCAAAATCTTCAAAAGTACCATATTGTTTTTTGATTGATAAATAATCACTAACGTTATAACCATGCTCACTAGGAGATTCAAATATTGGTGTAAACCATATTGAAGTTGCACCTAATTCCTCAACATAATCTAACTTATCATACATATCTTTTAAATCACTACAAAAGGCAGGAAAATAAATTTCATAGATTATTCTTTTTTTACTCATATTATATCTCCTCTCACTTAATCATTTGTCTTACATTTATAATATACTTAAATTAGTGAAAAAAATGAACCAAAAGATAAAAAATTTATCTTTTGGCATATGGACATTCGTTAAAATGACCACATAAATTTTTACAATAGAAAGCATTAGGTTGTTCAGGAATCCAGTCTTCTTCAATATCAACATCATGTTTCTCTATTTCATCTATTGTACTAGTTATAAACTCTTTTAACTTGTTTTTCATCTCTTCATTATACTCAACTTCAATAAAACAACGTTTATAATCAAAATTATCAAATAAGTCATCTACCGTATTACGTTCTATTACAGTTCCTCGTTTGTTTCTTGTGTATTTAAGCATCTCAAAACACGGATTTAATATTTTGTAATCAGGATATGCTTCTTCCAAATACATTGAATACAATATCAATTGAAAAACCTTTTCAGATTCTAAGTCCTTCTTACTAAACTTACTACTTGTTTTATAGTCTATTACACGCATTGTTTTGTTCTTTTCATCAATTTGTATTAAATCTATATAACCCTGCATTCTTATATCTTCAATCGGCTCAAATACAAAATGCAGCTCAGTTAAATATTTATAATTATCAGGATACTTTTCCCAATGATCCAGGCAATGAATCATCGAATTAAAATAGTTTTCTTTTGATTTTTCAGTTGGAAATTGCATATCCAGTAATTCACACATCTCAAACTCAGTAATCCACTCTTCCTTAGCTTTTTCGATATCTATTTCGCCTTTAAATATTCTCTCTAGGCAGTCATGAATTTTACCACCGAGCGTTCCATACACATTTTCTTCGCCTCGTTGATGCAGTATATAATTTAAATACCATCCATATACACAGTTATGATAACTACTCAGTTTACTATAACTCCATGTTATTTGTTTTCCCATGTTTCTTTCCCCCTAATCATCGATCTCTACTTCATATTTAAGCATTGCTTCATACAATTTGCTAGGTATTTTACTTTTATATTCTTCAGCAACTTCTTTAATATATTGTTCTTTGAAATTTTTATAAACCTGAAATGCTTCTTCCGGTGTATCATAACTTCCTAAATCCTTTCGCTTTCCATTTATATTACAATGCGAATTATATTTTTTACGATGATAATATACTCCAATTGGCAAGTCTCCTCTAACACCATCACTTTTTGTAAACAATAGGTTTATTCTTTTTGGTACAAATATACAGGTATCGGGACTGTATATTTTATTTCCTTTACATAATATATCCTTATCTAAACAAATTTGTTCCTCTTCAATTTTATAATAATTCTTGTCAGCCCATTCAGCAAACACTTGAAAATTTAACCAGGAATCGTGTACAGTACACCCGGTATAAGTAGGCTCTTTATTATGAAATTTAGGATCATAACATCTTTGTATCATTGCCCTCCATGATCTATAATATTTTGTATGTTTTCCATTTATTTTAGTTTTATAGTCTCCGTCTCCAACACACGCCACTCCAAACACTCTCAACTCATATGGACATTTTATTTTTCCAGTATTAAAATCTTTATATGCAACATTGCATTTTGTCCACCCATATTCTTCGAAATACACATCTATATCATCATTTCTTCTATAATTAATTATTCTCATTATACTACCGAAAGCATTGGTTTTTTCTTCTCCTATTCTATCTATTTTTTTCACATTAACCCTCTCCTTATTTCATCCATCTTATACAATGGTTAACCATGTTATTCCACACGTCTTTACCCAAATCAGTTGGTGAACACTTAGATCCCTTACCTAAATATTTATTATGTGAATCATACATCACACCAATTTTCACTTTATTTTTAAAATATTTTTTAGCAGTCTTTAAAGCACGTTTTTGCGTTTCGATGTCTAAACCCTCATCGAAACAGAAGACTATCTCTCGAACATTCAATTTCTCTAATAAACTTAATCTATACGAATCTATTGAATTACCCCCAAGAGCCAAAGCATTACGCACGTTCATCGTATGTAATTGTAATACAAACTTCTCAGATTCACCTATATATACTCGATTATTTTCTATATATTTTTTGTTTTCGTATATTCCGTACAAACTATGATGTTTTTTAAATCTTAATAAAGGAACATATTTAAAGTTACCATACCCAGTATAATAAGCCCTACCCATGACACCTAATAGTTCACCCTCTACTGTGAACCAAGGAATCGTAATCCTTCTACTCCTATAATCATAACCAATACCGAATATTTCCTGCGTTCTCGGCATTATATTGTCCTCGACAAATTTCATATTCCACACATGTTCATAATTGTCCAATTCACTTTTATCATAAATTGGTATTAAAACTTCTTTTGGTTTTGTATCCAAACCTAAATCTAAGTCCAGTCCATCAAAATCGTCATCATCAATATTTTCTATATTAAACATCTCATAACATTTACCAATTATGTCAGCATAAGTAGTATCAGTATGAAATATTATTAATTCAAATATATCTCCATTGAATGAACTACTAAAATCAGTACACATTAAACTATTATTCAGTCTTATCCTACATGTAGAACCATTAGAGGAGTCAGGCTTACTACACCTGATCTCATCTTCATTTACATTGAATTTGCCGTATCCATACTCTTTCAATAGTAATACTAAATCTTTTTTATTATGCAATAAATGGTTTTTTATATCATTAGACAACTTTCAACACCTCTACTTAGAATAATAATTTTGTGTGATTGTACCTCTCTTAGGGGTACATCTACAAATCTCTTTTACACTTGCATTTTTACCTTGGAAAGAATATAGATATGCAGTATTGCTATCATTGAATGTATTACCATCTCTAGTTTTTACTATAAAAAATATTCTATATGTACCTTTTTTATCAATGTTTACACTTTTCTTTACTAACTCATGAGTGCTCTCATCTTTAATCCACGTATATGGCTCGCAAAAGTATTTATGATCATTGTCAAGTTCTTCATAAAATAGATTTCTAAATAATATTAAACTATCTAAAACCTCATTAACTTGTTTTGAACCAGCCAACATTGATATATCTAATATTAAGTTACCTGAAAAACTTTGTGAAATTTGTAATGCGATTACTCCTACTAAGTTAAATTCTCTACATAATTTATCTATTAATCTACTACCTATTATTAAATCCTTGTAGTCCTCATCCCCTGTTGCGTAATCAGCTTTAAAAGTATCATATAGTAAGCAAGTTATTCCTTTGGATAAAGCATATTTTCTAGTAAATGATTTAACCTGTTCAAGGTTAGAATCGTTAATACTAATTAAAAAGATATTGTTACCTAAGTTTTCATTATACACGTCTTTAGCTATTTTAACTTTTTCTAACTCATCAGGTGTTAAAGCACCACTTTTTAATTTCTTTTTAGTAATATTAGATTGACCTAATACATTTGCTAATGTGTAAGCTATAAAGTTTAATTTAACATCATTAATTTTCATTTCGTTAGTGATATATAAAACTTTTTCACCTGCACCAGCTAATGACATTGCTATCTCAGTCATTAAAGTAGATTTACCTTGGTTAACTAATGCTCCTATACCAGTAACAAATCCACGTCTTAATCCTAATATTTCTTTGTTAATAGTAGGCATAAACTTAACATTTTCATTACCAAATCTAATTGAATCTATAGGTACTCCTAATTCAGTACCTTCAGTCAAAGAATTTATAAAGTCATCACCAATCATTCCATCATCTTCGATAGCTCCATTATTTGATGGAAGTTGTATTGAGTCACTAATTCTAGTTTGCATGAATGATAATACCTGTTCACAATTCATTGCTTCAAATATTTCTAAATAAGTTTTTTCAATTGATTTACCTTTTTTATTCTTTATTTCAATTGTACTTGTTAAATCTATACCATCATCAACAAAAGTTAATAGTAAATTATTTTTCATTATAGCATCGAAATGAGCATCGAAGTTATCTTTACTACTTGCCTTCATAAGTTTCTTTATTCTTTCAAACCCACCATATTCATTATATGTTTCTAAAAGAGTGTCATTCAATACTAATTGTATATCAGTATTTGTTGGAGTAAATATTTCTTTCTTCATAAGTTGTGATAATATAGTAAAATAAAACTTACCTTTATCAGTCATAAATATGTCTTCAGTTATTTTATATTCTTTGATTAACAACATATCATTAAATAGATCTCCTAGCAGCAACCCTTCTTTATTAAGTCTATTTTTCGTTAATTCCTTTGGATATTCCATATCTATTCTCCTTCCCCAATTCTATTCATCAAATAAATCCTCCAATACATCTTCAAATGTTTTCTTATTAGTTTTTGATTTTTCAAAGTTCACTTCTATATTCTCATCTTCCCAAACATCCTTTGTTTTAATTTCAACTTTTCTTTTTTCATTAACTCTTCTACTATAATCTAATATTTCTTTTTGTATAATTGCCATGAAATAACCTATCTCATTGTTTAAGTTATCAAAATATTTACTTTCTAATATACTAGTTAATCTAGTTTCATTTTCTTCTAAATATTTATAAATAATTATTGGTTTATAATTACTTTTAATCTCTTTAAATAATTTTGCAAAATATAAATTTGCTTTCACTTTAACACCAAATATATTAGCTAATAAATCATACGACTTGTCATAATAAACTTTTTCATTTTTCTTTAAATCATAATGATCTTCATTGCAATAATATTTTTTAATTATCACAAAATTATCATTGAAATATTCATCCAAATAAGCGTCCTCTTTATTTAATGTTTTACCACAATATTGACATTTAACTTTACGCAATTAGTCCACCTCCACATCAATGAATGCAGCAAAGATAAATACTATAAGTATTAACCATGAAGTTGGAACTACAAATCCAAAAACATATAACATAAGTAAATATATCATATATGTAAGAAAAGAACTTATAAATAGATTAATCACTACTTCTAAAATCATTTTTAAATATTTCATTTTATCATCTCCTTATATTTATAATATACTTAAATTATACAAAAAAGTGAACCATAAAAATAAGAGAGGTTAAATTAATAACCTCTCTTACTACAATTATAATGATTCTACTATATCAAATAATTCATCTTCAGTTAATTCAGTTAATGATCTCTTACCTAAACCTTTAACTTTTTTCAATAAAGCTCCTTTTTTACTATCATCTTTTTTAATAATATCTTTAACTTGTGCCAATAATTCTTCTTTACTAGGTCTTTCTTTACGTTCTTCCTCAACTAACACTTCTTTAGCATTTTCTTTAGCTTCCTCATTTTCTTTTTTAGCTAATTTTTCAAATTCTTCATCAGTTATTGGTGTGGATTTACTTCCTTTTATCGCTTCTTTTAATGTTTCCACAAATAATTTTGTATTAGCTTTTTCATCTTCTTCAAATACTATATACTCAGGAACACTATTTGATTTAAATCTTCCACCAGCTTCTACAAATCCATCACTTCTAAAATATAATCTTCTTTCAGTACCTTCTAACTTACCACCATTAACTTTTTTATCAATTACACCAGTACATATTATATCAAATACGGCAGATATACTATTTTCATAAGCATTTGTTAAGTTACTTGTTAATTGCATATATCCTTCATCAGAGTTCATACCTTTTTCAACAATAGTTTTTACTTTAGTATGTGCTATAAACACTATACCAAACCCTGCTTTGGACAATGATGTTATATATTCTTTTACAAGTTCTTTAACTTTGTCAGCACCTTTTCCATCAGGTTATCTCGTATTACTACGAGCCTTGACTATATCTTCTCGATAACTCTTTTACCAAGTTATCTACCCTTGCACTTCGATATATAATATTTCAATTATACATCTACTCTACTCTCTTCCATTTAACGTATTTCTCGTTTAAATGTGATTTCGATAGTCGATAAACGTTACTCACTTTTTAGTGAGTCTTCGCATGGGATTGTCCTCAACATCACTTGGTAGGAGTCCCCCATTAGCATATCTCCTAGTTATCATTTCCTATAACTCCTAATCGTGAGATATACACCCTAGATTTCTAGGTTCACAAGGTTTAAGGTGAGCCTGGATTAGTTTAACCCACCAAATGCACTATTAATTGTGTCACAAGTCTTACCACTTCTTTTTTCACTTAATTCACATACATATTGTTCACATAATGGAATTAACTCATCTAATGTATCAAATGCAACTAACTCAATTTCATGTTCTCCTCTCGCTTTACCAGCGATTAAATATTTCTTTAATTCAATTGCATCATTCCAAGATTCAATATGAGATACATTTAAGTCATCTAATAATGCATATCCATATTCATTACCTACACCAACTAATAAACCTTTTTCAGGGTTACCATCATATTCTTCTAAGACCATATCTCTAAACAATGTTGTGTTATGAGTAACTATATAATCGTTACATAAATATAAATGTTTTTCATTAGCAACCATTATACACATCATTTCTTCGTCTTCAACTTTTTCAATATTTATAATTTGTATAGAGTCTTTTCTTTTAGTCTTTAGTCCTCCAAATTCATTTAATCTTCTTAAGTGTTTTTCACTACTAACTATAATTTCATTTGTTAATGGACATATTGTATATCCTCCTCGGTTGTCTTTAGTTAAAGTTACTTTTATACCTAATCCTCTACATAATTCCATGAAATCATCTTTTAAAGAATCACTTGAAGTTGAAAACATATATTTAGCAGATTTCGTATTTTTTACTACAGTACCATCGGTGTCCATTAATCCTTTTAATAATTCTAATCTTTGTTCAACACTTCCTGTTAAATATTCATCAGGTATAAATTTATCTTTGGCTAAACATCTTAAACCTAAACGTTTAATTTCCTTAGTATAAGTTCTATCACCATTCAATTCAAATAAATAAGTATAATTATATTCACTATTTTTATGATATGATAGATTTAACAATTTACTTACTTTGTCAATTACATCTATTTCATTAGATGAAATTTGTATTCCATTACAAGTCAAGCATCCATCTCCTAATAGAACACCTACTACATAAGGAGGTATTACATATTCTTTTTCTTTTAAAACTAATGGTTTATTTAAAGGTATATTATACATATGTTTATTTGCAACATGATCACCTATTTTTACAGTCGTTTTATAATCATTCATCATTTCATTTAAAGTTTTTGTTTCTAATGTTTTATTTTGACCTTTGGTGAATGTCCATAAATGTTCACCATTACATTTAGTTTTTCTTCCATCAGAAAAAGTAACTTCGTAACACTCTATTTTACCTTGAGGGAATATATCAGTTATCATAGTTGGATTCCCATCAGCATCCCAAACATAATCACCTACTTTTAAATCGCCAAAACGTTTATCACCAGTTGGTGTAGGGATAATCATATCCACAGGTTGCGCTTTACCAAATTTCGAAATTGCTCTTATATATAATTTTAATTTATTCAAACTATTCACACTCTTATTTACACTTGGTTTTTTAAACATATACACATTTCCCCTTCATTTTTAAAATTTTTATTGGGAGTCACTTGATTTTTTATAAATAAAAGTCGATTTTTATTGGTTAATCAAGTAACTCCTGGTTTTAATTTCTTACAAATTTACTAAAATATTACCTTAAAAAGGTAGTTCATCTCCAAATAAGTCACCAAATTCGTCGTCTTCGTCAACAACTTCAAATGATTCTTGCACTTTATCTTGATCAGTTGCTAATAATTCTTTTAATGTTATCTTAGTTTGATCACTACCAGTTGATAGATAAGGTTTTTTAAACCCACATATTTCTTCACCAGTTATATATTCACTTATACCAAATTCATGCTCTTTCTTTATGTCCTCAAATGTACAGAAGTCAAGTTCGATAAATTCTTTTTCCTCTTCAGTTAACATACTTTCGTCGAATTCAACCTTACCACCTCTATTAATTAAGTTAACAGAGAAACCAGTCATAGCTAATGTATCTTCATCACATCTAAATATTTTTTCTTTTAATACACTAACTTGTTTAGCTTTCTTATAAGGGTCGTCACTAACTTCATATGTAGCATGTCTTACAAATCCTCTTTCAGGTAACATACCAGCTTTCTTTTTCTTACCATCAAATTGTCCTAAGTAATAAGTTATATTTAATTTATTTTTCTCAGCAAGTTCAGTTTCATCTAATGCTCTATGATCTATATAACCAACTACATTTGCTTTAGCATGTACTACTAATTCTTTATCTCTTAATATACCATTTTCATCAGCCACATAAATTCTTTGTACTTTGTAATTAGTAAATGTTTTAGTATTACCTTCTTTGTCTTCATAAGAACTCATTTCTATTTCACCATTTACTTTAAATAATCTATTTCCATAAGGATTATCTTTTAGTTTTGTATTTAAAAAGTCTATAAATTCAAATTCTCTAGCAAACTCAAATCTACTTTCACCATCATTGAATGTGAACTTCTTAAAGTTGGCTATGTCATCTAAATGTTTTTCATACTCTTTAGCAGGGAAACTTAATTTCTTAAAAGTTTTATCTAAAGTATAAATTGTATCTCCACCCCAACCTTGTATTCTAGGTGAAAACGTATCATCCCCACATTTCATAACTAATTTTAATGTCTTTAACTCATTTTTACTACCATCATCTCTTGTGAAATCTCTAACCTCATAATGTAAACTTTTGTCAGTATCCTCAGCTAAACTTAACCCACCTACGAATTCGAAAGTCATTTTACTATTATTTGCCATACTACCAATCTCCCTTCAATTCTTTATTTTTATCTTACATCTATAATATACTTAACTCATTTAAAAAAGTGAACCTATTTTTTTATTTTTTTATAAATCTTTTTTATTAAAATTTTGTAACATATTTTCTACTTCTTCACGAGTTGGATATTTTTTGCATGAACTTTTTTCGGGACAATACATCAATGATTGACATTGTGCTACTAATAGATTTTCATACAAAGGTTGTGCTTCCAGTACTTCTTCTCTCATTAATTGAGCAACTTTTCTTATAGGTAAGTCGGCGCGTGTACATAATCTTTTGTGCATAAAATGTATTAATCCTTCTAAAGTAAACCCTATTCTAACTTTACTTTTAACTCCAATGGGCAGCATGGTTCTCATTAGATCATTTGCTTGTTCTCCAGTTATGCCTAAATCTTCAAAACAAGCACGATTAACTTTGTATCGAGCTTTGCACATTTCTTCATATTGGATATATTGTTGTAATAATTGTTCATTTTGTTCTACTTTAGGTGGTACATATATACTAAAATTATCATCCATGTCTACATATCTTTGTGATTGAACATTTTTAAACACACCTGCTTCATGACGTACAATTTGGTCAATAGTAAATCGGGGTGCTTCTATTTCAAATTTGAAGTAATCTCCTCGTGATCCACTCATATGTCCGTCTTTCATACATGATAAACCTACCTTTTCGGCATATTTTTCATTAGTGTTATAGCACACACATGCTACTTCGCCATGATTTTTGATAAAACTTTTTACCTCGTCAGCATTTAATAAAGTAACTTTAATCTCCTCGATTGTATACATTATTGTACCCTCCTTTGTTTATTTTTATCTTACAATTATAATATACTTATATCACTAAGAAAAGTGAACCTATTTTTTAATTTTTTATATTATTAAATCTTCATTTTCATATATGTTGCCTACAATTTCCAATTCATTTATATCACAAAATTCTTCCTCCATAGATAAAGGGTGTATATATCTTTTATCTTTTTCTTTATGTACTATACACCATGAATGGTTATACATCTCAATAATACCTTCAACTTTATTTACTTTAGAACATTTTTCATAATCTATATATGCCTCTCGTTTAACTATATCACCTTCATATATTTCTTTTCCATTTTTATCTTTAAGTCCTATGTATTGCATTAATACAAAATCTTTAATTTCATCAGTATAAACTTCATCATATCTTAATGTATCAGTTGTCACTTCGATTTTACCTTCATTAAAATCAATGTCCACCAAGTTAGGACTTAACATCATCTTGAATGTATTATCCCATACTCTAAACTTTATTTCCCTCATATTTTATCACTACCTTTATTCTTTTTCACCTAATAAATCAGGAGTATATGATAATTGATTGTATTTAATGCAGTTATCAATTTTTGCCCAATCATAAGTAAAACTATCCTTATAGTCACTCATTTTCTTAGCATCATTATAATCTTCAAATAAGTCCCATTTATAATAATGTCTATAATTAGTTCCAGTTGTATATACTTTTATTCCATTTATTTCTTCAACATATTTTATTGTTTCTTGGCTCACTATATATCCATCACACATTGGATTCCATGACCATTCACTCACATAATATGTTTTATTTAATTCTATTTCTTTATCTTTATAAGTTTCTAATAATTGATATAATATCTTTTCCAATACATCATCACTCCTTTATTTTTATTCTTTTTCACCTAATAAATCAGGATGATTCTCGGCGAGCCATTTGAACGCACAGGTCAAGCAATCGCAATCAGGATGATACTTGCAATTGGGTTGTACTTTACTTAACTTTTGACAAAAATGATAAAAATCATCATGCAATATGTTTAATTCACTATCTTTTATTTTTATTTTTTTCTTTTTAGCCATTGTGCAACATCTCCTATTTAATATTTTCTAATCTTTCTTTAGCAATATCAAAATACCCCTTATCTAACTCTATACCAATGAAATTCCTATTTAGATTCATACAAGCAGCACCTGTCGGGCAGCTTCCCATAAATGGGTCTAAAACTAAATCATTTGGGTTAGTTAACTCAGAAATTAAATCCTCCATTAACTTAACAGGTTTTTCAGCACTATGTTTAAGTTTTTGAGGGGATAATCTTCTATAAGTCAAAATATTGCTTTTGTTATTAGAGTGAGTCTTTATATTTGTTTTACATAACAACAAAATCAATTCATAGTTAGGACGATAATTGTTGCCCATGCCAAACCAATCTTTATTCCATACAAGAATATTTTTTACAATAAATTTTTTTTCAAAAGCTATCTTGAACTTGTCTATATGTTGCCATCCGCAGAATACCACCGCTACATTTTTAGTAATTTCATAAGTTTTATCTACAAACTCAGGCAACCACTCTAAAGAATCATCGTTTATAATCTTAGTATCTTTAAATTTACCTCCAGTTCTTTGAGGTGTCAAATTTATCCCATATGGTGGGTCGGTGATTACCGCATCTACTTTCACCCCATCATTGATTAACTTATCCATAACTTCTAAACAATTCCCTTGATATAATTTATAACTCATTTTTCATTCCCCCTTATATTTATAATATACTTAAAATATCTAATTTAGTGAACCAAAAATTTAAGATTTATTATAAAAATAGAAGTAGTAATCTCACGACTACTACTTCTATCATAATTAATTTTCATAGAAAACTTTATATAATTTATATGTCTCATATATATCACGTTTACTAATTATTTCCATCGGACTATGCATAGCCAATGTAGGTACACCACAATCCATGGTTTCCATACCCCTTGTTCCAAAGAAGGTAGCAACCGTACCTCCACCACCTTCAGATACTTTGGTTGTGTCAATTTGGTATGATATATCATTATTAACACATAGATCTTTAATATATTCTCTCATTTCTATACTAGCATCATTTCCTCTTTTTAATCCAGTAAATGGAACTAAGGCAACACCATTGCCACATATTGCTTTAGCACTATCCTCAAAATGACTACTATAATTACTATCAAATCCACCAGTTACATCAGCACTAATTACATTTGTATTTCTCATGAACTCTCTAGCAAGCAGCATATTTCCATTTGCTAAAGTAAGGAAAATATCATCTATAAATTGAGTTTCAGCACCACTCATTTGTCCACTACCAGTTTCTTCATAAGCAGTGAATAAAGCTATCTTTGTTCTTTTGTTAGGTTTACTATTCAACATAGCTTCTAGTTCAGCATAAGCACAACTTTTATCATCATGTCCATAGCCTAATAATAAGTCCTTATCTAATCCCATTTCTAAAGTTTCAAAATAAGGTACAAAACTCAAATCAGCTAACTCAAAATTCTCTTTTGTTATTCCATATTCTTCTTTTAGCATTTCAAATAATTCTTCTTTATTTCCATTACTCATTCTTACTAATAACTTATCATAAGATAAGTCTTTTACTTCTTTTCTACCACTTAAATGAGGTAGTAAACTAGTTATAGAAAATAAATGTCCTTTTTCCCCAGTGTTTATATATTTAATCTCATCGTTTATTTTTATTTTCCCAACCATTACAAAAGGTCTATCTAGCCATAATTGTAGTATTATTCCTCCATATGGTTGTGTTTTTATAAATGTTCCATCCTCATTAGATATAATTGGATTACCCACTATAACATCTAATCTAGGACTATCAATATGACTTACTACTAAATTAGCACCTTTTGATATGTCCTCGCCTACTTCTACTAATGCTATTAATTTATCTCTAAATTCAAATATTAATTTATCTCCTGCATTAAAGTATTTAGAATAAATATAAGTTTTATATCCTACGTCTTTTGCTTTATCCTTTATATATCTTAATACTTGTGTTTCGTGTAAACCTTCTTCTAAAAAATATTTATATTCATCTATAAAATCATTCATATAACCTCTCCTTTATATTCAATTTATATTGCTAAACAAAATAATACAAACATTATCATTATGATTGTTATCATTATAAACATAAATCTTCTTACAGTTCGATAAATTTCTTGACTTATAGCATCATCATCTACATTTATTCCATTGTCTTTAGAATAATTTTTAAGTTCAGTAAAAACTTTTTTGTACACATCACTTTTTTCACCATTTTTAATTATTTCTATACAAAGTAATAAGAATAATATAGGTGGTATAAAAAATAATATTAATAAAAATTTTAACATGCATCCATCTCCCTATTTAAACATTTCGGCTACACTAACAACAAACATAAACACACATCCAACACACAAAACACTTACTAATATAGCACCTAACATTTGTAACATATTATCATCTCCTTTAAATTATTAATCTTCGTTATCATAAACAAATACCTGAATAAAACACTTACAATCTTTACATTCATATGAATATACCATTCCATCGTACCCTCTAATTCCTTCATCGTATAATGTTTTTTGATCCACTAACACTAACTCTCCATCACAATTAATACATCTTTTGTTATTATTCATTCTATATTTCTTCTCCTTTCAATACAGAAGCTACTAAACTCATTGCAGTACATAACGACTCACTTGAAAAATTCTCTAACAACCTACATTTTTCTCTAAATCTACAAACAGAACATGGATTTCCATCTAATTCCTTCGCTAGTTTTTCTAGTTCAACTCCTAACTCACGTTCATCCATAATAATCATCCTCCTAAAATTCTAATTGATTCATGGTTTCGTTAAGCAAACCATCAACTAATTGATTACCCAAATCATCACTATGACCTTTTACTTTTATAAATTTTATATCAGTAAATTTACTTTGTTCATTGTCTAATTCCATCCATAATTCTTTATTTTTAACAGGTTCATTTTTACTATTAACCCAACCTTTAACTTTCCATTTGTGAATATAACTTGTTATTCCATTTAATACATATGCACTATCTAAATGTACTTCTAATGGCATCCTTTTATTTTTAATAGCCTTCAACCCTTCAATGCAGCCCATTAGCTCCATTTTGTTATTGGTTGTATTGTAGAAACCATCGGTGTCATCTTTAGTTGCTTTAAGCGTTCCATTGACCCAAAATTCTAAATGCCAAGCATAAGCACCTACATTAACGTCTTTTCCATTACCTCGACATCCTCCATCCGACCACATTTTAATTACTCTACTCATCACCACACCCCCTAATGAATTATTGTACCTTCTTTAGCATCAATAGTTAAAAAAGGTCTACCTTGATTTAAGTCATAACATCTTAGTTTTACTTCAGTAGTTACATCATATAGTTGTTTAATATCACTTACCAATGATTCCATGTCTTTTGTAAATCCAGTATCAACTAAGATTCTTTGTCTTTGATCTTTACTCACGTCATATAAATCCAACTCTTTATTTACTATTGATATTATTACACAATCTTTTTCATAATGTGAATTTACATCAACGATGTATTTTGTCTTTGGAAACTTATCATTCAATATAGATTTCACTATTGAATTTGAAATATCATTGAATGTTTTTGTCTTTTGTTGTTCCACCTTTTGTTCTTCAATTTGTGTCTTTTGTTCTAAGTTAAATTTATATTGACACATTGCATATCCACAACCCATTGACACTATTAAACAAGCAGGTATCACAACTTTTTTATTCATTTTATCATCTCCTTATATTTATAATATACTTAAACAATCTAATTTAATGAACCAAAATTTTAAATTTTTATTAAATACTTTATATTATAAAAATAGAAGTAGTAACACTACAATTACTACTTCTATTAGTAAAAATTAATAACTTAACTCTATTATTTCACCACATACAGGACATCTTAACTCAACAACAGTTATCACATTTGTTGGTGTGACCGTATATACAAAACTTTTATGTCCTGTATCACATTTCTTATAATGCTCATGTATGAATTTATTAGCTCTTTTCATTTGTTCATCACTTAATGTGACTAAACTATTTCTTTTATAAAAGTCTAATTCTTCTCTTAATCTTGTTAATTCCTCGTCTTTAAATTTTTCGTCTTTAACTTCCAAATATGCCTGTCTATAATCCTCTTTATCTTCTTGGAGTATGTCTATTAAATCTTCTAATTCTTGTAATGTTTCCTTTATATCTTTCCCTCTAAGAACGGCTTTTTTCCAATTCAAGTTAATTCCTCCTATTCAACAATTAATAAAAGAAATCCCCCTAATATCATCGCAATACCTAATATTAGTTGACCACACATTAAATCTATTATTCCTATAACTATATCAGCACAACCTATAACAATCCAAAATTTATCCACTTTATCACTCCCAATCAACAAACAATAAATAAAATCCTGTTAATAACATTGTAATACCCATCATTATTTCACCATTCATTAACCCTATCATCCCTACAAGTATGTCACATATACCTACAACCCTACAAACCTTATTCACTTTATCTCCTCCTTATTGATTTTTGTATTCTCTTTCAACTAACCATAACAAGCAATAATTTGCTAAGTCCAATATCGTATCATCAATTTTTTCATCTTTTACTTTTTGTTCCGGTGCATTTGGGTCACATAATGTCATTAATCTATTGTATTTATCAGTGATTCTTACTAGAAAAGACACGCAACCAAACTTGTCATAAGTGTCAGCAACACTATTACCATAATCATTATTTTTAGCTTTATATGTTTCTTCTAAATGGTTTAAAATATATTCGTATATACCCACTCTATCTAGTTTAGACGATTCTAAATCACTTCTAAGTGTAATTTCTTCTTTTGATTCAACAGGTTCTAACATACCTTCGTTCCACACATAAGGATTATTATTATTTGCTAAATGGTAATCTCCATCTTCATCTATATTTTCTATAATATCAATTGTTCCTCTAAATGGTAACATGTCATCTATAACATTACATCCCCCATATTTTTCACCCTCTTGTATATCATCCTTTATTCTAACTACATCACCTATTTGATATTTCATATATCTTTCCTCCTAATAATTAAATTTTTATTTTACATTTATAATATACTTAAACTAGATCTTATTTTTGATGTCTATTACTTTCACAGTATTTATAATGTTTGCATGAGTATGCTCTATAGACATCATAATTAATGTTATGACCATCTATCTTACACACATCTTTTGCATTGTAAAAGCAATCTTTACAATTTTTAGTATTCGTTAACTCTCTATTATCTATAAGTTCTTCACCATTTATACAATCTTCATGTTTACCATCATAATAATACTCACATTCTTTGAATTCTTTTGGCATACCTTTACATCTATCTTCGCATTCTTTTTTACACTCAAAACAACAAACAGTTCCAAATGGATTTCCAAATCTACAAGGCATTATTTATTCCCCCTTTATAAATATCTTATTTTTATCATCTCCTTATATTTATAATATACTTAAAACATCTAATTTAGTGAACTACTATTTTAAATTTTTATTAAATAATTTAAGTATATTATAAAAATAGAAGCAGCAATCTTACAATCACTGCTTCTAATAACTATAATCTTCTACCACATATTGGACAAAATTTAACTTCAACTTCTCCATAGTCGAACTCCTCCCAATGATCATTCCATCCAGCGTACACTCTTAATATATAATTACCTTCAGCATCTTGATAAATGCCATCAATACTATTATCTTGATTATTACAAAAATCACAATCCATATCGGTATCCTCCTATAATATTTTATTCAGAGATAACCTCAGTTATTGTGTACCACTCAATCAATTCTCTTTTAACACCCATGAAACCAAATACTATTATATCATCTTTATTTTCTATTCTTTGAGCTATGATCTCAGGCATATCTATTACTTGGTTTCCTTCTATTTTAATATATTCTCCACTTGTTAATTTTACCGTTAGGATATATTCTTTAGTATTTTTAAATTCGTATTCATATTCTTCCAAGCTATTCATCTCCTAAAATTTTATAAGTTAATAAATAATCCATTGGTTTGTAATAATGAACAGTTTGATAATCATTATGTTTTCCATAATATTGGTTAGGTACTAAACTTATTATCTCGATTTTATTAATATTCTTAGCACAAAACACTTTAACTTCTTGTAAATTTTGGAATATTTCAAAATTGTATTTCATATTCTACCTCCTATTTTCATACATCAAAATTGTCATTCTCATATTTATCTAGTAAATTTATGAATTTATATAATTGATATCTAAACTCTTTTAATTCATCTCTATCTTCAAATACTTCTCCGACTTGACAACTATTAAAAATATCTTCCATCATCATTTGCATATTTAACTTTTCTATATCCAAGTTATTACACCTCCTAATAAAATGATATTTTTTTATTTAATTATTTATTTGCAAACTCACCTAATTTTTTACCACACATAGGGCAATAATTTATTTTTACCCCATATACGCTTTCTTTTTGTCCACCAACTCTATTTTCTTCTAAATAGTTACAACTATTAATTTTTATTGCATAATCACTATTATTTTTATACATTAATGGTTCTTTATCTATATATCTACCTTCACAATATTTGCACATATTTCCTCCTAATAAAACTAAAATTTTATTCAATTACCTCATACCTAGATACATGACATGTGTCGTATGCATATCCATACATTTCTTCTTGCTCTTTTTCATACGCATTTGCATATTCCTCAGCTTTGTCTTTTGATGCAAACACTCCTAATATATAACTACTTTCACCATCAAACATTTTAACTACATACACTTCTTTCAAGTTAATATCTCTCCTTTATTTCTTTTTATATACCATTTCAAACTCGTCTACATCTAAATAATGTACACTTTTTCTAAGTTTTTTAGGAATTATAGTTATTATTTCATAATCATTTCTATTTGCGTAGTCCACACACCCTTTTAATGAATAAAATGTTTTTACACCATACATTAGATTTCCTCCTAACATATCTAAAAAATATAATACAAGATACCTATAAGAGTTCCCATTACAATTCCGTATATGTAACTCTTAACGTTGAAATCTTTATCTAATTTTATTATTAAATTTATAATAAATATTGATAGCGTTGTTATTACTATGAATTTGATTAATTCTATCTCTATCATATTATTACCTCCTTATTTATCTAAATAAATTTTAAAGTCGTCAGATACTACTTGAAAATATCTATCATCTACTTTCATGGAACTATTATTCAGCAACCTACAAAGTTCATTTGCATATTTTTCATCTACTCCCATACAGAACAATTCATCAGGTTTCATTTTATATAAATCTCTAATTAAAATTTTCATTTTTCATCAACTCCCTATTTTCTTATTGTATACCCTTTATCATTTATGTTTTCTAATTTTCTACCACATATAGGACAAAAGTTAATTTCTATATTTATTTCAGGTACGTGAGGACTATCAAAATCTATATCTAACCTATTACCATCTATCACATCAATATAAGCTCCTGTATTGGTAATCATATAACTATCACTATCGCATAAAAAACATTTTTCCATATTATTACCTCCTTTTAAACAGTTCCAAATCCTATTGTTCTTTTAGTTTCCATGACATTTTCATTTTGATTAAAACTTAATATCCTTTTCAACATAGTGACAACTTCATCGTCACTTATTTTTTCTTTATCTCTATCAACGGCTAAAATACCAGCTTCATTACATATAGCGGCTATCCTAGCTCCATTGCAACCTTCAGTTAATTCAGCATATTTTTCACAGTCTATAGTGTCATCACATTTCATTTTTCCTAAGTATAACTCAAATATTTTTACTCTATTTTCGTAGTTTGGTTCATCAATTTTTATTTTTCTATCAAATCTACCTTCTCTTAATATAGCATCATCCATAAGGTGCATTGCGTTTGTAGATCCTATCACAAATACATCATCCGTTGAGTTCATTCCATCCATTTCAGTCAATAGTTGAGTTATCATTTTGACATCTTCACCATTACTCTCACTATGTCGTTTCATCACTAGTGCATCTAATTCATCTATAAATATTATAGAAGGAGCATTCTTCCTTGCTTCTTCAAACATTTTTTTAACATTATTAGCACCTACACCAACATATTTATTAGCAAATTCACCACCACAATAAGATTTGAAATGACAACCACATTTATTCGATATGGCTTTTGCTATCAAACTTTTCCCTGTTCCAGGTTTACCATATAATAAATATCCAGTAGGTATTTTACAACCCATGTCAGTATATTTTTCACGCTTACTTATAAAGTCTATTACTTGGGTTATTTCATGTTTAGTGTCTTCATTTAATATAACATCTTCTATTTTAACCTTAGTTTTATTGTTCTTTTCTTCCTCTTTAATCATTTCTTTATACGCACTTCTATAAATTTCAGCTTCAACAAAATTATTAAACCACTCTATTTCATCACGATCCTCCACTTTATTTAAAACCTTTATTGCTAATGTGTAAGTATCTCTTAATTGATAAATTATTTCAGTATGTTCAGATTCTAATGGGAAATTGAAAGTATCTTTTATACTAAATACTTTGTCACGTTTTCCTTCAGATAATTCACTAAAAGTACACATTGCTATGGTTTTGTATTTGTTTTCAGCTAGTAAAACGTTTAATCCATACATCTTATCTCTATATACACCATAATTTAGATATTGTGCCATCAGGCATCAACCCCTTATAAAAATATTTTTATCAGTTTGAATAAAGATAACACACATACAACAAGTAAAATTATATATTTCACTACTATTATCCGATACGAGTCATCCACAAACATCATCCCTTTATGCTTATAATATACTTAAATTATATAATAAAATGAACCTATATTGCATTCCATTTTTTAATTTCTTCTTCTAATTCAATTTCATTCATCATAGCTTGTATGAATTGTCCCCATGTTAAATTGAATTTTTTCAAATCTTTATCAACACCATTCACTATTTGAGAATATTCTTCTCTTGAACTACATGATATAAGTTTTTTATGCCACTTATTAACTAACTCACAAGTGATCATACAAGTATACTCTAATTCACAAGCATCTATACCTAACCTTTTTTCAATTATATTAAATACACTATCTTTATCCTTAATTAGAAAACGAGTGGGGATTAATAACTTTTCCCCACAATCTAATTCCACAAATGCCGATAAAGTTGTCTTATTTATACTTACTATAGTCCCCTTTTTACCACTAATACCAGGAGAATTTCCACCTATAATAATTTTATCTCCAACTTTAAAATTCACAATTATCAACCTCCACTATTCAATATTTGTATCATCTAATGATGTTTTATCATCTCTTATAATTCCTTGATATACAGGGAATAATAATCCTCTATTTCCATCTTCGCTTGGTGGCAACACTACTTTATATTTAACTACGATTATCTTATTAAGTATTTCATCTTTATTATTCCAATAATAATCTCTATCTTTATCAGTAAATCCACTACCAACTTTACTTGTATAAGTTTTGTTATCTATAACGTATACAACTTTCAAAGCTCCTAATGTCCCTTTAAGTTTTCCATCACCTTCAATTATATCAGTAACTAAAACATCCCCTTCATGGAATAATTTATATTTTAATATTTCATTTGTTCTCTTAAATTGATATTTTCCATCAGCTTTATTAATCATAATACCTTCTTCACCACTTAATGTCAATCGTTCACATAATGGTTTTAATATAGAACTATTGTGACCTATGTACAATGGATTAAGATATTCACTATAACTCATTCCATAATTTTCAACTAATTCTTTTAAATGCTCTTTTCTTTCTTCACAAGGTATTGTTGATACACCTTTTTTAAATTCATCTAATTCTATAAAGTCATACATTACAAACTTCAATCCAGTTTTAACACCTTTAACTCTACTACGTTTAATAGTGTCTTTATATTGTGCATCACTATCAACATAATCCCCAATGGCAAGCACCTCACCGTCGTAGACGCCATCTTCATATCTTGACATTTCCCTTTCTAATTGGATCATATCTTCCATAGGTTTACCTTGTCTTGTGAAAAATAATGGTTCACCATTTTCAACCACACATATTAACCTGCAACCATTTAATTTAGATGTTACTATAAATCTACATCTTAAGTCTTTTTCATCATATGGGTGAGCTAACATAACATTAAATTCAGGAATAAATCCATCTCCATAAATCTTATTAACAGTCTTGCTACTTAATCCCATTTTATATGATTTTGTAGCCAAATCTTTTAGAAAATCTTCATAAACATCATCTTGTTTATTGATATAATCCATAATTATATTAACAGTAGATTGTTTTCCATCAGCTTTATTAATTAAAAACTCTATATATTCTTTAAATCCATTAAGTTCTATAGAAGGGCTGCTAAACTTTTTCAGTTTAGCAGCACCTACATTGGTTACAATATATGGATCTAAAAGAAATTTTAGAGTCATTTTGAACATCTCATCATTTTCATATTGTCTAAGTAATGATTCTTTACCTGTTCTAGCACTTGTATTTTTTATTTGTTCAAATTTATCAAAAACATCTTTTAAATAACAATCCATAATAATTATTCTCCTTATCTATTCTTTTTTATAGCTCTTTTTATTATACTTTCTATATCATTGTCACTTGATTCAACTTTTTCTATTTCTTCAACTTCTTTTTCTACTTTTTCATCCTTTTTATTTTCTAGTTCTTTAACTTCTTCTATTTCTTCCTTACTTGGTTTAACTTCTTTACTTGGTTTATCTTCTTTTTCTTCCTCTACTTTTTTGTCATCGTCTTCATTTAACTCTTGTAATACACTCATTGCTTTCTCGTATAAATATTTGTCATTTACTATACGTAATTTTCTAGCTTCCTCTATATCCATTATCCAATCTTTTTCTCTATATTCTTCTAACATTTCTTCAGTAACTAAAGTTTCCTTTACAATTATATCTTTGTATTTTCTAAGTATAACATCATTGTAACGTGCTATATCTTTTCTAAGTAAGTTGGCATTTTCATGTACCACACCATGCATTTGCACCTCATGGTAAAGTAATTCAGTACAAAAATCACTAGTTACAGTTCTTATATCACCTAACATGAATAATAGAAAACCACATGACATTGCATATCCATTGGCTTCAGTTATAACCACTACATCTAAGTCTTTTAAAGCCATAATTTCATTTGTCATAGTTAATAAATCATACATTGATCCACCTAAAGATGATATTACTATTCTTAATGTAGGTAATGGTTGTTCAGGTTCACCTAATTTAGCTAACTTTTCATTAACATCTATTAATTCAACTACACCTTCATTAAATAATCTTAATAACCTAGTTGCTTCTCTTACAGAGTTTTGATCGAAGTCCTCATAAAAATGTAATACGAATTCATTATCAGAGTTTATAACTATTTCATTTTGTGGCATTACTCTATTGCTAACTTGTTTTTTACTACCCATAACACTTCTTAATTTATAATTCATATTCATAATATTAATCCTCCAAAATTTTATTATTTTTACTACATTAACAACTATATTTTATTAATCTAAGTTATTCTTTTTACTTATAGCTTTATTTCTAACTAAACTACATTTTGCTTCTACATCTAATGATTCATCAAATATTTCATCAGGAGTAAATTCTAGTGATTCACCAAACTCATATGATATACCAACTAATAATTTTTCTAATTCAACAGGTGTCATTTGTGGATTAGTTTTTAAAAATTGAGTCAATACATATAAATAATCAACATCTAGGTTTTTAACTAATTCTAATTTTTCTTTCATTACTTATTACCCCCTTATTTACCTTTTTTATCGTTGTCATTTACCTCTTGAAACCTTGAGCAGTGGAACGATTGTATTTTAACACTAAATTTATAACCACATTTCTTTTTGTTCTTACATTTTGCACAAACTTCACAAAGTTTCCAACCTTGTTTATTTTCCATATCTCATTCCCCCTTATATTTATAATATACTTAATTGCTATTAAAAAGTGAACCTAAAATTAATATTTGAAACCACTTCTTACCAATTCTTCTTTGAATGCGTTTAATCTTTTGTTTAATCCAGTTGTAGTTATGTTTAATTCTTCAGCTATATCTTTTTTCAAATATCCTTTTGCTATTAATTTTACTATTTTATCTATATCTTTAACTTTAGATCTCTCACTAGCGTTGAAGATTGCGTACACTAATTCAGATTCATGAGTATAACTTTCATCACCTAATAAATCTTCTAATGTATTAACATCTTCTCCATCATCATTTACTTTAGTTGACATGCTTATTGATTGACCATCATCTAATTGTTTATGATACTCTTGGTTTAAATATGTGTATAACTTATGTCTAATACATGTCCCAGCATAAGTTGAGAACTTAATACCTCTTGTCTCATCCCAAGTATGTGATGCTTGAACTAATGCTATGTTACCAACGCTTATCATTTCATCTAATAAATATTTTCTATCTAATCTACTTATGTTTAAGTTACCTTTAAAATCTTGCCATATAACTTGTTTAACTAAGTTCACATTTTCATTAACCAATCTTTCGCTAAAAGCATTTGTATTCATCATAAGTCATTCCCCCAATTCAATTTTTTAATTTTTTATTTCTATATTATATATATACCATTATTTTCTAACTTTAAACATATAATAAAGAAATTTTTTTAATTTTTTATCTTACATATATAGTATAGAAATCTAGGTCAGTTTACTAACTAACTTTTAATTATTTTTTCTTATAATATATAGATACCACTCTTTTGCAACTTTAAACATATAATAAAGAAATTTTTATTTTTTTTCTATTTCTTCGTTTTTTAAATCTTCTATCTCATCCTGTACTTGCAAACTTGTGATATAGTCAACTCTAGCCACAAATAACTCTAATTCAGTTTGAGGTAATCCATAAGCACTTTTACTATATAAACCTAAGTGTCTTCGTATTGCCATCTTAATTGTATCCCAAGCACTACTTTTTATTATACTTTCAAATTCAGTTCCTTTTACTATATCTTCGACATAGTGTACAGCTATGCCACCATGCTTTAAAAAGTTTTTATATTTTCCAAAGCCATATTTACAAAGGTCATGTAACAACAATGTTACGTATATTAAATCTTTATCACTATCATTGAATGGAAATAAGAACCCATCTTTCATTAATTCATTAGCTAACCTGACACAATATTTTGTATGTCTCGTCAAGCCATACAGTTCATTGCTACATCTAGGATGATATTCTCCACTCTTTGAAGCAGGGTATGTATAAAAATAATCAGGAGCATTATCCAAACAGAACTCAGCAAATTCTCTAAGATAATCGTTTTGAATTAATGATAATTCATAACTAAAATCTTTTCTATCATTTACTTTGACTTTAGTTATTTTTTGTTCACAATTTTTTCGATTGCTATACGACTTCAAACTCTTCAATATTATCTACCACCTTTTATGAAATCAGTAGTGTTTCTAACATTTTCAGTTATTTCATTTTCTATATTATTTTGTACCATTTGTTTATAATCTTTTTTACTAATGACATCTCTATATTTACATTCATACTCATTATCGGTCAAATTTTCTCTAACTATTAATGTAGTTTTGCCATTGTCGTATATTACGCCTGCAATTACGCCAAACACTCCTAAGTCTTTTATTACTACTTTATCATTTATGTTCATATCTCATCCCTCCAATATTATTATTTCTATATTATATAAATACCCTTGGATTTAGTACTTAAACATTTTTTATTAAAAAATTTTATATTTTTCATGATAGTTACGATATACCTCAGAAACATTTCCATTTAAATGGTGATCTTTTAAAAACTTAGTTATTTCATGTATATTCCAATCATCTTTATATTCATGAAGTTCATGTAAAACATGAGACATATATAGTGCTTTTCCACTTAATACAATTTTCTTATCAGTATATTCATTAACTTCAATAGTTAGTTTCTTAATTCTATTTTGTAATCCAATTGAACTATAATAATTTAATCCTTGATTATTTTTTGCAGAAGGTTTAGGTTTTAACACATATGGTGATTTCATATTGTAATAAAACTCAGTATATGTTGCTAAATTATCTTTTATATACAATTTATAGGTATCTTCTTTTATAGTCTTTTTAAGATAGTAACTTAAATACTCATCACATTTTACGTCTCTATCTTCTAAATGTATTACTTTGTAATCATCAGATACTTGTTCTACTTTTAATTGTCGTATCTCATTATAACTTTTACCCATAATACCATTAAATAAAGCATAGATTAAAAATTTATCACTATAATTTATAAAATAGTCACACATTGTTAATACTTCTTGTTTTGTAAATATTCTATCACTTGGTTGAATTAATCCAACATCTAAATAATCACTGCTCTTTATCTCCACACCCATTCCCCTCTCTTCCAATATCTCTCTTATAAATCTTATATTACTATAATAATTACATCTATTCCTACTTACCATCTCTTCTTTTATGAACTTTCCTATATCTAACTCTCTCATCTCCTCTATTCCATTCTCCTTTATATATCTATCTAGCTTGTTCTCTATTCTCTTTTTTAATTCTTTATTCATCTTTATGCACTCTCCTTTGTTTCTAGTATTCCCTTCTCTTACCTACTTTATTCATTGGTTTTTGTTTATGTTTAGAGGGTACATGAAAATGCAGCAAAAATCATTTTTTTGAGAAAAATGCACCCTTTGAAAAATTTCCCTTATATAAGGACGGCGTGGGGAACACCTTTTTTTTGTAACATTTGGAAACATTTTTTGTAACATTTGGAAACATTTTTTGTAACATTTGGAAACATTTTTTGTAATTATGGAGTGTAACAAACAAAATTATAAACACAAATTTGGAATTATGGAGAGGGAATACAACATTGGAAACAAAAAATAGCCACCCCCAAAGGAGTGACTACATATATTATACCTTTTCCCTTAAACTTTTAATAGTTTGTTTAACCCAACGCTTAAATTCAATTGCCTCAGGCATGTTAGAACCAAATATCAATGAATATACACCAGTTTCGGTTATTAACCATTCCCCTTTTCTACCTATATTAACTAATGCATCATCGTCATATTTCAATAATTCCTTTAGTTCTTTAGCTTTTAATTTAAGTATTTCATCATCACTACAATATCTTGATATATACTTAGTATAAGATATAGTCTTTAAATCATATTCTAAGGCTTCAATGACTTCTCTACCAAAGAACATCCATTCTACTTTACCATTATCTATCCACGACATAGAGTGTAATTCTTTACCATTCCAATTTACAGTTTTTAACATACAAATCATCCTCCATCATCTTTTATTCGTTAATATCTTTCAAAAATTCTCTACCAAATTTTATACGTTTTTCACTAAACTTCATTTCCTCTTTTAATTTCTCTATTCTCTCTTTTTCATCTTTAATCATTTTCTTAGCTTTACAAATACTAATGCCGACATCCTCATTAAATTCATCTTCATCATCACAACAAGCAACAAATATATCACCATCAGTGAAGCAAACAACAGTATACGGATTAAGAATTAAAATGTTATTGACATTATCATCTTTAACCTCTATTTTACGTATTGTTTTCTTTTTCACTTCTTTTAATTCATCATATTTAACATGATTAAGCCCTCCCCAAGTTAATTTCTTATCAGAATAACTTATTGAATTGTCCTGATGTGGATATAAGTTTAATTCTATAGAATATATATGTGGTGAAGGTGCAAACTCAGTAGGTAATTTACCATTTACCCATTTATAACCTCTATTCTCTAATATTTTTAATATATCATCAACTAATTTCATATCCTGATTCACTTCAAAAGATATTTTACTATTGTTATATTTTTTAATACTTTTATCAATTACTTTTTCTAAATAATTCATATTATTTACCTCCCTCAATTAATTATTTATCTTGCTTTCTTTCTAATAGTTTAAAATTTTTTATTTTATCATCAATGATCTCATATTGGTATCCGAAATATTTTTTTCCACATTTGGGACATTTAAAATATTTAAATTTAGCAATGATATAACCTTCTATTTCTTCTTTATCATGATATTCAATTAATGGTTCTTTACATTTAGGGCATTTGAGATAAGCCATAACTAATTCTTTTTCTAAATAAGTCATACTATTTTCCCTCCGTAATAGTTTTAATCTCAATATGATACTTAGATACATCTAAATCTCTAAAGCTATTGAGTATAGTATCCAGTTCATTTATACCAGTGACAACATATCTAAAAAGTACAAATTTATCCTCATTACGTCTTATAAGTACTTTAAACTTCATATAATCACCTCTATTTATTTTTATTTCTTATATAATAACTTCCTTTGTTTTGCTCCCAGCAACTCGTACCTCCATCCTTGAATGGGCACATATTCTCATGAATGCAATTACCACAATCAGCAGTAATTAATTCAAGCATTTCAATAATTTTCTTCTTTAATTCTTTAAACTTCATATTCCACCTTCCTTACGTCATCCACATGCAACAATCTATATTCATAATTTCTAATTTTATTTTGTTCTATAAACCTTTCCATTCCATTTTTTGTAAAAAATACTTTGTAATTTCCTCCATATATCAGCAAGTGGAGTGGAAACCCACATTTTTTACCATTCATTTTTATATCCTCTTGTCTTTGTTTAGTTAGCTCTATGTCATTAGTAATTTCTTTCACTTCATCACCTCCTCCCTTACTAATAATACCCTTGGTTATATGATTTAAAACATTTATTCTTTTATTTTTTCTATCATTGCATTGAAAAAGTCATTTGCATCAATGCCTACTTGTTCAAGATCTTTTCTCAATTGCACTCCCTCTTCATCAGTCATTATTCTATTACTCATTATCGGCCACCATTTCTCTACTAATTTATTCATCGCATATTCAGTCCAAGTTATTTTTTTATTCATATTATTACTCCTCCTCACTTTTAATTTCAACAATGTGTTTAGTTTTATCTAAATATGATAAGTTTTGTAGTGTTAACATTAATTTATCATATTCACTTGTTTCATATACGAAGCAATTCATACGTGTCTTTTTATTTTTTACATTTACTTTATATACCATTTAGTACCCCCTTAATTCATATTTTCTTCTACAGGTTCACTAGGAGATTCTTCATAATCTTGTGTTTCGTCATAATCATCATAGTCATTATTATCAGGTACATATTCATCATCTTTATTATCACTATCAATTGGGTCAGGTTCTTCATCTAAAAAGTAACCATCATCATAAAATCCACAATAAGCACATTTTAAACCTGCACCATTATTAAATACCATCGCAGTTCTACCACAATCAGGGCAAGTACCACGTGCAGCGTTACCATATAAGATGTCATCCAAATTACGATCATCCTCAGTTGTTGAATCTTCTTTAGGTTGTTGTTTCTTGGTTTCTTTTTTAGTAGGACTATTATCTTTAATCTTATTATCTTTAGTAGTTTGTTGTTTTTGGCTTTCCTCTATTCGTTTAGCTTCTTCTTTAGTCACTTTTTCTTTTTTAATCGTATTGCCATTTTCATCTACGTGTTTAATTGTTATTGTGTCATCATCTTTGTCATTGTCACTACTATCACAACCAACCATTAGGCTTACGCTTAGAACACCAACCAAACCTAAACTCATTAATTTTTTAACCATCATATTACTTACCTCCATTTATTTTATTCCACACTTCTCCAAATTTGTCTTCCCCAACTTCATTGATCCAAAACTTTCTAAATGGGTGATAACTATTTTCTAACCAATTATTTATCTTGTTGCAGTCTTTACTATTGTATACCTCCCTACATTCATTTATCATCACCTTTATTTCCTTCTCTAATCTTTGTTGTTCCATCCTTACCCCTCCTTTTATTATTTTCTATACTATATTAATACCACTTATTTATAACTTTTAAACATAAAATGTAAAATATTTGGTATATTTTCTAAACATACATCTTGTATGTTTAGAATTTCACTTCTTTTTCCTTCTTTTCATCTTTTTCTTTTTGTTCGTTTAATAATTTTATAATCCATTTTCTACCTCGCTCAGTCCATTTTAATATTTGACCATGTTCACCTATTTGGTAATCAGCATATAAAGGTATTCTAGTTTGGTATTTAGCATAGAATGTCCAATGATTACCAGTTTTGAATATTATCTTCATATCATGAAGTTTGTTATGTAATTCTCTAGCAGTCATACCTAAGTCCTTAGCAATATCAGTTGTTGTTACAAGTTTATCCCCATTTAATACTTTATCATGATAGCTTACTTTAGGTTTTTGTGTTTCTATTGTTTCTATTAATGGTTTAGTTGCTTCATCAACTACCAATGTTTTATAGTCTTGTAAAGCAGATATTTTTTCTAAATCATCGCCATTTAATATTGCTAATTGCAATTGTTCTTTTCTTGTTAATTGTGGTTTTGGATTAAAGTAATTTTCTTCTAATGAATCAAACATTTCCCACGCTTTATCAGTTCCTAACATTTTACAATGTCTTGATGCTCCTCTTTTAGTCCATAGATATAAAGTTCTAGTTTTGGATGAAATTTTGCAATCATCAAAATGATGAATGCGAAAATCTTTTAATATTTCACCTTGTAACTTATAATAATGTATTCCTTCTTCAAACTTGTCTTTATTTCTATTAAAATTATTACTTATTATTTTATCATCACATTCATACACCTCAGCTAATGTCTTACTAGTTATAACAACTTCCTCTTTGTAACTTATAGGTTTTAATCCCATCATAACTCATCTCTCCCTTTTAATCCTTTAATCTTTTAATTCTTTAAACCAACAAACATTTTAACCACACCCTTTATACTTATAATATACTTAATTTTTCTAAAAAACTAATCTAAAAATTTAATTATTTCTATATTATATATTCATCTATTAGTAATGTATTTCTATTTTTTGGTTTTCTTGATAGTAGTTAATATAGAATGATTCATATAATTGTTTATCCTTATTAAATATTTTGAATGATATTAATTCGCCATCAGCTCTACCATATAATTGGATTAAGTCTAAGCATTGATTTTCTAATGGTGCACATATGTCTCTTAATTTATCAGCGTTACGACTTGCATAACTTTCTAAGTTTGCAGCCATTTGTGTATTACATTCTATTTCGATGTATAATTGCTCGAATTTAGCATTTCTATTTGTATTTGGATCACCATAAAAAGCAAATTTGTTATTGATGTTATATTCACCATCAGCTAAATCCTCTTTTTCAATTAAAGTTTCAAGATACTCATCAATTGAATCAGGTGCATTATAATGATTTTTCTTCATAATCTTGTCATACTTTTGTTGGTAAGGAGAATTAGTTTTGTATGATTCTTGCATATCTACAAAATCATCTTGTTTTTCACAACCTACACATACAGCCATTACACACATCATACTTAGTAAAGCTATTAATAATTTTTTCATATCACATACCACCTTTTTAATATATTATTTTTATACTATATTTATATCCCAAACTGGAAAGGTTTAAACATATAATATATAAATTTATGTAAATATTTTTAGGTACTTCAATTTAAATAGTTAAACCTACCCCCTCCCCTAGTAAGGGTAGCAAAATGCGATACCATTTTCGTATTGAGTTTTATGGGTGTGGGTGGATACCTTGAATCTCCAAAATTCAGTTGCACACCTCAAATCTTCAAAATTCAGTTGC